CTTATTATGTCAAGTGGGGAGATGGAACTGAAAAAGAAATTATTTTTAATGATGGTTATCCATCAAGAACACTAACAAAAGGTAAAAAATATAGAATAAAAATAAAAGGTAAAATATGGCGTTATGGCGATGATGAAATAGTTAATAGCAATATTTATTTAACAGAAGTTATAAAATTAGGTGCTACAAACTTATCTGGTGCTTTTTATGGAGCAACTAATTTGGTAAAAGTCCCTAAACGATTACCAAAAGGGGTTTATGATTTATCCGGTATGTTTTTTGAATGTACCAATTTTAATTATCCAATAAATAATTGGGATACATCACAGGTTACTAATATGTCAGCTATGTTTGCTTTTGCTAGTAATTTTAATCAACCATTAGACAAATGGAATACATCACAAGTTACTAATATGTCAGCTATGTTTTATTCTGCTAGTAATTTTAATCAACCATTAGACAAATGGAATACATCACAAGTTACTGATATGTCAGGTATGTTTGCTTCTGCTAGTAATTTTAATCAACCATTAAACAAATGGAATGTGGAGAATGTTGAAAGTATTGATTCAATATTTTGGTTGGCAACAAATTTTAATCAACCACTAAATGATTGGAATACGTCAAAAATGACTAATATGCGTTCTATTTTTGCTGGAGCAATATATTTTAATCATCCACTTGACAAATGGGATACATCGCAAGCTACTGATATGTATTCTATTTTTTGGAAAGCACATTCTTTTAATCAAAATATTAATAATTGGAATGTGTCAAATGTTAGTAATTTTAGTTATGCTTTATATCAAGCATATAGTTTTAACCAACCATTAAATAATTGGAATGTGTCAAACATTAGTGATTTTAGTTTTGCTTTTTGTAAAGCAATTAGTTTTAATCAACCATTGAATAATTGGACATTATCGCCTTCATCACCCACATCATTGGGAATAAAAATGCCATATATGTTTTATGGAGCATCAAGTTTTAATCAACCATTGAATAATTGGAATATGTCAAATGTTAATATAATTAATAATCTATTTGAAAATGCAACAAGTTTTAATCAACCATTGAATAATTGGAATGTGTCAAATATTAGAACAATGAATAATCTATTTAAAAATGCCACTAGTTTTAATCAACCATTACATCTATGGAATTTAAGCAATAATCAATCATCGGCGGTTGATGATAATAGTGATATTGATGATAATAATATATTACCACTTATAACTACTGTACCAAAGATTAATAATATGTTAGATTATTGTGGTATGTCTCAATACAATTATCAATTAACATTAGTTGGTTGGCATAATAATTTTATTAATCTAGAGAAACCGTCAATCTCTTTTGATGCGGTAGGATTAGCATATAATTCATCTTTTTCTGATGTTAGTGCAGCTCATAATTTTTTCAATCCTACTGGTGATATTGACATTAATTTCCAAAATTAGAATAAATTAAATTTATTGACTATTTGTTTAGGTGGGTGGTTCGCCTTATTATGATGTTCCTTGGTATTATCATTGGTGGTATTAGTTATTTTATTTATTAATATAAAGTAAATAAATATATAATAAGATTATATGGAAGAATTGCCAGAAAAATTAATTTTGAATATGAAGGAATTGCCAGAAAAATTTATTAAAAATAAGTTTAAACCAATGGATATTTCTATTCCTGACCCAAATACTATCAAAGTTAATACAACAATTTTAGTTTATGATTTGACAAATGAAGATGAAGATAGAGAAATTATATTGCCAGTTAATGGTTTTATTGACTATCCTTATTATGTCAAGTGGGGAGATGGAACTGAAAAAGAAATTATTTTTAATGATGGTTATCCATCAAGAACACTAACAAAAGGTAAAAAATATAGAATAAAAATAAAAGGTAAAATATGGCGTTATGGTGATGATGAAATAGTTAATAGCAATGTTTATTTAACAGAAGTTATAAAATTAGGTGCTACAAACTTATCTGGTGCTTTTTATGGAGCAACTAATTTGGTAAAAGTCCCTAAACGATTACCAAAAGGAGTTTATGATTTATCTGATATGTTTGCTGCATGTACCAATTTTAATTATCCAATAAATAATTGGGATACATCACAGGTTACTAATATGTCAGCTATGTTTTATAATGCTTTTAATTTTAATCAACCACTTGACAATTGGAATACAAGTAGTGTTATTAATATGTTTAGTATGTTTAATGGTGCTTCAAAATTTAATCAACCACTTAATAAATGGGATACACATAGTGTTACTGATATGAATAGCATGTTTGTAGGAGCAAGTAGTTTTAACCAACTATTAAATAATTGGAATGTATCAAGTGTTGAATCTATGAGATCAATGTTTACTTATGCCACCAGTTTTAATCAACCGATTAATAATTGGGATGTATCAAGTGTTATTAATACGGGGTTTATGTTTGCTAATGCCACCAGTTTTAACCAATCATTAAATAATTGGAATGTATTAAATGTTAATTATATAAGTTATATGTTTGCTAATGCCACCAGTTTTAATCAACCATTAAATAATTGGAATGTATCAAATGTTGATTCTATGGATGGTATGTTTGATGGTGCCACCCGTTTTAACCAACCATTAAATAATTGGGATGTATCAAATGTTATAAATATGACAAATATGTTTGCTAATGCCACCAGTTTTAACCAACCATTAAATAATTGGGATGTATCAGGTGTTGAAACTATGGAGTCTATGTTTGCAAATGCCACCAGTTTTAATCAATCATTACATTTATGGAATCTAACTAATATATTATTTTCTTCATATATGTTAGATTATTGTGGTATGTCTCAATACAATTATCAATTAACATTAGTGGGTTGGTATAATATTTTTTATCCAGACCACACTCCAATCTCTTTTGGTGCAAAAGGATTAGCATACAATTCATCATTTGCTGACGTTAATACAGCTCATAATTTTTTCAATCATATTGATCTTGGTGATATTGACATTAATTTCCAAAATTAGAATAAATTAAATTTATTGACTATTTGTTTAATAGTATACGCTGTAAATAGTTTTCCATCTCTATTTCGATGTTGTGTATTAGTAATATCAGCAATAGTTTTGTATTGCTGATATGTAAGTGCTTTTCTTGGGCGATTTTCTTCATCATCATTAATATCTACATAATTGTCAAAATTTTCAGCAATGATGTCAATTGTTGTGTTGTAAATCTTATCAATAATTGTTTGTTCATCTATTGATTTCACAAGTTTTTTAACAAGTGCTCCTTCAATTTCAAGTGTTTTCTTTTCATATCCAAATGGTGCTTTGCCAATATAATCTCCACGCAGTCTTTTATATTGGATTGCTGATTTTACTTTTGCTGAGATAGTATCAGAATGTAATTGTGCTGTTGTTAAAATTTGGGTGAAATTATGTCTGTTAGAAGGAATTTCATCCCATGAGAGATTTTCAGAAACAGAATGGACACTTGATTTTTTGTTAATTCGAATATCTTCTAAAACATTAACAGCATTTGCTAAATTGCGAGAAAATCGTGAGACATCATAACAGATAATCATTTGTCCTTCTTTGAGCAAATTATTAACAATATGATTTAGAGCAAATTGATTTGCCATTTTTCTTGCTGACGCACCATTGTCAATGTAAATGCCAACAATATTAATATTATTGTCACTCGCATATTTTTTACAATGTCTTTCTTGGTCTCCCAGACTTACTTCATTACCACCATTTCTCTTGCTTGTTCTAAGATATATGTATGCTTTTCTGAGCACGCTAGGGTCTTTCATAAGTTTTTTGTATTCTTTATATTCTTCAAGTATTTCTGTTTGGATAAAATCAGACTCTTTAATCCAAGTTAGTTTTTTAGAACCAATCCACTTAATTTGGTATTTAGTTTCACCATCTTCAATTTTGTCGCTAATGATATTTTCAATTTCATCAACTTTATCAAAATTTTGTTCAGTATCACTCATAGCGTCATATTCAATGGCATCAATTTCATCAATCTTGCGTTTAGAACTCATTTTTGGTTATTGTTATTAGCAATAAACCTAAGATTATCAAGAGTTATGAAATTCAATTTTTTGTGTGTATTACATTGTCTAATATGTGATATTTAATTGTATATATTAATACTTTTTATTATTACTAAAATTTAATATATTTGGATTTCATCTAATTATTTGGCGTTTAATGAATTATCAACGCACCCAATGAGATCGCACTAATATAAAAATCACACAATAATTATTTCTTATTATTTTTACTTATAAATGATTACAATCTCAAAAACATAATATGAAAATCATTAAATAATAATTTTAGAAAATAAATAATTCTCATAAGTTTATGGAATTTTATAATTGGTGTTGTCTTATTCAGTGTTTTGATATTTTTTATTATTACTAAAAATAATAATATGAAACTTTTATAAAATTTTATTTACATATATGTTTATCTATTCTTTTGAATTTTAATTTTTTCTTACAAAAAGTACATTTACATATATGATTATTAAATTTTTTTAGACAATCTTTGATACTATATTTTAATTGTGCCAATGATAAATAACATAAATCATCAGTTTTCTTTTTTAACAAATGTAATTTATTAATATTTTTAACACAATCTTCCATTTGCTTACCATCAAATTTGATTGAAATATAATAAATCAGATCAATATTTGCTTTTCCAGTTTTGTAAATTGCCATTCTTTGTTTGATATCGTCACAAAATCCGATCTTGAAACATTCTTTTGTGCCTATATTTTTTTTCAAAATATAAATATAACTTTTGTCAGTTGGTTTATAAATATGTTTATCTTTATAATAATTATTTTCTTCTTCTATTTTTTTTATTTTTTTGATTAATTTCTTATTTAATTTCTGTAATTTATTATTATCTTTTTCTTTTAATTTATAAGAACCAGTTTTTCTTATTGAAGGTAATATAGATGTAAATAACTCATCCCTGAATTTAACAGCAATTTCTTTTTTACTATGTGATAGTAATTGATATAACTAGAATATATTTTTATAATGAATAATTTAGAATAGTATTTGTATTATTAAAAATATTATTATAAAAATTTTTAATTAATTTAAATAAATGGTTATAATATTTTATATGACACATATTGAAATAACAAATTATAAAAATACAGTTGGGATATCATATGAATATTATGTGCTTGAAAATATCAGAAAAGATTATGATATAGTTTGGCATTGGCGAGATTTTCCAGAAAGGTTAATGTTTGAAAATAATTTAATTAAAGAGTATAATACTTTTATTAAATATAGATATGACATTGGAGCAGATTTAGTAGCAGTCAAAAATAACAAATATTATTTTATTCAATGTAAAAATTATAGTAATACTATTTATATTAATGATTTAGCAGGATTTTATTTTTTACTTTATGAAAATAACTTGAATGGTATATTATATTACAATGGAACATTAAGTCAAAGATTAATTGATATGTCAAATAGTAAAATTCCATTCATTAATATGCCTTTTAATAATGAAAATATTAATATTAGTAAAATTATTTCAGAGGAAATAAAAGAAAGAGATTATCAAACAGAAGCAATAAGTGTATTATGCAATAAAGAAATATCTATGCTTAATTTTCCATGTGGTATGGGTAAAACATATGTAGCAACATTATTATCTCAATATTATGATAATATTATTATTATTTCACCATTACGTTATTTAGCTTTTCAAAATTTACAAAAATTTAAAGAATATTATAAAGAAAAATATAATTATATTTTAGTATCTCTTGATGGAATGCGTGATATTAATCTTATTACACAAACATTAAAAACAAAAAATATTATTAGTACAACATTTAATTCTTGTGATATAATAAATAAACTAATTGAGAAACTTGACAAATTATATATAATTGTAGATGAATTTCATAATTTATCCACAAACAATCTGAATAACAAGGAAGATGACATATATAAAATATTGCACTCAAAATCTCATAAATTATATTTATCTGCTACACCATTGATTGAATTTTCAACCGATCCAAATATTTGTGTTTATAAATATGAATGGAAAGACGCAATAGAAAAAAAATATATATGTGATTTTAATGTATTTATACCACATAAAAATGATAAATTAGAAAATTTTTTAACATTAATTAAGGAAAAATATAATGATTTTGAATTAAAATTAATAAAAAAATCATATTATATTTTGAAAAGTATGTTATTAAATGGTAATAAAAAATGTATTTGCTATCTTACAACAACTGAAAAAGCAAGTAAATTTTTAAATTATTTGTTATGGATAAGTAAAATATTAAATACTGAAATAAATGTTGGATTATTGGATTATTCTATTAAAAAATTAGAAAGAGAACAAATAATACAAGAGTTTATTAAAGAACAAAAAATATCAATAATTGTTAATGTTCATATATTAGATGAGGGAATTAATATACCAGAATGTGATTCTGTATTTATTACACAACCAAATAATAATATTATAAATATTATCCAAAGAATGTGTAGAGCAAATAGAATATTAGAAAACAAAAAAACGTGTGATATATATTTATGGACTACTGAATTTAAATCTAAACTAATATTGGAGTATATTTATGAAAAAACAAATGGGTATGCAAAAAATAAAGTTTTTGTTATTCATACAGATAGTAATAAAATAATAAAATATAACGAGAAAAAAACATCAATTACAAAATTAGTCATATTAAGTAATGAAGATAAATACAAATATATGAATAATATATTTAATAATTATTTTACTAATTTTTTTATATTAATGATAATTGATACTGATGATAATATGTGGTATGGTGTTAAATCTGTTCTAGTGTCACTAAAGTATATTACAGTATCACATATCATACCAACTATCCTAACAAATAAAATATATTTATCTTCTATTAATATAAAAACAACAAATTCTAACCTAAGCAACCTACATCCAAAAACATTGATTGTTAATAAAAAAAATCTTTTACAGATATTTAATAGTAGCAGTAAAAAAATTGCCACAAAAATATTAAATGATAGTATATCTGGAACAATTGATATTTTATAGATAATCATCACTAACCTATCATGTTTTTAGTATATTTTATTTGGTTTAATATATTCCATTAAACAAATACCAGCAATAATCTTAGAACTATATAAATACTTTTAACAAAATTATGTATTTTGTATTTATGAAAATCTAAATATAAAATGGCGCTGTGTCATTGGGTGTATTGATACTTTTTATTATTATTGGTATTGTCTCATTGGGTATATTGATACTTTTTATTATTACTAAAAATAATAATATAAAATTTTTGTGAGTATTTTTTAATATAGTGGATATTATCTAAATATTTGATGATTGATGAAGTAAAATTTGTATTATCCATGCAATCACATTATAGGTTCAGGGAGTATTTAAAGTCTTGTGCGAAGAAATACAGAACCAATGTATATGAGATTGATGAGAGTTTCACATCCCGAGCATGCAGGAAATGTGAGAATTTAAACAAAGATATCAATAATAAAACTCATGTATATTATAACGTGAGAAAATAAAATTTTTATATATTAAAATAATTATTTATTTTATATATGTGCATTATAAAACTAAACAATATAACACATAATAATATAAAATGGAGATTACACGAAAAAAATTTACAAGAGTATGCGAAAAATGTAATTTTACTGCTAACCGCCCCAAAGAATGGATAATACACATTGATACGAATAAACATAAAAGAGATGGCAATAATAAAAGCGTTCATTGTGTTGCTTGTGATAAAACATTTAAAACACATTGGATTAATAAGATGCATCAATTAAAATTTCATGCATCAATTGATGAAAGAAAAAAATGTAAATTTTATTGCTCTAATTGTGATTTAGTATTTTTTTCAAAATTATATTTAGATAAACATTCAGGTGGCACAAAACACAAAAATATGATAGAAGCATCGAATTAATAAATTAAAAATAGCAATAATAAGTCTGTAAAATTGTATAATTTGAAATTATCTAATTATGAAAATCACCCAATAATAATTTTAGTAAATAAATATTTCTCGTAATTTTAACTCGTCATAATTATAGCATACCTGATAATTACAAACTCACCCAATAATAATTTTAGAAAATAAATAATTCTCATAAGTTTATGGAATTCTCTAATTATAAAAATCACCCAATAATAATTTTAGCAAATAAATAATTCTCATAAGTTTATTATTTCGTATAATGCTAAAACATTCTTAATCGCATAATGTATTACATCAACATTAACTGAATTACCAAATTGTTTGTATGAGATTTTATCATTGTCACTCATTATAAAATCTTCAGGAAATGATTGTAATCTTGCGCATTCTCTTGGTGTAATATATCTTTTTTCTTTGGCATATATTGGTGTTTGAACTATTGCTACAAGTGTTGGAAAATATTTTGCTTTTTTTTACTCTAATTCCAGATTGTCTAAACTGAATGAAGTAATTAAAAATACTGTCATTTTCTTTTTTAACCCCTGCTTGCCATTCTAATTTACAATAAATTTCTTTTTTTGTTAATTTTTCACTATATTTTTCATACCAGTCATCCCATAATTTTTTATATTTGTTATAAATTGGTTTATTACGTGTAATATAGTCCTGTTTCCATTTTTGTAATTTGCTAAATTCTTCTTTTGTATAATTATTTTTAAATTCATTACATAAAATTACAGGACTGAGTATTTCACCAATTTCAATATTTTTTATCATTTCATCCCAAATATTTAATATTTCTTCTTCTTTGCTACTTATTTTGTATTTTAATTTTATATTCTCGTCTGTCTCAAAAATGTTATCAAATTTTATTTTTTTATTTGGTGTTTCTATAATTAATTTTTTATTAGCATTATAAATATCATTTCTAATACACACAAAAATTACTCTTTCTCTTTGTTGTGGAATTCCAAAATTATGAGGACTTAATTCAAAAACATTATTATCATCAATAAAATATCCATTATCATTTATTTTTTTTAAGATATATTTATATATTTTGCCATCATCTATTTTTTTTATATGCTTTACATTTTCTAAAAACATAAATGATGGTTTCTTAACTGTTGCTATTTTTATAATGTATTCAAATAATTTTCCTCTCTCGTCCTCTAATCCTTTCTTTTTGCCAGAATTTGAAAAACTCTGACAAGGAAAACCAGCACACAATACATCAAAATCAGGAATTTTATTGATATCTACTTTTGTTATATCACCATGTGGTTCAATATCATAATTTTTTTTATAGATTTCTCTACAATCTTTATTTATATCACAAGCAAAAACACATTTTCCATTTAGTTTTTTGTTTGCAATATGAAATCCACCAATTCCACAAAATAAATCAATAAAATTATAATTTTGTGCCATTTGTTTTATTATAAATAATATATATTATTTACAACATAATAAATTCAATTTTTTCATTTACAATCCAAATAATTGGGCAGCACTTGGCAAAGAAACACGCCCGGAATGATTTACATTGATAGGGTCTGGCAATGGATTGATTGGATTTGTGATATCTTTTAGATATCCATAATATTGTTTCAAATTATCCATAATGTCAGGTGCGATATATTGTATTGTTAATTGATTTAATTTTTTAATTTGTCTGATAATATGTTTAGGTATATCACGTCCATGAATATCATAAATATATATCATAACTTGAAATAAATCCATTACTTTTTGGTCTTCTTGTAAAATAAATTTTCCATAAGACCTTTTTAAAATTTCTTTTTTGAGTGCTTTTTGTAATCTCTTGATGTTTATAATTGAAAAGAATTCACGTATTACAGCACTAGGTTTTGTATTAAAATGTTTCATTGCTAAAAGACAATAATGGTCATCATCTACGTCATAATAATTAGTATTTTCATATTGCGTATCTAATGATATATGTGCGTCATTATCAAATGGTGATAAACTCATATTATTGACATATATTATTTTTATTTATAGTTAAATGCGATGAAAAAAAATTGAAATTCTAACATTCTAATAAATAAGAAAAGTATTTATCAACAATTATAACAATATGTCTTATCCTAAATACTACGATATTAATGTTGGCGATAATGTCCTCACTCACCTAGAAATTGAAGATGCTTTGAAAGAAATTATTTCAAATGCTATCGATGAACATAATAGTATTGAACCAAAACCAAAAAAAGATATTGAAATTGGACAGAAAGACAATGGAAAATGGTTTATTCGCGATTATGGACGCGGAATTAAAACTAAACATTTTGAATTAAACACAAATCCAGAAAAAATTAATAATCCCATTATGAAAGGATGTTTTGGATATGGATTGAAAGATAGCATCGCAATATTATATTCTAAAAATATTACATTCAAAATTTACACAAAATCATATATATACATTCCTGTAATGCATGCTAAATCTGATTTTCCAGATCAAGAAACACTCCACCTTCAAGTATTAAAAAATAAAACAGAAGGATTAATGAACAATGATAAAGGAACTTTATTTGTATTTGATAATTTAACATTAGAACTAATCAATAAAGCAAAAAGTAAATTTGTTCAATTCAAAAATCCTACTATACTTTTCGAAAATGATGAATGTAAAATGTTTAAACTTGATACATATCAGTCAGTATTTATTAATGGCGTTGAGGTAAGAGCGAATACTAACCTACATTTTAGTTATGATGTGAAATCAACAGATAAAATAAGAAAATTATTTAATAGAGACCGCAAAGATATGGATATTAAACCAGTAAAAAAATATATTCACGATATTTGTTTGAAAAAAATTATTATTACTAAAAATGAAGGACAATTTTTTGATTTGATACGGGATATACTTGGACTTGACGAAAAATTACTACAAGAATTTAACCAAATAGACATTTTGCGTTCAATCATATATCAAATCAATAGTTTTGACAAATATGTATTTATTGGAACTAAAGAAAAATACACAGATATCAAAGATAAAATAATTGCTGATAATAAAGAAATATTATTTTTGGGAAATGGATGTAAGAGAAAATTTGGTGTGAAAACTATTCGCGAATTATGGCACACAGATAAGTTTACTTCTAAAATCAATACTGATGATAATAAAAATATTCTTACAATATATAAATATCTTGATGCTGATAATTTTGATTTCATAAAAATTATTGCTCCAATCGAAAAAATATTCAAAAAATTGCCAGATAATATTAAAGAAAATATCCGTAATATTGTTATTGACAATGATTATAATGATGATAGTGAAAGTGAGAGTGAGAGTGATGATTATGATGAAAAAAATAATGAAATTGAACCTACATTAAAAGCAACTAATAAAGACAAAATTAAAACTTATGGTTATGATTTTGATACTTTGCCATTAACAGTTTCGCGAAAATTAACACACGAAAAATATGAGGAAAAATTATTTGTTGCTTTGACAAAATATATTTTTAATACACTTCCTGATAAATATTTTGAAGAACTTAAACTTAAAGAACCACAAATTGAACCAACCGAACCACCAAAACCCAAACGTAAATGGTTATTTGGATTTTAGGATTTTATTTATAATTAACATACAATATATGTTGCGTGTAGATTTTCTTGTGTAAAACTATTATTGATACCACCAGTTTGTAAGATTGGGTCAATAACTGAATACATAAATAAATCGCTTTTTGGTACTTGTTTATTAATAATTAAACCAGAATGTAGGTCTTTGGTAAAAATATTTGATAATGTATTATCAGTAGCATCATCACCAATATAGATAACAAAAGTATAATTTGTAGTATCACCAGAATGTGGAACAAGAGAACCTTTCTTGAAATTTTTAGTAGCATCAATACTAACAAGAGTTGTCTCTTTTTCATTTAGTGGTGTTCCAACACGATTATGTAAAAACATAGTAAAATATGTTTTAATATAGTGTTCAACATTGGTTTCAGTGGTGTTGGTGTCTGCTTCAGTTTTAATTGATGAGAGAAGATCTAGAATGTCTTGCGGAGGTTTAACACCATTCATATTTATAAAAGTTTGTGTAGTAAATGGAGATGTATCAGTTGCTACTTTAAATATTTTATCAAATATTTTTTTTGTTATTGCTGGTGCGGTTGAAATTGGTGCTGGTGCTGATGCTGGTGCTGGTGCTGATGCTGGTGCTGGTGCTGATGCTGGTGCTGGTGCTGATGCTGGTGCTGATGCTGATGCTGGTGCTGATGCTGTTGTTGCTATTGCTGGTGTGTCAATAAACTTGCCATTAATTTTTCTATCTCTTGTGGGTTCATATTCTTTTCCCTTAATATTTTTATCTTCCTCATAATCTCTAAAATTTGTATCAATAAGGACAACATAACCGTAATTAGGAATGTAATAATCAATGCCCTTTATTCTGTAAATCCAATATGAATTTGTTGTTGTTTGGACGTCTTTGATAAATACATGTTTTTCAAAAGAAAATTTATCAAAATAAATCTCATACAATTGCATCACATAAATAGCTACATATAATTGAAACAATATGGATAACCAAACATTTTTAGAATAATATCCTGAACTAACCATTGTATGTATATTGCCAACTGTTCGATATTCTTTTTTTGCCCAACCCATAATATTATAATTAGGTGCTTCGGTTAGAGCGCATATAACTTTACCAGTATATTCATTTAATTGTTCTTGTAATGTTTTTGGTTTTTGAGTTTGTGCTGGTTGTAATCCATATCTTTGGTATGCCATATTGCGTGATTGTAATAATTGGGCGTTGTATTGTAAATATTGTTGTTGTGCTAATGTATAATTAATTGGATGTTGCATGGGTTTCAAATTCTTTGTATTAAAGTCAATTCCAGAATGTAGTGTTATTGTATAACCATAAAGCATAACAAAATTCGGGCAAATTTTTTGTTTTAGAATATTGTCTCTAACATATTCATAATAAGCAATATCGCGCCATTCATCAAAATATTTTTTATTGTCTGAATTTTGTGATTTCATCATATACGAACCTTCTGTGAGTTTATATACTCGCACATTTACACCAGTTGAATTTGGAGCGCAAACTGATGTTGCTCTTTGTGAGTCGTGTTTGATTGGATAACAAGACCTATACAATAGAAATCCATCTGGTAATTCATCATATGGATTACTTGTGTATTTTTTCAAACTATATGGATTCATATCTATCAACTTAATGTGAGAGATTAATTCGTGTGTTGGTGAGTAAGCAGTTTTCAATGAACCTGGATCAATTGCTGTATTTGCTCCATCACCTTGAGGAAATAATGTGCTTCTTATACCTTCATATAATGTAATTCTTTCATCCAAACTATTAAAAATATTTGCGGGATTTTTAACAGGCAAAATATTTTCATACATCTTTGAAATATCAGTATGAGAACCAGAAACACCACCAATTGTAAAATTATATTCTTTGTGTATCATTGGAATAATCCCTTGTTGCATCTGTTGATATTGGGCGTAAGCAAGTGGATCAGTTAATGTTGCTACTCTATTAAAATATGCTGATGCTTGTTGATTATCCGGTATTTTTGGTTGTTGGGGTTTTGGTGGTTGATACATTTGTAAATTAATTATTGGTAATCCAGGATTTGGCATTGGTTGTTGCCCTGTTACATTATGTGTCATTGGCACTTGTTGAGTTTGGTGTTGCGTTTGGTGTTTTTTTTGTTCTTGTGTTTCATTATAATATGCTTTTTGAGTATTTGTCATAAAAGGATCTGTTGTTGGATGAGGCATTGTTGCTTTTTTTGTTTCACTATTATACATTGGTATTTGATATTGAAAATCTGGATCACTCCCTCCTTTCAAAAAAAAAAATCTTTTTTGTTATTTGCTTTTATCATTTTATATTTCTTTTTGTTATCTTTTTTGCTACCGCCATACATTTGAGGCATACTCATTTGGTTCATTTGGGGCATACTCATTTGATTCATTTGGGGCATACTCATTTGATTCATTTGGGGCATACTCATTTGAGACATATCCGACATACCCATCGCTGGCATCGTTGGCATCGTTGGCATTGCTGTTTGGATACTGCTATTTGCTATTTGATTTTTAACACCTTCAGGCATACTCGCAAGAAATTGGGAACTAATGCCTGGCATACCTGGCATACCTGGCATACCTGACATACCTGGCATACCTGGCATACCCGCATCGGCTCCTTGTCCAAATCCCATTAAATTTTGCATTGGATTAGATTGTCCTCTGTCCATTCTTTTACTATTTTGGTGATTGCTTTCACTCGATACTCTAGATAGTTTAGATGATTTCTTTTTACTATCTTTTTTTATTTTTTTTAGACTTTTTTTTGTATTTTTGGATATTCGGTCAAGTTTTTCCATAATTTTATGATGTGTTTTATTGCTATTCTTATGCTTTTTAGTTCTACTTTGTTTTGCTGGTGTTGTTGATTGATTATCAGACTTAGAAGGTTCTGAATATTCAGATGATTCAGAAGATGAAGAAGAAGAAGACGAGGAAGAAGAGGAGGAAGAAGACTCTGAATCGTCATCTTTTTGGGGTTTTTTAGTATTAGGCGCTTCAGTTGATGAGATTGGTGAGAGTGGTGGAGTATTTTTCTTATTTTTTTCTGATGTGGTTGATGATGAAAAATCAGTGGTGGTTTTTGTGGTATCTCTTGCTACAGATGACATAGATGATGCTGATGCTGATGCTGATGCGGATGCAGGTGCAACAGATGCCTCACTGCGCATACGTTCCATAAATTTACTTCTTGCAAATGATCGACTAGTTATATTAGAACTTTCAGTTGCTGTACGTTCTGATGATGACAATATACTATTAGTTTGTTGTTTCGAAGATTTAACCATTATAAAATTCATAAAGAAATTATTTTTTTTTAAAATTGACACTGGATTATATTTATAATGATGTGTAATATTTTTGTCTTCAATATTTATGGGTTCTCTTAATTTTTCAGGAACTACTTCATTAATAAATTTAATTATACTTGGAGGAACAATAATTTCCTTATTCTGTTCTAACCATCTTAATAAATAATTGAAAAAGTAATGGACGTCATAATATTCTGTTTTTGTTTCTTTAGTTTTATTTAAATATGATGTTGTTTTTGACGCTTCATAATTGTGTATCTTAATATTTTTATTTATATTAGGTAATTTGAATTCATTATCTTCTATACTATATTTTGTATGTCCTCGCTCATCATCAAATACCAAAATAGCATCTAAGTCTAATTTATTATGTCTAAAATCTGGCAAAAAATCAGTTATTGTATATAAAGTGTATAATATTTGAAAAAATAATGTTTTCCATTCTTTCTCATCCATTGTTTTCCAATTTTTTTTGATATATTGAGTCATTGTCATATTTTCAGTAAAACCTTCTGTTATCATTACATAAATTTTATTATCTTTAAATTCTTTCAATTCTTTGAATTCTTTAAATATTTCTTCATTATCAATAATATCAAATAACATAACCGGTAACAAAGTATGTGTGAATTTATGTAATGTAACCAACTCTGATAAAATATACATCATTGTCATTGGATAAATAGCATTATTTATCATACTAGTATCATTAACATCTTTATATACACCAAAATATACATTACAATACAAACCATTTATTGTTTTCATTCTGTATTGATGTGTTTTGCTACTTGTTTTACCTACATAAGTAAATTTATTATTTGAATTAAATATATATTTTTTGTAATCATAATTATTTGTTTTTTTAATATCGTCAATATAAATTGTGCTCTTATTAATTTTTCTTATCTCGTAATTATTTTTTGGTTCTTTCGAATATATCAAATCATTGTATATATCTAATAAAAAATCTATATCGTCATATTTATTCATTATTATATTAATGTAAATTATTATTTTATATAAATTAAACTTATTTATAGTTTTACAAAAGACTATAAATAATTAAACTATCAAGTTATTCTTTGATTTATAAATATTAGACAAATTCAATTCATAATTATCAAACAAGTTTAATATCTATAAATCGAATAATAATTTGCGGGTAAATTATTTTTCGATTCATATATATTGAATAAATTCAATATCTATAAATCGAATAATAATTTGCGGGTAAATTATTTTTCGATTCATAATTATCAAACAAGTTTGATAATTATAAATCGAATAATAATTTGTCAATATCAAAACTATACACTCCATCATCTTTTTTCTTAGTGCTTTTAGATGTTTTCTTGGTTGGTTTTTTGGTGTGTAATGTTGGTGTTATTGTATTATATTTAGATGATGATAAAAAATCGTTCATTTTAATGCTACTTTTTTTGGATGATTTAGAAGTTTTAATATCATCATTTTTTCTAAATTCAGCAAAAAATGGATTGTTTTTTAATATTTCAGCAGGTATTTGATATTCAATATTGTGCAATATTCTGCCACCTTTTGCTACATACTCACCGCTTTGATATTTATAGGGGACAATAGATAATATAAAATTTTTTACTGATTTATCAATATTATCAGAAGTCATAATATCTGGAAAAAAACCTTTTCTTATAAAAGTATTAAAAAAATAATGAACGTCATAATATCTATTTTGGACGGGAGCAATATTAATACCTCGAGACCATTTATTTGAGATAGCTACTTTTTTATTATTAACAATTCCAGGAATACATGCGAAATCAAAATCCCATATTTTTAATTGGAAACCATTTGAAGGAACAATATATTTGTCTTGGGTATTGCCATTTTTTATTCTGTATCGTTGAGTTGTTTTTTTATTATTTGTTCTTGTTATTAGAATATTATTTGCTTTTAAATCATTATGCCTAAAAGCAGGATATTTAGACTGTATAATTGCTAAGGTTGATATTATTTGGAAAAAAAATATTTTCCAATCTAATGTTGTTATTTTTGTGTTATTAAGTTTTACATAATCATTGAAATCACCTTGATTTGCCCATTCACTTATTAATATACTAACCTCGTCATAAAATTCTCCTTTTTCATATCTCTCAACAAATTCTTTATATTTTTCATTCTTTTTTGTTTTAGTTTTGTCAATTAATTGTTTTTGTTCTATTAGTTTCATAAATGTATTAATATTTGTATCAAATGTTCCGATTGGCAATACAATATGAGGTGTTTTTTTAGTCACAACAAAATATGATAATAATTTAATCATTAATAGTTCAGCATTTTCTGGTCTTTCTGTATCGTGGACGTCGCCATATTTATCTTTTATTGAATAAGCAACAACTTTTACAGCATATTCATATAATACATTATTATTATTATCTTTTTGTTCTCCTTTAAATGTATGCCCCGTTGTCCCACTTTTGACATAAGTTAAGTCGCCTCCCAATTCATTAATAATAGTTCTAATGTCGTGTATTTCTTTATTTAATGTTGTTCGCGTATCATAACTTTCACAACTATCATCTTTATTTTTACCGTAACTAATATAAGCATCAGTATTTGTATTATCATAATCAACAATTGGTTTTAATTCTTTATTTTTTAATAATGATTTTACAAAATTAAGACGATTATTTATTGTCTCTGTTTTATCATTTTTAATACTCATTCTATATTTTTGATATTATATTTATATAAATTATTATTAAACACAAATAATAATAATTTAGAAAACTTAAAATTTATTTTTTGGATGCTTTATTTTCATTTCGCTCTTTGTCACATTTATTGTATAATTTCATAAATTCAGTCTCATTGAATGCTTTCTTTGCTTTATCAAGATTTTTATCATTTTCCATTAGTAATTTAGAGCACGCCTTCGTTAATGACAAGTGATTTAGGGGTTTGCTAAGTTTAGTCTTAATATATGTTCTCAGTGCTGACATATCGGCAATAAATGTATTAGCACCTCGCCCCATCTTCTTGGATTTCTTAGATTTCTTGGATTTCTTAGTTTTCTTAGTTTTCTTAGATGCTTTAGATTTCTTAGAACGTTTGCCACCAGAAAGTAAATCAACTCTCTGGTCATCATAATCGCCACCATTAAATTCAGTCAATAGTTTATTAACTGATTTGCTACGACGACGACGACGTTTTTTCTTTCCGCCATCTTGATCTTTATTAAGATTTAGTTTAGCATTAGCAATTGCTTGATCGACACGTCTTAATAACGCATTAACAGAATCAGAACTCATTATAAATAATACAAATATTATTTTTTTTATACTAAATTAAATTAATTATAAAATAATTTTATATAATTTAGCACTATTATATATGAGTGTTTGTATTTATGATAATATTATTATTGGTGGTGGTATTGCTGGACTATATATGGCATATAAGTTAAAAAAAGCAAACAAAAAATTTCTTTTAATTGAGAAAAATGAAATAATAGGAGGCAGAGCAATTCATAAACCATTTCACGGTGCTAATGTTTCTAGTGGTGCTGGCGTTGGAAGAAAAGACACAAATCCAATATTAATTAAATTATGTAATGAACTAAAAATAGATATTAAAGAAAGTAAAGCAATTGTTGAATATAAATTAGAGGAAAAATGTGATGTTCTACAAATATTCGCAATTCTAAAACAAAAATATTTGACAAATCCTAAATATTATAATACAATTACTTTTAGAAAATTTGGAAGAAAAATATTAGGTTCAAAATTATACGAATTATTTGTTATCTCAAATGGATACTCAGACTTTGAGGATGCTGATGTTTATGACACATTATTTCATTATGGCATAGAAGATAATGTTTCAGGATGGGATAAATTATTTATAAATTGGACTGAACTAATAAATAAATTGGGTGATAGTATAGGTTATGAAAATATTAAATTATCAACTCAAGTAAAAAAAATAAATAGAAACAATCTTTTTGAATTAGAAACAGACAAAACTATAAATTATTATGGGAAAAAAATTATTATTGCTACAACTGCTAACATAACACAGCAATTATTGCCAGAACATACAATATTGAAACAAATTCATTCACAAAAGTTTCTGAGAATTTACGCAAAATTAAATAAAAAAATTTGTGAAAAATATACTGTTGTAAATGGTGTTTTACAAAAAATAATACCAATAAAAGACAATATATTTATGATTGCTTATGCTGATAACAAAAAAGCAATGATATTAGATAAAATATTAAATTCGTGTTATGCTAAACTAATACTTGAAAAATTATTAGAATATACTTTTGATATAAAAGATATAAAAATTTTAGACTCATTATATTTTTATTGGGATGAAGGAACACATTATTATGAACCTATGAAAAATCAATTTAAGTTAAGAGAAGATTTTATTAAAAAATGCCAATATCCAGAAAAAAATATTTTTGTTATTGGTGAAATGGTTAGTTTATTACAGGGATGGGTAGAAGGTGCTTTACAAAGTGTTGAATGCTTATTCACTAGCAACACTAAAATTAATTAATTTATGAGGCAACACAATACGTTTCCATCCTGATGAAGGCGACGCTATATTATAAACATATACATCGCCATCACTGCTATTAATACCATAAATTTTATTATTTGATATTGCCGCATAGGAAATCTTAATATTATTGTTAGTAATTTGAATCCAACCAGGATCACTAGCAGTAAAATTAGCACCTGAAGCATAATACACATCATTATTAGAATTTACTCCACCTGCTATTTTATTAATATCATCAAAAAATACTTGTTTTAAATTACCATTAATTTGTACCCAATTGTCTGACATATAATTATCATTAAAGTAAATATTTCCTTCGCGATTTACTCCATATAGTTTTCCATTAGAAACAGCGACATTTACTAGTTTGCCTAATACTTGTCTCCAGTTGGGTGATGTTCCAATATCTTTATCAGCAACATAAATATCATCATTGCTATTAACTCCAGCAATAATACCTGATTTACCATCAGAACTAATTTGTACTAAACTTCCCGGTAATGTAGTCCAAACAATTGGATCTTGCACAAGTTGAGTATGAAGAATCTGATTAGCACTATTAACACCAAATAATCCACTACTCGAAAAACTGACATTAATTGCTTTTCCAGGAACTTGTTTTATCGCAAATATTTGGTTATTTTCTAAACCAAATCCCCAAATATCACTCGTACTAGTTACACCAATTATAATAACTTTTGCTTCATCATTACTAACCATTTGTGGAGATGTTGATAATGACTGAGGTTGTTCAAATTCTCCAATATTCATTACTTTATTTGACATTCGTCTATTGTGCGTAGGGTTTTTATGTATAATATTGCGCATAATGTTTGGCATTGACTTATTCTGTTGAGGGGTTTGAATAATGTGTCTATTACGTCTGCTGTCACCACGATACATTATTTGTGATGTCATAAATTCATAGTTATCTCTCACAAAAAATATTAAAAATAAAATCAAAACAATAAAAAGAATAACATATATGCTATTTTGAACAGTGGCATATTTTTTTACAGTTCTTTTGAAACTTTCCATTTATATTATATAAATATATTTTATTTATACATAGAGTTTTTTAATGCTATTGTAATACTAAATAAAGCACAAATAAATATACTAAAAATTGAATTTATAAATGCTAATAATTATTTATGATACTAGATAAATAATATTATGGGTGTCCCTGCTTTTTTTCGAAAATTAACAAAAAAACATAAAATCATTACTTTTACAAATAATAGAAAAATAGATTATTTATATATAGATGCGAATTGTCTATTTCATCCACAATGTTTTCTTGAATTAGAACAAAATATTGATGAAACTAATATTAATATTTTGAATTCAAAAATGTTTATTCGCATAATAGCATACATTGACAAATTAATAGACATAGTAAAACCTAATAAATTTACTTTTATCGCAGTTGATGGAGTAGCACCATTAGCAAAAATTAATCAACAAAGAGTGAGAAGATTTGCTAATACTAATAATTACAAACATAGAATTATGCTAAAACATAATATTAAATTTAATGATAAATGGTCAAATATTGTAATAACACCTGCTACACAATTTATGTATGATTTAAATGAAAAATTATTGGAGCATTTTAAGAACAATAAAAAGATAATTTATAGTTCATATTTAGAGAATGGAGAAGGAGAGCATAAAATTTTACAACATATGAAAAGTATTGATTACAAAGAACAAGATAATTGTGTGATATATGGTTTAGATGCTGATCTAATATTTTTAGCATTAGCAAGTAATAAATCAAATATTTTTCTTTTACGAGAAACTAATCAAGTTACTAATGATACACAAGATAACTTTTGTTATGTCAATATAGACCATATGAAATCATGTATTAGAAAAGAAAATATAAATACTGATGATTATATTTTTATTTGTTATTTTCTAGGAAATGATTTTTTGCCACATTTGCCATCAATTGATATTAATATCAATGGTTATGAATTATTATTGGGTGTGTATTTAGAAATTTATGACAAATTATTAGTAAATTTAATCATAAGAAATAAGAATAAAATTAGCATAAATCATCAGTTTCTATTAGAATTTATAGAAAGGTTATCCAGTTATGAAAATATATTTTTCAAAAAAGACCTGCCAGAATATTTAGCATATAAAAGACAACAAAAATGCTATGAAACAGAATTATACAAGAAAGAAATATGGGAGTATGAAAATTTAAGAAATGTAAAAATTATTGATAATATTAAACTTGATAATCCAGGATTTAAAGAAAGATATTATGAACATTATTTTCATATTGAGACAAAAACAGATGAATTAAAAAGTAAAATTTGTCATAATTATTTAGAAGGATTAGTATGGGTAGCAAATTATTATTTTCTTGAATGTAATTCTTGGAGATGGCAATATAAATATACACATCCCCCATTTTTGTCAGATATTTATAATTATTTGAAAATGAAAGACATTAACAAAGATTTTAATATTATGAATAGCAAAGCAATAAATATGAATACACAATTATTATGTGTAATACCACCACAATTTTCTCATGTATTGCCCCAGAAAATTAGACATTTAAATAGTTCTATTGATTCGCCTATTATTGATATGTTTCCAATGATGTATAAATTAGATATGATAAATAAAACTCAGTTATATAAATGTATCCCAATATTGCCATATTTAGATATAGATAGAGTAGAAAAAGCAATTGACATAAAAGAATAAATATAATTTTTGTTTTATTAATAATTTATTATAAAATTATTATTAATATATGGGATTAGGTGATTTATTTAAATACACTAAAAATATTAATAAAACAAATATTGATGGTGATACATTCAAACAATTTGTTTTAGATATAAGTAAATTAAATATAAGAACAAAAGATATTAAAAATAATTTTAATGAATATCTAAAAAATTTAGAAAAAATATATGATTTTATTTTAACAAATTTAGATAACATAGACATTAAAGTTGATATTGTAAATGAAATATATATGGATAATTATATAAACATAATAGTAAAAACATTAAATTATAATGATAATTTATCGATAATTGATTTTGGTGGAGGTCAAGGAAATTTTTTAAATTATATGTGTAAAAAACTAGACACAAATAAATGTTATGTTATTGAGAAGAAGAATGATGAATTTGTATATTCAAATGAAGTAATAAGCAAAAATAAAAACATAAATTATTTATATTGGAATGATAAAAAGTTTGATTTAGAAGATAATTCAATTGATTGTTGTTGTGCCATTCAGGTATTACATCATATTGACGATAAATTAATAAATACAGTAGTTAAAGAATTTTATAGAATTTTAAAACCATCTGGTATAGTATTTTTAGTAGAACACGATGTTATTAGTGAAGAAACAAAAATTAATATTGATACAGACCATCATTTGTATTATATTTTAAATGATCAAATAAGATTATTAAAAGAAAAAAAAATAATTAATATTCAAGATTGTATAAATAATTACAGGAAATATATAGACATTGAATATATAAATTATAAGACAGAAAATGACTGGACAGAAATAATGTGTAATAATAATTTTAAGATAGAAAAAATTAGTACACATAAAATACAATACAATGGAAAATATTATAGTATTTATAGAAAGTAAATTATATAAAATATTAATAATATGGATGATAAATTTAAATTTTTAGATGATATTGATTGGTCTGGTTATGATACTAATATAGAACTAAATAATGAATTAATGGATTTTCAAGACGATTATAAAATTATATTTTCAGATACTGAATTGATTATTGATTTACATAATTATAACTGCTTTAGTTTCATAACAGATAGTGATAATTTTATAATGAGTATATTCGAATCTCAGGCGATATTAATTACTGATATTGCTAAATCGTGTAGGACTTTTTATAAGGATCTAGGACAATTGTTTAATGATATTATAATTATCCCATTTGTTGATAATAATAATTTGTTTAAAAATTATGGTTGTCGTCATATATATGAATATTTTAATATTCTAACATCATTAAATATATCAAAAATTAATAAGGTTATGTTGTATAATTATAGAAATGAATGCGTAAAAGATATATTTAATTTATTTTTTTCTTTTAATAAAATATTTGTTTATGATGACAAATTAGAAACCAACAATGAAGATGAGAAATTTGATTTATGGTTTTCAAATACTTCTCACATATATACAGGAGCAAAAGATCCTGACTGGTGGTATGAATGTATTCCACACTATATTAATCAGTTATTTTATATTGCTAAACACTGTAAAAATAATTCTTCATGTATCATAATATGGAATAATAAATTTTTCCAGAATATAGAAGTATATAAGCAAATATTAGCATTATATTGTTGTTTTATGAATATAAATATAATGTGGGAGAGAACAATACGAAACGGAATTTGTGTGATGGTTGGTAAAAATATAAATATAGATAAATTACAAAAATGGTGTAAAAATAATCATATACTACAAAAACACGAACCATCATTTATTAAAAAAGATAATATATGCTTGACAAAAAAACCTATAATAACATCAATCAATATTGATTTTTCTAAAAATAAAATTTTTAAAAATAATATCACAGATTTAGTTAAAAGTGCAAAATATAGTCAAGAGAAATATATATTATCATTATTAAAAATCCCCGAAATAACTCGCAACAATATAATTAATACAATAAATGTGTTATTTAATAGACAAAAAAAAATAATAAATAAATATTTTGAAAATAATCCGCTATTTGAAAGTAATAAATATTTTACTAAAAATAATATCTTTTCATATACCAAAATAGATTTTAACAAAAAATATTTTCCAGATAAGAAAAATATTGATTATGAAAAATTACATATATCAAATATTGAATTATTTAATATTATTGAACCAAAATACATGATAAAAATTGGTAATATTATTTCAAAAAAACAAAAAAAAACAACAATTGTGAATATGTCTCCATATTATGGTTTATTTTCTTTATATTTTTCAGAAATTTTTGAAGAAGTTATTTCAATAACAGATGATTATAATTCATTTAAATATATTAATTTGAATAATGATGCATATAAAATCAAAAATAATTTAGTAATTCACGATAATAGTATTAAAATAATACTTGATAATAAAAAATATACATTACTTTTTTTTGATTTGACAAAAAATATGACTATTGAATATAAAAATAAAAAAGTTATTAAATTTGATGAACAATATATAGAAAAATTATTGAAAACATTGTTTGATTATAATAAGAAATTACATATATATATATTAATAACAAATAAAGAGTATATAAATCTCGAAGGTCTAAATTGTAAAACAAAAGAATATAATATTAATAATTTTATTTTACTATATATTAAGTCAAATTAATTAGACATAAATTTGTTGGGTACATATTTTTGTTATAAGTGGGTTTGGTATATATGGTTCTGTACTTTCATCTTGTTTTGTAATACAATACTTCATATCTAAATCTAAATTATTTCTTGGAAAATTTTGCCATATCTTAACCTCATTCATTTCAGTAATCCAATCATAGTATAAAGATGGTTGGTTTGGTTCTAATAATTTCCCCTGTTTATTTTTTTTTCGTAGCATTGATTCTATTAATTTATTATTTGGTGCTGGAACAAATACTATAATATTAGGCATTATTTTTGACTGAAATGTCAAAGCACCATATATTTGTGTGATAGTGTATAGTTCTTTTGTTGTTGTGGAAAATTTCTCTGTAATAGAACCTGTTTTATATTCTCCTCCACGATGTGATAATAATAAAATTGTATCTGTTGTAGATGATAAATCAAACAAAACTAAAATTATATATTGAACATTAAACGTATCTTCAATTAAATTTATTAATAATATGCCAATTAATTCAAATCCTTGTGCTAATCCATATTCTTTTTCAATGTGATAATATTGCGTTGGTAATTTTTTATTATCATTTAATATTAATACTCCTGAAATTAGAGTATCTGTATTATGACCCATACAAAAATTAGTTGATTGATTTATCATATCATAAAAAGTTAATTTTTCATCAAGATATCTAACCTCCCATGCTGTCCTATAAAATGGAAAATCCATAAAATGATGTTTATCTTTTATAATTTTTGTTCGCCCATAACACCAAGGTTTTACATCATATAATTTATCTTTTGGCAAATATTTAGCAGTACTAATATTTAAAAACTTATCAATATAAAATATTATTTTTATATGATGTATTATTTGTTCTATTGTAAGTTTTTCTTCTTGTAATATTAAAAGTTTATATTCTTCTATATTGATTATACTTATTTTTGTGAGAATATCACGGTATAATTTTTTTTTTGTTTCATTAATTTGTTGTAAATTGGTTGTTATTTGAGTAATTGTAATTTCTATGTCATAATTACACAAAATAAATAAATAAACAATACAATAATATAATTTATATTCATCTTTTGCTATTAATATTTTATTAATAGCTGAATAATTTTCTGGTTTTAGTTCGATTTTTATGTCAAATATATGAATAAGATATAATTGTATAAGTTTTTTTGTAGGTGTAAGAAAATATTCTTGTATGTAAGAATTGATGCCATAAATAAATTTATTACTGATTGTCATATAATTAGCGTTATATTTATATCTTGTTTCTCTATCAACATTTGATAAATTTAGGTATTCATCTGTAATTTCTACAACATTATCTAACTTAATATTGTATAGAGCATTATGATTATTTAAAATAAAATTTTGATATATTAGTTTCCATCTATAATCTATATTTACGTCATCTTTAATTCTTCTATATTCACATATATGCCAATCAAATATATCAATATATGTATTTTTAATTTCATTTAAATCTGTTTGATTACTCAAATTATCTATAATTGAATCACGTACAAATTTTGTTAAAGTTGGCGTCTTATGTTGTTTTTTAAAGTTTTCATAATGTTTTACAAATTCACCTTTTAGGATAGTTTCACAATATTGTTCAAGTGTTATCTGTTTTTCTTTGGTAATAGTTGGGTTTAATATACCATGTAGTGTATTGATTGGTTGTTTTTTGATTGTTCCATCATTATTATAAGTAATATTGTCATCAAGTTTTCTGACAAATTCTGTTTTATATTTATCATATAATTTCGTAGGCATAAAAGAAACATAGTCGGTAAATTTTATTGATGTTGGACTATTTTCGAGAATATCATTATATAATGTTGTAAATATTTTTGTATAAAAAGTAAAATTAGTCTCAATTTGTGGTATAAATATACGGTCTTCTAATGGACAATACATTCTTTTAATTTGTTCTGATATCATACATTTGAGACATTTATGCGGCATCTTTTCATAGCAAAAATATAGTATTTCAATATAAGCACAATACAAGTGAAAATCATTATAATTAATAATTATTTTGTCAATTTTGTTGTAAATGTTCTTAAAATGTTCATATATATCTGAATATGAATAATTTAGATCTTTTTTGTATGGATGGTGTGCATTTATTATTATTTCGCGCATAGAATAAAGCAATTTTTTTATATAGTTTGTTATATATGCTATTAAAGACGACATAATTCCAACATTATCATCACTGACAACCAATAATGGTTGCAATATGGGTTGTTGATATTCGTATAGCTTATACCGCGATAATATATCTTCTACTGTTTTGGTGGTTGCTTTAGTATTTTTTAGAATATCGCTATCATCTTCCATATCAACCACAAAACGACATTTTCTAATTTCTAGTGCGCCTTCTTTACTTTTATAAAGACTATCTAGACAATTTTTAATTCTTTGATGGTCTTCTTTATTTCGATAATACATCATATATTATATATTATTTTTATTTTTTATTTTACATTTCTTATGTTTCTTTCTTTTATATTCTATTTCGATACATTCACTAACCTTATTATATTTATATTGTTTCGTTTCAATATGTGGATTTACTAATACTTTATCTTTATAACAATGGTCTCTATCACAAACATAATACTCATTGTCATTTAATATTTCTAACCATTGTATTCGTCTATGAATTTTATATTTATTTTTTTCATCAAACAAATCAAATGCTTTTGATGATCCATTATCAACGCGCCAAACACGCCCATCACAAGTGCTATTTAAATCTTGATCGTATAAAAAAGATTGTGGTGTATGTCCTATAATAATTGAACCAACTTTAAATGTATTAAGAACACCAGAAATATACTTTGTGCATTCTGGTTCAGTCTCTTTCATTTCTTTTGGTATTTTTCCCAAAAATCTTGTCCAAAATAATGATGTATCATTTGCTTCTACAAATTTTTCAATTTCTGATTCAGGAATTAGACCTAATAACCATTGTCTTATTTTTATATTAATACTTTCTAAATCAGCAGTTGAATTTAAATTTAATTCCCTTAATAAAGCGTCAATAATTCCTGCATGTACGAATAAATTAGTTCCAATTATGATACTTGCTTGTCTCGTACAACCCATCATTTTGCCAATTTCATTTCCAGCACTAAATGCGTGCTCTCTTGCTTCTAATCCATCTCTAAATTTTAACTCTGGTTTTTCAGGGTCTTTATAATTTTCAAAACCTTTGATACCTTCATAAGAGACATAATCAAGATAACCCTGAGAATTCATAATTTCGTGATTACCTAATAAACTTATCACATCCCCTCCAACTTTTTGTGCTTCTAGAGTGAGTTTATTTAAAAATTTCATTATTTTTACATCACTGTCTTCATCATTTTTAGTTGTATTTGGATTATTACAAGGCATTCCTGGATATGGTCTGCATCTATCTACTTGGTCTCCTACCTGAACTACATGAGCATCATCACCAATCCATTCTAAATCTTTATTAATAAGACGCGCACTTTTTAGCATATTTATTATCAAATTATAATCCCCGTGAATATCACCAAAAACAACAATTCTTCTTTTTGGTTCAAGAATTGATGGTCTATATTTATAAGGACTACACATTTTATTAAATATTTTTCTAAATTCCTTATATTTTTTCTTATTCATATTATTTATAGTTATTATAATTATCGCACTAATAAAAGTCAAAGACTATTATTAGTGCGATAATAGTCAAAGACTATTATTAGTGCGATAATTAGAAACGCAATTATCACACTAATAATAGTCAAAGACTATTATTAGTGCGATAATTAGAAACGCAATTATCACACTAATAATATTCTCTAAATAATTGTGATCCTAATGGCACGGGGTCATTTGTATAATCAGTTAAACTAGAACCCATCTGATCAACATCACTTGGAACTTCGATATTTTTATTATCATTATTTAATGTTCCAATTGGTACTTCATTCATATATTGTTTGGGTTGGTATAAACTAATATTTTGTTTTGTAATTGAACCGTCTTTGTTTAATATACCAGTAGTAAAATTATTGTAAGTTCCTAGTTGCTCTGACGGTTTTGTGCTAAATGTTTCATTATTATTTTTTTTAATATTATTTTGATAACTAATATCAACCTTTGAACCATTTACATTAACAATAGGTGTTGGGCAAACAGGAACATTAATTTTTAAGTTATTTAATTTTTTATCAACAACAAAAAGCACATTAATTGCTATTACCAATGATAGGCATAGTGATAATACGAATAATAATACTAAATCAAATGTTTTAATGTCCATTATAATATATATTATTATATTTTATTTTGAATAATGGTTAATTTAGAATAATGGTTGTTATGGTAATTATTACATACCATAACAACCCAATCGTTCGAACCACGGCAGTTTGTGAATTTCAATCTCATAATCAGACGCACTGTTATGAATATAATCCTTCAAATCAAATTTCAACGGATTAAAAAAGAATGAAACCCAATTCTGCTTTGGTTTCACCAGATTCCAAAACTGGGTTCGTTCTGGTTGAGCGCTATCCACAAAAGTATAGACTGTCTCACCAGATATATTGATTGCTTTTTTAGTTACGATGAAAGTATTTGATGTGTTCTTGTGGGTTATGGTATCAATCACCCTATCATCATACGCAGGGCGTCGTCTAAGAGGAGGAAGGCCTCCAATGTCGTTTTCTTCTTTGATAAGAGATGAGACAGTAAACGGATCCCCAACCTTCAGAGGTATTCTCTTTCGGATTTCAAAAAAAATCCACGAAAGAAAAGAAAAAGATATAACAACCGCGTAAATAATGAGAAACACCATTTTGTAGTTTAATATATATAAATGTAAAAATAACAATATAATCATTTTTTCATTTTTTTATAAATATAATACCTAAACACACATAACAATAATATATATATACTATGTTTTCTGTAATTAAAAGTTGTAATCCACATAGACAAATTATTGGTGTAGCTAACAACGACAACGAAATTATGAAAATTATTATTGATAGTAGTGGTGTTCAAAATATAACTACTAAATTACAAACATTTAATGATTTGATTGATTATGAAAGCAAAATTATTGATTTCGGCGATTATTTGTATAATGACAAAGTACATAATACTTATACTCATTATCAAGTAAGTATTAATGGAGATGAATCTTATAAATTCATACAAACAAATAAAAAAGATGTGTATGAGGTTGTTTTATCAATGCCTATTCATACTGACGTTGATTTTGTGTGTTGCGAATCTGTTAGAAAAGAGAGAGAACGAATTAAAAATTTCGATTTTAGTCAATCATAATTCTTTGCGAGTTATTCTTATTTTTTTTATTATTTTGTCATTATCAACTAGATTATTTTCATCCAGTTTTTTAATAGTTATTTTTGCTTTTTTCTTGGTATCTTGTGTATCTAAATCTTTTAGAACATCTTCACCTAATTCTTTTACTAATTCTTTTATTTCATCATCTATGTTTTTTTCTTGTTTGGTTGTTTTCTTAGACTTTGATGGTTTAATAATTTCACTTTCTAATTCTTTTATTTCTTTGTCAGTGATATCTTCATCCATTAATCTGGCTATTGCTTCATCTAATCTTTTCTGGTCGTTGTCATATTTTTTTTGTGCTTTTGTATAATATTCTTTTAAATCAATATTATTATCTTTTGGATTATATTTTACTCTATCTTTGTATTTTTGGACAAATTTGAAATGCTTTTTATGTTCATTTTCTTGTGATGCTGAAAATATAACTTTAATATCACTATTATGCTTCTCTAATAATCCTAATAACATAACATATTCTTCTTCCAAACCTATTTTATCGTGTTTTGATACAGTATGAACGATTAAATCTTTTTCTTTTTTGAATTGCTTAGTCCAATCTTCATCTTTTAAAATGTTTTTGTATGGAGCGTTCGTTCTTTTCTTCCACCAATTTTCTTCAATGTATTTTTTAGTTATTTTTTCTTGTTCATCACTAAAATATTTTTCTATTTCTTTGCTACTACTTTTTTCTAATTTGATTGGAGCAATAACGTATTCAACAATTTGTTCTTTTGATAGTCCTAATTCTGAAACATTTTTTATTTTTCTTATTTTTTCTTCTTTCTGCATCATCATTTGTTGGTAAAAACGATTATCATAAATATTTGTAGCAAATAAACTATTATTTTGAGGTTTCTGATAATTTTTCAGTAAATTATTTTGTATCATATATAAAAAATTTCGACATTATTTAAATTTTACTAAGCACATATTATATGTTTAAATATCATTATAAAATATATGATTTTTTAAAAGATTATCTAAATAAATATGATTGTGTTGAAAGCAATTTAGATAACAAAAATAAATCTCTAGAATTAATAATTAAGAGTGTTAATAATGCGTTTAATTTAAAATATGACATAAAATTATTAGAAACATCAAAAATACACAAATTACACACGCCACAAGAACCTCCACTTATGTATTTATATTTAAAAGAATTGAAAATATATACAGGTGAATTTAAAGAATTTGTAGATTGGTATAATACAAATATACATAAATTAACAATACCTCAAAATACTGATAATAAATATGGTAAAATATTATTTGTTCCAATACCAGAAAGACAATTATTACATTCAATTTATAATAATCCTTTTGTTTGTATTGATATTCATCAAGAAATTGAAACAACTGATATAATACATGAGAAATATATTATTGACAATAACCATAATATTGACTTATTTTTGTTCGAACATTCTAAAATCTATCCAGATATGGAAAAAGTAGCAAAAATTATTACAGTCATAAAAACATTAGCAAAAAAAGATTATGACGTTAATCTAATTATTATATTTAGCGAACAAAAAAAGATAATAAAAAATAATACTGAAATATTATGTTGTAATCACATAAATTCTGGTTCTACATATCCTACCCAAATTATTACTTGTTTTAGAAGAGAAGAATTTTACAAAGTATTGATGCACGAATTAATTCATTATTATCAATTAGATTTTCATTTTACATCAAATTATTATAAAAAATTGGAAGCAATATTAGATGTGCCAGATATTATTGGCATAGACCGACTAAATGAAAGTTATACAGAAAGTTTGACAATACTTATTATGAGTTGTTTTATGTATTATTATAATAATTTTGATAAACCAATAAAATATTACATTAATAAAGAAATAATATTTTCATTATTTCAATTAGCAAAAATATTAAAATTATTTGGTGCAAGTAAATTTGATGATTACCTTGATAAAAAAATAATTATCAAACAACATACATCTGTTAGGTCTTATTTTTTTATTAAAACATTTTTATTATTGAATTTAAAAGATTTTCTTGAATTTCTGGATGATAGTTTTTATGTTAATAATATCAGACTTATTGAATTTGGTAAATTAATTAATACATCTTATAAACAATTAAAAGACGAACATAAACAAATTATAGATTATTTTATTAATCTTAAAAATGATAATGGGGATATTTGGATTGTTATGACATCAAGATTAAGCAGTTTTTAGGGGTATTATAAGACTATATATACATATAATATGTAAAAAAATTGAATATTTGAATATATTGTTGTTTTTGTAGTTTATATTATAAATTAAAATATGTATAAAAGCGCAATTAAATTAAATAAATTAAATAAAAAAACTAATATTTCGTCCACATATATAGGACGAAATAATAATGATACAAATGGTGGAACTACAACCGCTATTGAAGATCTTGGAGATAGAGGCATCTGGTAGTGTGCCAAAAATAAAAAATTTATAAAAATTGTGTTAATTATGGACGTAATTCCAAATTCACACAATTTTTATGACAGAAATAATGATAAATATCGAAAACTACTCAATAAAATAAAATATTTTAAAAAGATTTATGACGTTAATACAGTAACAAATAGATATAAAATATTTTTTTATGATGAAAATAAAAAAGAAATATTCAGTAGTTATGTAGAATGTTTCGGCAGATTAATAAATAATTGGTTTTTTTGGGGATGGGCAAATTCTAGAGCAGATCCAATATTAATTACTTATATGAAAAGGCTGATTAATTATGGTTTAGATATTGAATTATCGGATGGTATAAAGAATGATTTTATGGTTATAAAAGATTTATTATTAGAATCAAGATTATATGCTGAAGATACATTAATGCTAGATACATATTGTGCTCTTGGTATGTATTTAATAAAAAAAGAATTATTAATTCGCACGAATAATTGGGTGAATAAAGAACTTTTCAAAAGTCCCCAAGAATTATATTTACAAAATGAAGATCCAAAAAAAGATGTTGTTGATTTTCTTCTTATTTTAAATCCCCCAAATCTTGCTGAACTTGACCTAGAATAAATTTACGAAGCAAAATAAGGATCATACTGAGGCGATAAATCAATATCTTCTTTAAATGTAAATGTGTATCCTTCAAGACCATCAATAACAATAATATCACCATCAAATATTTCTTTGCCTCTTGTTGGTAAATCAAATTTAATTCTATTGTCTCTGTGTGGGTGGGCCGCATAATATTGTAACTCACGACCAGGGTATTTTTCTCTTCCATACAAATATAAAAATTTATAAGTATCATTTGTGCCAACTCCTTGTGCTATAAGTGTTCCAATCTTACGAAATCTTCCTGGTGGCCCTCTTGTGTATGTTGGAAATAATCCGGGAACTAAATTATAACTTGACTCATCATATAAACTTCTTCTATATGGTGGTGTAAAATCATTATCAACAGCATCATAATCAAACTTTCTTAGTGGATCACCTGGTGGAGGGGGCATTAATCCATTACTCATATGTGGATGTTCTTGTTGTGATTGATGTGATGCTTGTATTATTTCTGTTCTTACAGGTTGTGGTGTTTTTTTGTCATTATAATAATACATTATAATGAATATAAAAAAAGCAACAGACACAACATACAATATAAACTCAGTTGTAACCATATTCTTAATAAAATATATATATATATTATATTTTTTTGTGTCTTATATTATATATGTTTGTTGATGTACTTATAAATATATTTTCAGCAATAATAATAGCAATATTTGTATATATGTTTTTTATATCTTATGACAAACACGGGCCCAACTCAAAAGATATAATAGATAAAATTTATTTAAAAAATAATAAGAAAATTTTACTTGAACCATTTATTTGTGGTTCAGTTTAATATTTATCGTCTTTTTTTCAAGAGAATAATTAATTTTGCGAGTGCTGATATAGCAACAAACTCGATAAACATTATTTATCTTATTTATCTTATTATTTATAAAAAAATCAAAATATTTGTTTTTTCAATTTTATTACTTCAATTTTATTACGATGTTGTAAAATTATAACATCGCACTAAAATTTTCAATTTTACTACGATGTTGTAAAATTATAACATCGCACTAAAATTGAAAATTTTATTACGATGTTGTAAATGTATTATAACAAACTAAACAAGTAACAAAAATTGTCATTGGTTCATCTGAACCTCTTGTCTGCATTTGGACTGTGGTACATTTTTTGTTTTTACATTTGCGACATGTATATATATCAGTTACTTTTTTAGAATTGCTTGTATCTTCTAATATTTTCTTTTTTTCTATTTCAAATAACCATCTTTTTGGATGGAGTTGTTGGGGTGTCATAAAAGCAACTAAGTGGGGTTCTATGTTTCGTGAGTTTACGCTATTAATTAATGTTTGATTATCAACACTTTTATTGTTGACATCTAAATTACAACAAATATTTGTTATTTTATCATTGTAAATATTTTCCATAAACATAATAAATTCAGGTTGTGGATTTTCATTTACAAGTAATAAAGTTCTCTCAACAACTCCGTCTATAATTTCTAATGCTATATCTGGTCTTACATATTGACATAATTTAAGAAAAGAGTCTGATTTAGTTAAATTATTAACAGCATATTTTAATATTTCAAGTCTTATATTTGTAGCAGTGTTTGTTCTAAAATTAAAATATGAAACAAACGCTTGTTGTATGTCTGTCATTTTTATTGGATTAATATATAAATTTGCTTAGTGTTTATTTTTCAATTTTTTGCTAAGAAAAATTGAAATTATAAGTAATTAATAATATACATATCATTATTATATATTATATACAATGGCAGAGCAAGTTTTATCGCATATAGATAAGCAGACCCAAGAACAAATAACTGCTCTTTTTGAGAAAACAAAAGATAATAAAGAATTTGAATTTATCTTTTTTAGTAAAAAGGGACATAAAATGAACAAAGAAAAATATGTTTCAATGATACGTTATATTAAAAATAAATCAAAAGCAAACAAATATACAATGATTATGGACAAAACTATGGATATTGGTTATAGTGCTAATGATGATAACAAATATATTATACAAATAAATGGTGATGAAGAAATTAACAAAGAACTTAATAAATTTGATGACATCCAAAATGTTAATTATGTATTATTTAGATACTTGATAAATAAGTCTCAAGATAATCAAAGCATAACATTAAAGAAAAAAGTAGATAATATTGATATTGATGATTTGAATTTTAAAATAAGACTTTCAGAAGAAAATAAATTAGACAGAAAATCATTGGAGAGTGATACATATTTAAATAAACTAATGACTGATAAAAATTTAGATTTAGAAATAAGACAAAAATTAAATGACAATATATTTTTCAGATTAAAAGAACGAATAAGTATGTATATTGTTAAAGAAAAAGACTATTTTATTCGTATTGACTTGACAGATGCTAAAACATCCAGAAATTATACACGTGTAAAACAAACAGCATCAAGTTATGAATTAGAAATAGAATATGGATGTACAAATAAAAATGACAAGAAACAATTAATGAGATTATATGAAGAAACAGAAAGCATAATAAAATTTATCCAGAATTCGCCTGTTATAATTGGTTCAACGCAAACACAAAAAGTGCTTGAATATTACAAAGCAATGACAAATATAACTCATCCTATTTTCAAATTAGTAGCAAGACAACCTGTATCTTTAGAAATACAACACGTAACAGAAAATTTGGCAAATAAATACGCTGTCACAGATAAAGCAGATGGAGATAGATATTTTATGATAATTTATAATAATTGTGTATATCTAATTCCTAATACATTAGTTGTTAGAGACACTGGAATTGTATTAGACAAGAAACTAAGTAAATATAATGGCAGTATTATGGATGGTGAATTAATATATAATGGCAAATTAAGAAGACATATATTTTTGATATTTGATTGTTTGCGTATTGGTGATGAAGACATAAGAACAGAAATAAGTCTTCTAGAAAGATTAAAACAATCTGATAAAATTGTAAAAGATTGTTTTCATTTTGGAAATCAAAAAGGATTTATAATTAAAGACCCACCAAAATTAGACACTGAAAAAGGAAAATTTGATTTGGATGAAATAAGCAAATTTTGGGGAGGAGAAATTGTTAAATATCACACTGCTCTCAATAAAGATATGGAATTAATGACAGAATATCCATTAATAAGAAATAAATTATTCATTCCTGTTTATGGAATTAAGAGATGGGAAATATTTCGATATGCTGTTGAGTATTGGAATAGATACTCAGAAGATGCTAATGCGAAATTTTCTTATATATTAGATGGACTAATTTTTCAACCATTAGAACAATCTTATGCTATTGGCAATGAGACAAAATATCTGGATTATAAATGGAAACCACCTAGTAGAAATTGTATTGAATTTTACATAGAATTTAGAAGAGACAAAAAAACTGGTGAAATTCTTGATGTGTATGATAATTCATTATGTAATGATAATGATAATGATGATGGAGACGGTAGAGTTAGAAATAAGCCATACAGAATATGTAATTTATTTGTTGGCAGACCTTCAAAAGACTCAGAACAACCAGTTCCATTTTTACAAAATTATAATATTCCATATGCGTATTTATATCTCAAAGATGGCAATGTTAGAGATATTGAGAATAAGATAATTTATGACAAAACTGTTGTTGAATTTTGTTATAACAATGATAATTCACTACCAGCAGAAGAAAGATGGATACCAATTAAAACACGTTATGATAAAACAGAAGCAGTTGAGAAATTTGGGAGACAATATGGCAATAATAATATTGTTGCTGACAAAATTTGGCGTTCAATGATTAATCCAGTATTGATGGCAGATTTTGTTGAACTAGCAAGAGGCAACACAACTAATACACCTTTTTATGATAATAAAATCAAAGAAATGAATGCAAAAGTATCTCACGGAATTATCATAGCAGCAAATAAAGAAAATAAATATTATCAAAAAGTGAGTTATTTAGCAAAGACTATGAGAGATTTTCACAGTTTTATGAAAAGTATTTTGATATATACTTATACAAGCAAAACATACCAAAATGAAGTTCAACAATCTGTTCTTGAATTTGGTTGTGGTAGAGGTGGTGATAATCCTAAATTCTATTATACCAATGTAGCTTCTTATGTAGGTGTTGATGTTGATGCGGAGGGATTAAAAAGTCCAGTGGATGGAGCAATAAGTCGATATTTACATATGAAAAAGACAAAACCTAATGTTCCTAAAATGAACTTTATACAAGCGGATCTAAGAGCGTTATTAGATTATGAATCGCAATTAAAAATATTAAGTGGAATGGATGATACAAATAAGAAATTATTAGAAAATTTCTTTCCATCAAATACTGATAAATTTGACACTTATGACAGAATTAGTTGTCAATTTGTGATGCACTATTTTTTGAAAGATGATTTATCTTGGAGTAATTTCAAACAGAATATCAAGAAATATTTAAAAACAGGTGGTTATTATTTTGCTACTACTTTTGACGCACACGAGGTTATCAAAATGATGGGCAAAAATAAGTCAATAACAACTTATTACGATGATAAAAATGGAAATAAGAAAAAGTTATTTGATATTGTCAAAAAATATGAAGACCCCAAAGATGGAGAACAAATCAAAACTGGAAATTGTATAGATTTACATGCGGCGTGGATGTTCGACGAGGGTAATTACGTTCCAGAATATCTTGTTGATATAGATTTTGTTAAAGAAGAATTTGAAAAAGATTGCGACCTTGAATTAGTTGATACTGACCTATTTTCTAATCAAATGAAAATTCACAAAGAGTTTCTTGTTAATGCTTCTAAATATGAGTCAACACCAGAAACCAGACAATATTTACAAAAAGCAGGAAAATATTATGAAGACAATGAACTTAATAAGAATTTACATATTTATACTAATATAACAAGATATATGATTTTCAGAAGAAAAACAAATAATACAAAACATAAAGGAGGAAAACCAAAAGAATATAATTTCTCAGACCCTGAACATTTTAGAATTCCAGAGATGAGTGATAAATATGATAATGACTTTATGTTTTTGAATTCTATACATAAATTATTAGTATCACATTCTATAATTCCCAAAACAGTTGGTGTTGAAGAAATGACCCAAACATTAGGAATTGAAGTAAAACAAGATGAGGATATTGATACGAAATATATTAATGGAATTTGTAATAAACTAAAAATAGACCATATAGATGATGATGGTAAGAAGAAAATAGTAATGGATAAATTAAACATTGCTATTGTTGAAAGAGATTGTAATGGATATTATGATATTAATATTCACGGTTCTAAAAATCCTAAAACAATTATATTAATGAAAACTGGCAAAGCGTATAAACCACTATTGAAAAATAATAGAAATAATGAATACAAAGGAATACTTAAAAATAATGACGATGTTGTTAAATATTTGTTTCAAAATGGAGATGTTATTGAGTGAGTTTTTAATTTATTTATGTTTATAAAAATAAATATTATTATGGTTAATAACGAAAGGTTAAATCGCTTTAATAATATTATTAATTCTTGGAATAATAATGTTGGGATTATTGATGTATATTATGCAATAATATATTGGTTAGAAGATTTTGAGGATACAATTATTGCTATAAATGATGTTAATGATATTTTTACAAGAATGAATAATAATGAATTAATAAATGATATAGTGTCAGATTTTATTTATGGTGATTGTTATGTAGCTTTAAGACAAGAAGTAATAAATAATAATTAAAATTTATGATTTACTATGTGCCATTTAGATGCCACAACAACTGCTTGTTTTTTTCTTGCTTCAAGAAAAAAACCTATATCTTCTCCTGATATTCCTAACATTTCTCCTTGTATAAATTTATCTGGTATTTTATTAGATTTAATATCAATACATGTACAACCCATACCAGCAACAGAACATTTTTGAAATGGTAAAATACCATAACTTATAGGTTGAATAGATGGTGGATTATCAAATCCCAAAACAGGTTTCATTGACGCCCATCTTATTGGATAAGCAACACAAGATATGTCAGCAATCATAGTTCCAAGTAATAAATACAAAATAGTATGCCATTTTACTTCAATGTCAGAATCAATAAATATTAATTTATCATAATTATTATTTCGAGCGTATTCCAATGCTTTATTGCGTTTATTCGCTAATCCTGATAAATTATGTCGAGTATTATTTGACAATTCATAATCATCAACCTCTAAATAATTATCAACAATGTTCTTACATAATATATCTTTTTTTCTAAATATTCCTAATATATCTTTTTGTAAAATATTAGACTTTTTTAGATGTTTAACACAATTAGATAATTCCTTTTCTCTTTCATCTATACAACAAATCGCAACAAGTATTTTTTGTGAATAAATATAATAACATAGAATAATAATTAATCCTATAATAATAATTATTATAGGATATAACATTTTATTAAATAAATTTATAATTTAAATTTATCCATAAATACCCAACCTATAAAATCATATTATATCTTTTACATACTTTATTTATAACAAGACTCATAAATTTAAAAAATTCTTTAAGAGCATTATACATATTTTAGTAATTGCTACAAAGATAGATTACAAGATTTGGTTATAAAATATTCAGGAAAAAATAATAAGTAAAAATTTCATTCTTTTAATTCCAGATTTCTTTTTAATCTTTCTTCCATTTCAAACGGCCACCACCTACAATTAAAAAGTAAGTCTGAATAGCACCACTCTTTATCAACACCAAAACCAAATGACTGAAGAATTTGAGAAACTGTTCCTTGATGACCATCAATTACAGAAAAGTGTTGATTCATTAGTTTGTTCCAAATTTTTTCTGCCAACTGAGTAAATAATAAAAACGGACTATCAGTTTTTTTTATAAATTCACGACGAAATTCTCCACGCCATAAAAACTGAGTTATCAAAACAAGTTTTTTATCATCAATATGCTCGATTTTTTCCAGAGCATTTATATTATGTGGAATGTATGCGCACCTGTGTTTGATGTGATCTAAAAGATGAACCAATCGTGCAAATAAGTAGAAATTTTTGATAAGGTACGTAAAATCTTTATAATTCTCACAAGACACATTCTTGTTAAAATGTATAAGCGCCGACAATATCCAAGTTTTGAGGCGTAAATATCTCATCATAATTTGTTCTGGAACATTTTTACCATTCCCGTTAAACACATCTAACTGATGTTTAACTTCTTTTAGTGCCTCCATATTCTCATCTATATCACCCTTCCCAAATTGTTCTCTGATATATTTGAGAGGAAGTCTCTCCCCCATAAACATTTCCAGAAATGATATTAAGTGCACCCAGTCTTGTGCGTGAGCGAGTTCTGCTGCGAATTTTTCACGTAGAAGAACGAATTTCAAGTAATCACTAAACCAGTGAACATAAATGGTGTCAGACAGAGATACAGGAATCTCACTCAACGATTCAACCCACAACGTGAATAAAATCATAATTAAAGCCGGTTCTACAACAATGAATTTAAAAATTTGTTTGAATGCCATTAACTCAACTTTCATCTTCACTGACAGTCGCACTTTTGATAGCAATGGAGGCATTGGACAAATTCTCATACCACCTATTCCTTCATTGTCTATTATAGAAATCATAGAGAGCGATGATGTCTAATAATTTTATATTAAATTATTAAGAAAATTCCAATATAATTCCTTTTTCATTTTTTGTATTTAATTAGATACCAAATCTTATATTCTCGTGCCCAAAATATTTTTGACATAATTTATAAAATAAATGGATAATGAATAATATTACAATAACAAATTATAAACCAAAAAAAAACAATAGACAAAGGTTTTAACCTTTGTCTATTACACAAAATTGGTTGTTAATTGTTTGACATAAATTTGAGATTATTATAATTATTCAGATTATAATAAAAATACTAATAAAATTATTTATCAACACACAACAATTTCACTTACATAAATATTAACTCCATATTTTTTTGTCTTCTCATTTACCCATAAAGAACCAACTTCTAAAACCATATTACATCTTTTACATTTAACGGCAGAATGATTTTGTATTTCATCTTGTTTATTTAAAATCTTACATCCTTTTTTTAAATATAATCTTAATTTATATTTTTTGTCTTTTTCTTCTTCTTCTTCTTCTTTTTTATTTTTAACAAGATTCAAAAAACTAAAAAAATCTTTATCACTTATTAAATATTTTTCTTTTCCTGATTTAGTTTCTTTTAAATCTATTAGAGCATTACACATATTTTTTAATGAGACTAATAAATTATAATTAAAATTCTTATCTTCTGTTATTTCAATATTAACCAGAAAATTTTTGTTATATTCTTCAATACCAAAAGGAACATAACATCCATAAACTTTATAATAAATTCTTTTGGGATTTACAAATGTTGAACCTCTTTTAAGTATAGAAAAATTTCCAGTTGTTTTTGTTGGGATTAAAATAAATCCATCGTCTTTGTTTTCTTCATCACCCATAATAAATTATTAAATAAATAATATTGGATTTATATCACAGAATGAGTTTATTAATAATATAATTTATTATAGTTCATAATTATTTTAAATGGATGACGATTTAAAGTATATGAAAAATAATAATAAGCAAGAAAATAAACAAGAAAATATAATTCTGGGTATTGACTTAGGAACAACAAATACATGTGCTTGTATTTGGCGAAATAATGCGTATGAAATAATACCTGATGAATTTGGCAATAATACCGTTCCAAGTTTTGTGTCATATTCTCATATAAATAAATATGTTGGCATTGAAGCAAAAAAACAAAAAGAAATAAATATATCAAATGTTTTTTATGAAACAAAAAGACTAATTGGAAGAAAATATAATGATGAATTTGTTAAGAAATGTTATGAGTTATTAAGTTATGACATTGTTATGAATGAAAGAGAATGTATTAGTTTCAAGACACATAATAATAAACTAATAACACCAGAAGAAATAAGTGCTGAAATATTAATAAAAATTAAACAGAACGCCTGTAATTATTTAAAGAGACCAGTAAAAGATGTTGTTATTACAGTCCCTGCCCACTTTAATGATAGTCAACGGCAATCTACGCAAGATGCGTGTAAAATTGCTGGTCTTAATTGTGTGAGAATGTTGAATGAACCTACTGCAGGAGCAATTGCGTTTGGTATGATTGAGAAATCATTAGAAACACAAAAAATGATACTTGTTTATGATTTTGGGGGTGGGACATTAGATTGTAGTCTTATTGATGTTTTTAATGGTTGTTTTGAAGTTCAAGGGTCATCTGGAATAACTCATTTTGGTGGTGTTGATTTTGACAATAAATTAATTAATTTATGTATTGCTAAATTTTCTAGACAATATTATAATTCAAAATTAGACATAAAAGAAATAAGCAAAATTAATTTACAAAAATTAAGAACATTGTGTGAGAATGCTAAAAAGACATTAAGTGTTGAACTAAATACAGAAATAAGTTTAGATAATTTTTATGAAGACAAACATTTATACATAAAATTAACTAGACAAGATTTTGAAAATGTATGTCGTGATTTATTTCTATTATGTTTGTCTTCTATTGATGATTTATTGAATGAATGTAATAAAATAGATAATGATGTGGATGAAGTAATATTAATAGGTGGGATGACAAGAATACCATATATTAGAGAAATAATAAAGAATAGATTTAATAATAAAAAAACAAAAATAAATTGTAATATAGATCCGGATATAGCAGTAGCAGTTGGTGCTTCTATTCAAGGATATATTTTAGGTAATAAGGATGATGTATTTTCAGACTCAATAACATTACTTGACGTTTCGCCATTGACACTTGGTTTAGAGGTTGTTGGCGGAGCAATGGATATTCTTATTAAGAGAAATACGATGATACCTTGTGAAAAAACAAAATTATACACAACAGATAGTGATAATGTTGATAGTGTTCTAATAAAAATATTTGAGGGCGAACGTTCATTAACAGAATATAATTTTAAAATAGGAGAATTTGAATTAGACAAAATTCCCCAACAATTAAAAGGAGTGCCAGAAATAGAAATAACATTTGAAATAAATATTAATGGTATGGTTATTGTTAAAGCTACTGAAAAAGAAGGAGGCACAACAAAGAGTATTATTGTTAATACAAATAAGAATGGACTAAATCCTGCACAATTAGAAGAATTAATAAATAATGCTATTGAAAATGAAGCGCTAGATGAAATACAAAAAGTAAAAAAATATAATTATCACGAAATTAATGATTTGTGTAACAATATTTTGATTAATCTTGGTGAAAGTAAATTATCAGAACAAAATATTAGAAATATCAAGGAAGATATTAATTTGATTTATATTTGGTTGAAAGAAAAGAAATATATTGACAGAGATATTGATGAATACAATGATGTTTTACAAAAGATTAAAACAAAATATGGCGTATTAATTTTACAAAATAAGAAAATTGATGTTAAAGATTTTTCAGAAAATACTAATGCTACAACAATATACGGAAAAGATGACGATGAAGAAGAGGAAGCAATGAAAGAACAATTTGAGAAAATAAATAATGATGAATTTGATAATAAAGAGAATCAAGATACTACAAAAAAAATAAGAAATGAACTAAAAGAATTATGCGAGAATATTAGCAGTGTATTATATGAAACTAAACAAAATTATGAAGAAAAACATTTGAATGAAGTAATCCAATATATTGATGATGTAATGTTATGGTATTATTCAGCAGAAAAACCAACAATAACAGATTATGAAAGTAAAATAAATCACGTAAATTTAGTATGTAATGAACTTATTGAAAATACTAATAATAAATTAAAAGACAAAACAATAAATGAAAAATTAGAAGAACAGTGTTATATGATTTTAACTTTATTACAGAATAAAAAATTAACTGGTGCGAAAGTTAATTTACTGAAAAATTATATTGATAATGAAGTTTTGATATATTTATATACCCAAACATTATCAGATGAAAAATCACAAACTTATTATGATAATATTAATAAAAAATACAATAGTATATGTGAAGAAAATATTGATAATAATTTTAAAAATAATATTATCATAAAAGCAGATGGAACAGAAAAACCCAATAAGGGTATGAGTTTATTAGACCTAATTAAGATAAAACAAGATGAAGAAGTTGATGAAATTCTTAATAGATAAAAATTGAAAATGCTATTTATTTGTATAGAAAATATTATACAATATAAAATGAATAGTTGGGTTGATTTGAAATTAATCGAAATTAAAGATGCTTTGTCAAATAATGATGATAGTGTATTGGCAAAACAAAAACTTACAGATATTAGTTTAATTATTGAGAACATATTAAGTGAAGCAAATAGAATACATCAAGAAATAGATAATAATAATAATACAGAAGATTTAGATACTCTTGAAAAAGAAAAAGAACAAAATGAGGAAGATTTATATAAAGCACAAAATATTCTAAACAAAGTAAAAAATGGATTAGACAAAATTAAAGAAACAAGAAAGAAGAATAAAAAATTATTAACATTTTTGTTTCACTTAAAATACATTCTTATGAATAATCTAAAAAGTTATTTCTATGAAAATATAACAGACTGTGATATTATTGATATTTTTACAGATTATCATCATAAACATAATATTATAGATATGATAGAAACAATATCACTATTACACAATACTATGGAATTTTATAGTGATAAATATTTATGGATGATGTTTAGTGATTTTGCTGATTTTGTTAATTATCGAGATAACTTAATAAGTTATGACAATAAAGATTTAATACATGTATTTAATGAAGAAAAATTAAACAAAATAAAATTAATTTCTTGTGCAAAATATATTAATTCAAATAATAGCATAAATATTGGTTCTATGAATATTCAAGAAACAACTAAAAAATATTTGAATTGGTTATGTGTTAGTCTAACAATTGATGATTTTGATATTTCTAATTTTCTTAGACATATTGATGAAAATGAATTAACAATTATTGAAAATATTTGTATTGAACATCATAAATTGGTATTTTCTCACTTGGTTTATTAATATTGTTTTCTCATACAATTTGTAATTATATTGCTATACAAATTAAAAATTATTTTTAGATTATTTTCTAATTCTTCAATTCTTTCCATTATATATATATTCTAATATTTTATTTATTATATATCTCAGATAATGAGTCTAATTCTTCTACAATTTTAGCAATATCACTTATTCTAACACTTGTGTCTTTATCAGTTTCAGTATATTTTACTCTTGATTTATTATTTAATTCATCAATAGCACTCACAACATCACTAATACCAATATCCGAATCTTGTTTAATATTATTAATATGTCGCAAAGTGTATTCAGTATATTTATATGTTAACGCAACAACGTAATTTAATACTAATTCTCTTTTTTGATTGTCATTAATTTCATTACTTGACGAAATATCATTTAATATTTTCATTGTTTTTTCAATAACAGAAAATATTAAAGCATTAATACTATTATTTATGTTTAATTTGTCTGTATTTGTTAGATTAGGTGTTTTTGATAATTCTGTTTCCAATAAAGTATTGTCATAAATATATATGATAGAAAAGAATTTAATAAGATTGTCAATATCAAATAATTCAGTTCCAATAAAATTAATCTTATTATCAAAATTAATAATATACTTTTCTATCAATCCAAAGTTTTTCTCTGGAATTATAGATAGGAAATTAGTATTCAATTTATGAGTAGCATATTTTATAATTTCCTCAATTGTAATAATAGTATTAAAAATATTAATTGTATGTTTTATTTTATCAACATAATTTGTTGATGATACCACTGGCAATGCTGAGACTACTGGCAATGCTGATACCACTGGCAATGCTGAGACTGGTAATATTGTATTTTGTGTTGCTTGTGGGGGGACAATTATTGGTTCTTTCTTTTGTATTAATTGAATATCTGGTTCTTTTTCAGGAACTGTATTTGGTGCGGGTGTTAATGTTTGTGTTAATGTTTGTGTTAATGATTGTGTATCATTATTCTGTATTTTTCTTTTATGTAGCATTATATTATAACTTTTATAATAATTTTTATATTATAAACAGTATAAGAATAAAAAATGAAAATATCAATATATTATCATAATAATTATTATTAGTAATTAAATAACAATGACTGATAAAATTATTGGGGATCGTTCTGGCAATATTTTTTGGTTGCCAACAAAAGGTGAATTTTACACAGAAACGGAAACTAAAAAACTGCAAGAGAATGGTGAAAATCTTGGAGTTTTCACTGGTTCAAGATTTGTTGTGGATAAAAAGAAAGATTTGTATGAGGGTGAATATAAATATAAAAAGCAATCAGGTAAGTATTTGTTTATTATAGAAGCAGAAATTAATGAATGAAATATTAATACATGGATTTTAGATTGAGATAGTGTTGTTTGGTAGTGCTGTAAAGACTTGGAGAACGATTGATAGAACCACCAAAATTGAAAATTTTTTTACCATAATTTTTAATTTTATTCCAAAATGTTTGTACTTCACCATCATTCTTTCCTTCAAGTATGTCTTGTGCTTTTGTTTGTATCTCATCCTTTGTTTCTTCAAACTTATCTTGTGCTTCTTGTTTTCCTCTTGATAGTATTTCTTCTAGTTTATTTTGTGCTTCTTGTTTTGCGTTTTTTATATCACTGGCATAATTTTCTGCTTTTGTTTGTATCTCATCCTTTGTTTCTTTAAACTTATCTTGTGTTTCTTGTTTTCCTTTTGATAGTATTTCTTCTAGTTTATTTTGTGCTTCTTGTTTTGCGTTTTTAATATCACTGGCAAAATTTTCTGCTTTTTTTTGTATCTTATCCTTTGTTTCTTTAAAATTGTCTTGTTTTATTGATAGTATTTTTTTTAGTTTGTCTTGTGCTTCTTGTTTTGCTTTATGTGCCTTAGCTTTATTTTCTTCAATAAAAATTGCGGTATCTTCCATTTAGTTATACTATAAAATTATATAAAAATATTTTCTCAAACCATAAAACAAAAATATAAATTATATATTTTTGTTATCACATATAAAAAATTAATTAAGCAGTCTTAGTTTTCTTAGTCTTCTTTACATCAGCAGTGCTTTCAACCGCATCACTCTTCTTAGTAGTCTTCTTGACAACAACAGTTTCAGGAGTAGCAACAGTAGCAGTTTCCTTCTTTGCCTTCTTAGTTGAACTTACTTGTTCTACAGGTTGTTCTACATGTGCAGTTTGAGTTGCTGACTTGGTTGCCTTGGTTGCCTTGGTTGTCTTGGTTGTCTTGCTTGCTGTTGCTGATACAGTAGCAGTAGCAGTAGCAGTAGCAGTAGCAGTAGCAGTAGCAGTAGCAACAGGAGTGCTAGCAACTTGTTGAGAATTAGAACCACGAGAAAGTTTGGAGGTTAGGCGTTCTCGGCGCTTGACAACCCGTTGTTTATCATTATCATCAAGACCGTGAGTAGCAAGGGTTAGAAAAGCGCTTTCATTTTCACCAACCTTGAGTTTGCGAACTTTATTTTCGTGCTTGTAGTCAATAAAAACTGCCTTATTCTCAGTCTTTGCCTTTTCTTTGCGTTCATTACGTTTGGCTTCACTAATATCAGAGCGAGAACCAGTGTAATAAAATTTCTTTCCAGTATTCTCATTCCCTCGGGTACATTCTTGGAGAGCAAATACAACACTTTCAGGGAGTGGTTGTCCGAGAAACTTGTCATAAATTTCAGTCCAGGTATTGCTACTATGAAGTTCAGGACTCTTAAATACCTTAGGTTGTTTATTCATTGCGTGTTCTCGTAGTTTGTAATATTTAGTGCAAGCTTTATTTCCAGCTGCCTTTGGTTTCTGTCCGGAATATCGTCCATATTGAACTACAGTTCCATCAGTTAAAAGAAACAAACCCTTGAAATGACGCTTGTTCTTCTCTTGTTGAGTTTGAGTTTCTTGTTGAGTTTCTTGTTGAGTTTCTTGTTGGGGTTCTGGTTGAGCAGATGATTGAGTAGTTTTTGATGCCTTCTTAGTTGATTTAGTCTCAGTGGTTGCTTGTGTTGTTTGAGTTGGTTGAGTTGGTTGAGTTTGTTGAGTTGATTGAGTAGAAACATCACTTTTAGTTTTCTTTGCTTTTACTTCTTTAACTTCGGTCTTAACATTTTCAGCAGTAGATACAGTAGATACATTGGATTTCTTGGAAACTTTTGAACTTGACATATTATACTTTTTATAATTATATATTTTTAGATTAAAAAAACACAACATTTTTTAAAATTTATATTATTTATCGATAATCGCCTTATATCTTATAAATATATTTGATTATTTATTTAGGTGTGAGACATAACCTCAAACAATTATTTTATGTAAAGAATTAATATAATGAATAAAAAAATATTATTATTGGTTGAAAAATATATTGATTATACATTTGATAATCGTAAATTGCTTATATTAAATCTTAGCACTCATATTGACACTCTTAATAGTTTGTGTATTATACATTATTCTATACGAAATAAAGTGTCAAACAAATTATATACCATTCTTAATAATCTTAATAATTGTTATAATTTATGTAAATCTGTTTATAGTGATTTTGATAATATTAAATTATCTAATCAGTTAATTGAATATTTTTCAAGTTTAACAAGTGATGCTTTTAATTTTTATATGACTTATAATAATATAAATAATTTAGCAAGTGAAATTAATGTGTTTTTTGATGATATTGACAATAACATATTACAGATAATGAGTGTTGTTGGAACAAAAGCAATAAGTGATTTATTAGCGTTATATTATGGAAAATATTATGTTGATGATTTTAAAAATAATATTTTACTCGAATTATTGTGTGAATATTTTGTTCCAGTAGAAATAGTAAAAATTTTAAATAATCAAGACAAAATAGAAATAACAAAAAATGTAGTTATATTTGATGATAAATTAACAGAAGAAGACAATAATTTTAAGTTTGAGATGTTATTAGAAAATAATTATAAAATCAAACTAAAAATAAGAGATAATGTTTTTGAAATCACTGGATATTTTATTTATGACAGTTTGAATATATTATCATCAAGATATAATTTTGTTAATGAAAAAAAGAATTCATTTTTTGAATATGCGAGAGACAATATTATGTGTAATAAAGATTATAGAGACAGTTTTATTAATAATCTTAATATTGGTGATATTTTATGTTTTAATAACGATGATTTAAATAATGAGATTACGCAATATTATGATTTATATACAAAATATTCAAATCTAAAATTTAAAGATACGATAACAAGTTTTTTGAAAGAATCATTAATAAATAAATATAAAATGTGTAAATGCCTTTTACTTGGTAATAAAAATGCTATTAAATATGGTTCATTTTTATTTGGAACAACAAGAGATCAAAACAGAAATACTAAAAATAATAATGCTCTTGTTGCTGATATCATATTTAGAAATTTAAATAGCACTTTACAGAATAAATTACGAAAAACAGGGCAATGTGTTAAACAAGAATTAGACAGAATTAAGAAAATATCTATGGATGATATGGATTTGAAACAACAATGTATTATGAATAATAATATTAGTGACCATGTAAAAAAATGTATTCTAACTAAACTTGATGAAATGAAAGCAAATAATAGTGAATATCATAAAAACTTATTGTATGTAAAAACATTGTTAGATTATCCTTGGATACCAAAAGATTTCTGCGATATTTTTTCTAATATTAGTTCAAATAATAATAAATGCAGAGAAAAGTTAAAAGAAATTAGAGAAGAATTTGACAAAAAAGTTTTTGGGCAAACTGAATTTAAAACTGTTATTGGTGATATTGTGGGAAAATGGATGACTAATCCAAATAGTATGGGTAAAGCAATTGGATTATGTGGTCCCCCAGGTTGTGGCAAAACATTGATTGCTTCTGGTTTAGGGCAAGTTCTAGGAATACCATATCAAGAAATTCATCTTGGTGGGTTAGAAGATGGCAGTGTTTTGAACGGGCATTCTTTCACTTATTCAGGAGCGCAACCGGGACTTATTGTAACTAAAATGACAATGACAGGTTCGCCAAGATGTATATTATTTTTTGATGAACTTGACAAAGCGTGTGTTAAGCACGGGGTAAATGAAATATATAATGTTCTAATTCACGCTACCGACCCTAACACAAATAATAAGTTCAGTGATAAGTTCTTTCAGGATGTCACATTTGAATTAGGCAAGTGTATTTTTATTTTTAGTTTCAATGATGCTTCCAAAATAGATCCAATTTTAAAAGACAGAATGGAAATTATTAATGTATCCCCATATTCAATGACTGACAAAGTTTTAATAACAAAAAAATATTTAATGGTTGAATTATTAAAAGGCATCAATATAGAAAATGGTTCTGTAAAAATCAGTGATGAACTAATCACATATATTATTAATAATTACACAATGGAAGCAGGTGTTAGAACTTTAAAAAATAATATTGAGAAAATATTTCTTAAACTTAATATTGACAGAATAAATAACACAGGAGCGTTCAAAAATAAAGATAATTTTAGTAAAACAAAACCAATTGTATTAAATAAGACACATATTAATACATATCTAGGAAAACCCAAAGCACAAATAGAAAAAATACATAATACTAATCAAGTTGGAGTTATTAATGGTTTGTATGCTACAAGTGCAGGAAGTGGTGGTATCATTCCTATTCTGGTATATCCATTGAAAAACAATTCTAATAAATTTAAATTAGAATTAACTGGAAAACAAGGTGATGTTATGAAGGAGTCTGTTTATTTTGCGTGGACGCTTGCTAAAAATTGTGTGAAAAAAGAAATACTAAATAATTTTTACAAGACAAATCCAAGTGGTATTCATATTCATACTTTTGATTTAAGCACACCAAAACAAGGACCATCCGCGTGCTCTGTATTTTTAGTTGCTTTAATTTCAAGAATAACAAACTATCCAATCAAAAAAGATATTGCTATGACAGGTGAATTAAGTATCAATGGATTGGTAACAGCAATTGGAGGTTTGGAGCATAAATTAAATGGAGCAAAACACGCCGGCATAAAATTAGTCTTTGTTGGTTCTCAAAATTTGGACGATGTTAAGAAAATAAAAGAGACCAATCCAGAATTATTCGAATTATTAAATCCTTGGAATAATAATAATGTAGCAAGTTTGCTAAATAATTTAAAGAAAAATAAAATAAAAAATTCTTGTGATAATTTTAAATTAATTGTTGTTAATGACATTTATGAAATAATCCCATTTGCTCTTATAGATGGTTCTAAATCTTTTGTATCTACTTATGACATTTCGTGTGATACAAATAATTTTATGAATAAAAATATTAGCAATGGATTTAGCAATAATGATAATATTATTATAGATAATAATGATAGTTCAACAACAAGTATAATTGAAAGTGAAAATAAGAGTGAAAATGATGATGAGTAATTTTTAATGTGAAATTTTATGAAGAATAAAATTTGGCAAATATAAATAAATTTTAGTTTTGTATTTTATGGAAACACCAACAACACCTAAAAGAGGATTGAATTTTGGAACACCATCTGGAACACCTGTAAGAGGATTAAATTTTGGAGATGATAAAACACCACAAACACCACAAACACCAAAAAAACTTCCTAATAGTAGTGCTAGCGCTCATCCTCAAACACCAGATAGAGACCCACCTATACATGTTTTTAGTGATATGCCAGAAACAGACCCATTAGTACCTATTTTTGGAACACCCCCAAAAAAACCAAAGACACATGTGGAAACCGGTTTTTATCCGCCAAGTATTGATTTAGCAGATAAAAATATCATTCTTGTTTTTCACGGGTCTTATAATCCGGTTCATAAAGGACATATTCAATTGTGTAATGAAGCAATGAAAATATGTGCTGACAGAAGATTAAATGTTACTAGAAAAATATTTTCGGTTGCTAGTGATAAAACAATAGAATTTAAAATTAACAAGAAAGAGTATCTAAATCCAAAACGAGAGGTTCAGTTTAATTGCGAGATGAGAAAAAGAATGATTGAAAACGCATTAAAAGAAGAACAAATTGATGGTGTTGAAATTATATGTCATAAAGAAGATGCTGATAGATATACATTAGTTAGCAAAGCAATTTATAGGAAAGCAAATGATATAATAGTAATGGTTGGGGGGTCTGATTGGGTTAATGACACACCAAATATTAAACAAAAAGGTATTTGTAATGGTAAACAATGTTTTCCAGCATTGATTATTGTTCGTGATGAAAGCAATGGTATGAGTTCAACTGAATTACAAAAATGTTTGGATAATAAAAAGAAATTTTGTGTGCTTTCATACAAAAGTGTTTATGATTTAGTTAATTTAAGTGAGGGGAGAGTGGCGAAAGAGGGTGGCGGCGGTGATGAAAGATGGAATAAGAATAAGATTATGTATGTTAGATTAAAAAATAGTTGTTAAATGTAAATAAATTCATGATGCCTCTCATACTTCAAATGGTGTATCACCCTTCGCAACTGATATGTGATGTAGAGTTTTTCCATCACTTTGGTAATGCCCTTCCGCCGCTACTGCTACAATGTCTCCCGTTGTTTCAGACACCAGTATTCCCGTGATTGTGATCTTCTCCGGAAAACTCGCTGGTGGTTTCGCACCAAACAAGTGAGTTACGTGAATAAGCGCCCCAACAGACTTCTTATCAACTTGGCTCGGTGTGATAGCTCCGTCGGGAAAACAGCCAACAAGTGCTTCTTTGGTCATCGAAATGCGCTTGGTATCAAAAGAACGCGGAAGTGCAGAAGCAACTGATTTAACAAACTCGCCCTGTTCCTTTGGTGTCGCTTCTATTCCCCAGAACACAGGGGTGCTTTCTGACGGGATGGTTTCACTTAGATAGTGCCGCACTAGTTCAAAACCGCCACCAGGGGTTTTTAGTTCAGCAAATCTGCGCCCGCAAATCTCAAGTTTTTTGGGAAATGGACATAATGTAAAATAAGGATTATTGATTGCCTTTCCTAAGCACGCCCACCCCATTCCTCCATAAGATTTACCCGTTATGAGTTGCTCTCGAAGAGCGTCACTCAATTCAGGCGACAAAAGTTTCACTTCGCCTCTTTGTTTTCGATACTCCACTACAACTTCGTACGCAAATTGCACAGGCGTTTTTCCTGATTTTATTTGCGCCTTTGATAAAAGGTGGTCTGGGTCTTCTGAGAAACGAGAAACGATGCGTCCCACAAGACCGACTTCATGGGCCTCATCAAATTGGAAGAGTTCTCTGAAAACAACATCTCCCTCGCCCACTTTCAAGTTCAAGTCAGTGAAAAGCGCACCTGCCTTAGACAGTTTCTTTTGTGGTGTGTAGAATCTGTCAGTGCAACCCATAACAATAAATAGCGTGGTTGGATAGCGATTTAGATACGCTTTAAAATCGTCGAACTCTTTACCATTAGGACGATTGTCCAGTTCACAGAAAACAACACCCGTCCCATCAGGAATCTTCGTAGACCCTTTCTTGTAAAGGAATGGATGAAAATCCCCCCAAATTCCTTCAGAGTGATTTGCGTCATCTTTTGATGCACATACTTCAGGCAGATGCTTGAGCAGCGTTGATTTCCCACCACCTTGGCACCCCGAGAAAACCCAAAAATATTTTCCCAAAATGGTCGCTTCGCGTTGGGCATTTTTACACGCACGAATGAAGTGCTCGTATACCCTTTTAGAAGGAGAAACATTAACCGCAACAGCAGCAGCAGCAGACATTTCTATGCGAATTTATTAACCATTTAATGAGAATCACAATATATTCGTTTTTTTCAATTTTTTTATATAACTACCAATATAATAATTTTAGTTTATATAAACCAAAATAATCATCATACTAATATAATAATCTAAATAACTGTTATTTTAATAAATTAAAATAATCGTTATTTCGGTTCCAAAGAACCTAAATAACTGTAAAAACACCCTCTCCAACCCCAAATTTAACCATCATTTCCCATATTTCTTTACTAACATATTTTTTACTAATATAATCATCAGCAAAAGAGCATATTTTGTTTATCTTAGCATTATCCATCAATATAACCCCATAATCTTTTATTTCTTTATAAGTCTTAATAAGAGTAGCATCTGATAAATTGCCAAATACATTGCTAACATCTTTACGAGATACATGGGGCAATTTTTGGATAACTGTCATTAGATATATACACGCCGCGGCTATTGTTTCTGTTGTATGGTTAGATGCTATGTTTAATTTTTCTAAGTTCAGGGTGATTTTCAGAGCAATTTCTGCTTCTTTTCTCTTAATATGTAATTCATCACATTTTCTAAGAGTAAAATGTGATGGTTTTGCTATATTATTGCTTTTTTTTGATACATTCCCTAATATGTTTTTTAGATTTTTCTTTCCTTCATTAACATCTTTTTCTTCAATATTAAAATAACAAGCCATTTCTTTTGCTGTTCGTGTTTCTTGATTATTTTCACACGCCTCAGCAAGACAAGAAGCAACAATTCCCTTTCTGTTATTTCCTCTTGTAATAATCATTTTGCCTTTATTTTTTCCTTCTTTGTGAATAGAGTCGCTCACTTTTTTGAACATAATTTTTGCTTCTTCCTCAATCTTTTTACATATTTTATATGTTTCACAAACTTTTTTAATTTTTTTGAACATCATATTATTTGACCTTTCTTTTGATGGCATACTGTTCCAAATTTGTATTTTTAACATTGTTCCTTTTAGATTTGAATTTGTCATCATTGTTGATTGGGGCAATAATTCATTGTATATTATATTATTATTTGTTCTTTCTTCTCTATCATTGCTTATTGTTTGTTCTGGGCGTAAGTCATATAAGTCGCCAATGACTTGACCGCATCTACAAATAATACGTCCTATTTTGCGTTCTTCAATAAAATCATTTTGACCACAATTGGGACAATTATTACTGTCTTCGATATTGGTAACAACATCACCAAAACTAAACAAAAGTTCTTCTAATTGAAATTTAGAAATACTATTAATGTTCATATTTAGCATTAATCTGTATTAAATGATATAATATAGACTTATATTTTCAATTTTTCTTTTTAAACACATATCTATATATTACAAATAATAATATGAATATTATTGCTAAAATTATGATGTACGATAATATTTTATTTTTAAGATAGAAATCAGCAATAGATACCAAATTATTATTAATCCAAGTATTACTATGAATATGTTTTATATATGTATTCTCAGTTTCATTACAATTACTTCTCACACAAGGTTCTAAATATTCATAATCAAGAATTTTTATTTTTGAAATTCCCTTATATTCATTAAATAGTTTATTAATAAAAACTGGCCCAGTTGTTGTTGTTATTTGATATATTCTTGGCATAAATGTATTTGTATCATTTTTGTTATTTATTATTGTGTTAATTACAGTCTTCATAAAATCAGCATTAGGAGCACTTATAATAATCCCATTATTAATACATTTTGATTGCCTACACATTGTGTAACTCTCTAGCATATTAAAATTTGATAATGACATTGCCACATCATAACCTTTTAATAAATCAAATAATTTGTCTAAATTTTGAACTGTAAAAGCATCCATATCAATTGCTATCCCACCATAAAGATATAAAATAATATATTTAGCAAAATCTATTTTTTGATGTAGATAACTAAAAGAATAATAAGTCTTCATAAATTCTTCATTATTTTTAATTAATTCCAGAATTTTTATTTCATCCCAAAACATATATGTAAAATTTGGATTTAGGTGTTTATTCTTAGCAACATACGCAATATATTCTTCAGGTATGTATTTATCAGTCTGCATCCATATTTGATGTATTATTTTAGGTATTGTCATTCTTATATACTTACAATATATAAATTATACCAGTATGTAATAAATTATATTTGTTAATAATATGTTATCTAATAAGATTAAGATAGATGATTTTATTGCTAATAAAATAGTTGATAATACAGATATTTTCAAAAATATTGATCCTAATTGGATAACTATGTCTGGTATGATGCTAAATTTTGGAATATTATATAATTTAGTTTATGATGACAATAAAATAAATTTAGGGATAATATTATTTTTGAGATGGTTAGCAGATTGTCTTGATGGAGCTGTAGCAAGAAAATATAAAAAAACAAGTAAATTAGGTCTCAAATTAGATACTTTATCAGATATGATGTTTTATATTATTATTTTATATTGGTTATGGGTTAAAATTGATAATAAAATATTTTGTTTAATAATCAGTGTTATTTGGATTTTACTAATTTATAATACTATTTTTACAGAAAAATTATTTGATACACATAATAATATCAAACAAGGGGGAACGCCATATAAATCATTAGTTGCTTTTTTGGTTAATAATTCATATTTAGTTTTTATATTTATATTTTATCTTAATAATAATATCGACAATGCTAATAAAAAAATTTCAAATATTATGATATGAAAAATATATGATAATAATATGTTAATCGATAATATAAAGATAGATGATTATATTGCCAACAAAATAATCGATAATACAGATTTTTTTGAAAATATTGAACCAAATTGGATAACTATGTCTGGTATGGTTCTAAATTTTATGATTTTATATCATTTAATATATAGTGATAGTAAATTAAAAGTAGGAGTATTATTATTTTTTAGATGGTTGGCAGATTGTCTTGATGGAGCAGTAGCAAGAAAATATAAAAAAACAAGTGATATTGGAAATAAATTTGATTCTGTTTCTGATATGTTATATGGGGGTATGATAATATATTGGTTATGGTTAGTGATAGAAAATAAAATAGTTTGTTTAGTTATAACAGTTATTTGGTGTATTTTAATGTATAAACATATTTTTATTGACAATGTATTTGTATCACACGAGAATATCAAAAAAGGAAATACACTTGCTAAAAAAATTGAAGCGTTCAATATTAATAATTCATATATAGGTTTTATTTTTATTTTTATATTAAGTAATAATTTATTTCATCTCAACAATATTTTGAATAAAATCAAGATTAATATTTAGCATAAACGCCGTAGCCGCAATATAACCACCCATAATTACATCTATGGTATAATGTCCTCTTGTCACCAATATTAAAAATATAGACATTATGTTATACATCAAAATTATTTTTGTATCAATATTTTCTCTATTCATTAATAAAGAAATTATCATAACAGACGCATAATGTCCGCTAAACATTTTATCATAACAATGTCCATTTAAAAAATTAAAAAATTTAAATTCATTGTCATTACAATTTTTGTGTTTTGGTAAAATTGTTGTCATTGTTGTTATGCTTCTAAATAAATATAATGGGATAATATGTGAAACATAATCGTATATCATTGATGGTTTCCATAAAAAGGGCAAATACATAAAAACATTCATCATTGTCTCTATTTTTCCTATTTTGTCAGCATCACATTTTGGCAAGTATTTGTGGGCAATATCATAAATTTTTGTTTCAACTTTCTCTTTTTTCTTTCTATCATTATAAAATTTCTTGCCATTAGTATGTGCTATATATATTGATACACAATGTAAAATTATTATTGTTATTATTATAATTTTCATTGTAAGTGATGTTATCATTTATAATATATAGTCATTCATTTTATTGTTGGGATAATAATTTTAGATTTTTCTAATCTCAATAACGTCAGCAGAGTCATCATCACCATAAATATCTTCAAAATATTGTGCTGTATCAGTAACAGTATCATCTGCTACATTACTTTTTATTACTTCCGTTATGAATAAATTAAAATAATGATCAATACTTTCATCATTATTATCAAGTGTTAATATTTTTTTTATTATTATATTAATTGGTGTTATTCCGTCGTGTATCAATAAATCAACTATATTTTTCTTCTTATTATTAATTATTAACCAATAACATCCAAACGCTAAAATTTCATTCATTAATTTAGCATAACATTGACCTTGATATCCACTTATTTGTTGCATTAAAACTTGGGGGTCTATACATTCTATTTCTGTTTGAAAATATTTAGACAATGGAGACATAAATTCTGTATATATATTTTTGTATGTCTGTAATATTTCTTCTTTTGCGTGTCCTTTTGTTTCTATTGCTTTTGTAATTATATTTAATAATGATAATGAATTATGTAATAGATGGTCGAATTTCGCATTGATACATCTAATTTTTAGTCCATAACAAATTTCAATATCTCTTGACAATAAAATATGGTTTATCATTACTGAAATATTTTTGATATTATTATATTTTTTATCATTGGATATAATCATTTTAATTGTGTTAGTATCATATACTATGTATTCAAATAGTAAAGGAAAAAAATTTGTATATTCTTCATCATAATTTAATAAACCTACTTTTGATTTATAGCAAATATTACTAACAATATTCCCAAATTCTTTGAATAAAATCATAATTTCATTATATGTAATTGAAGGTTTGTAATTGCCAATAATCATCATTTCTGGAACTGGATTATTATTTTTATTATTAATATTTATTTCTAGACTTTCTGTCATAAGCATTGCTAATGGATTTACTAATTTTTTATTAATATTAAAAGCAATATCTAAAAATAATCTTCCCATAAGTTTATTATGAATATATATTTCATACATTTCATACTTATTAGCAATATTTTTTATTTGTCTCATTTGTATAGAAAAATATTGTTCTAATATTTTTATTAAACTTATTATTACACTTGATAATTCAAAAGTATCAGTATTTTTGTTGTCTTTGATATGCTTATAAATATCACAATTTGTTAGTTTCACATTATTTGGTCTATTTATTTTGTCAAGCAGAATAACTAATTTTTTGTCAATATGTTTGTTTATTCCTGATATTAATTCTTTAATATGATCGTCATTTGATGTCATATTTTTTCTAATATAATGAAAATATGTTGGATATTTTGCTTCATTAGCAAGTAATTTTCTACATAAGATAAGTTTTGAAAAATCAATCATAGCACTTTCGGAAAGTGAAAACATAATATTTTCAATATATTGTCTGGTTTTAATATCATTACACGTGCCAATTAAATTTATATAATTTGCGTAATTAAGTTTTATTTTTTTATTATCATCAGTTTCACTCTTTATCACTAATGATTTGTCAAAACATTGTCTATCAATAGTAATAGTTTTGTATGAACTTAAAATATTTGTTATTTTTGTTTCGTGAATTTTTATCATTTTTAATGTATCACTATTTTCTATTGTATTATTACATTTAGTAATCATTTTAGAAAGATACATAGAATATTCATTATTTTTGTTATTATAAAATTCATATAATTGAAATAATTTAGCATTAAATTTTGAATCATTAAAATATTTACTTATGTATTTATTTAATCTGGCATCTAATCCGTCCCATTCGTCATAGTTTTCTGCTGTTAATAGTTTGTATCCAATAAAACGCAAAAATAAATTACACATTAATGAGTCTCGTAATAGTTTAACCATACATGATTGAGGATTATTGTCAGTTCTTATTTCTTTTCTTAGAACAAGAGAACTATTAATATAAATATTTATTGACTCTTTCAATTTAGTAAAATCTTTTGTAACCAATCCTAAAAATCCAAGTCTTTCGTTATAAGAATTTTCCATAATATTATTATAGTATTGTTTATTTCATTTGTTAATATCAACACAAAAAATTGAAAACTAAAATTATAAAACACTACAATTATATATAATAAAATGAATGTCATAAACTATAAAAGTGTTTTGGGTTCTCACGAGATTATTATTGAACTTGATATATTAAATAGTAATGCTTTGTTCAGTATTGAGAAAATAACATTATCTGAACCAGTTGAACTTACTTTGCTTCTTAAAAAAATTACTTATGATTTGAAACAAATAAATATTTGTAGTATTATTCTTCAAGTTACCAATGATGACTGGAAAGAAGTATTTGAAAATATAAAAGATTTTAAATTTGTCAATACAAATGAAATATATAATTTTGTAAATATTAGTATTGATATAGATGTATTTGCTGATGGGTATATGAACGCTCTCACAATATGTGAGGATTAAAAACACACAATAAATATATTTAGTTTATATTATGAATGTCAAAAATACATATAAACATATTTATAAATTGTATTATGTTGCTATGATAAAAGGATATATTAGTGAAACACGATATATAGTTACTATACAAAAATTATGTAGCAAAGGATTTAAAACATATCATATTGAAAACTTTTTAGAATTAATACTTAATTTTCATAACTTAAATTATTTTGATTCTTACAATATTAGTTTATTATTATATTTGAGAGATATTTATTTTAAGAGAATAACAGAATTTTTAGAAGTATTCAAATACACAAATAAAGAAAAAGTAATAGACAAAATTCGTGATATAAAAATTGTATTATGTAATAAACTAAAAATAATACAATCGTTTAAAAAAATTGAGAGATATGATAATGCCTTATTAGCAAGTGTAAATATGGGTGTTTTTGATATATCACAATGGGAAGAATACACAAGAGATGATATTATAAATAGACTAAAATTAATTAAGAAAAAATATTTTACCAATAAACAACTAAAATACATGTGTTGTATTATGATTCATTTAGAGGATTTAGAAAATTACAAAGATTTAGAAACTTATTATTTGGATTTCATAATAAATATAGAAAATAGAATAAAAGAATATATAGAACATTGTAATATTTATGATAATATAGAAAATGATTACGAACATTCGTGTAATAAATTATCTAACGGAGATAATTCAATGTTGGATATGAGATATTATTTAAGAATAATAGAATGTTTATAAAGCAAATAATATTTTCTTATATAAATTTATAAAATGAATGTAAAAATTAAATGTGATAAAAAGACACTCGTTAAACAAATAAAAACAACAGATGATGTTATTGAGAAAACATTATTAAAAAGATTTTTAGCAATAAAAAATCAAGAAATCAAAGAAAAAGAAATTAGAATATTGAAGCAAAAAGAAATGGAGAATGCTATAAAATTAAGAGAAATTCATAATATTAAAGACGAGGAAGAAGAAAAAGAAAAAGCAAAAATAAAATGGAATGATTTTGATGATACTAATACTAATAATAAACTAACAAATAGACTGGATGATGAAATAGATTTTATTTTACAAAAGAAAGAAAAGAAAATCGAGACAGCATTTGACAATGATGAGAATATTCTGTAATCTATTATTCTCATCATTTAACAATGATGATAATATTATGTAATCTATTATTCTCATCATTTAACGATGATAAGAATAATATATAATATAATATTCTCATCATTTAACAATGATGAGAATATTATGTAATATATTTAATAAAGCATTTTACTAATTCATTATCATATTTTATTATTTTTGCTATATCCAATAAATTATATATATTTTTTTTGTGCAATAATAATGTATTTTTTAATAAAACATAAAAATGTATATTTTTGTATTCATTAAATAATGGATTTTTATTTTTTATTGGATTATTTGAATATTGTGAATTAAAATATTCTAAATCAGTTTTGTTCTTTTTTAGATATTCATTAATTAATTGTCTAAAATCATATTTATTGCCAACAATAAATTGCTCAAGATAACTAAAAATATTTGTCAGATTATTCTCATCCAAATAAATAAAATAAGGTGTAATATTTGTGAAAACAATAGATTTACTTTTATGGACGACATTTTCTTGTCTATCTTCAAAAACTATTATTTTATCAAAACTAATTCCCAAATCTTGTTCTATTATAAACATATCTTTGTATTGTTCTTGTGTTGAGTAAATTTTATGAATTAATCCAACACAATCACATATTATTTCTAAGTTTTTCACTAAATTACTAATATAACCTGGATATTTACCATCATCACAATTTTTAGTAAATACTATTATTTTTGTTTCTGGATTAATATCAACAAAACTTTTTAATCTTGTCATAAATTCAATTAGGTCTGGTCTAATAAAATATGTTTTTAGTAATTCCTGATGTAAAATATTTTTTGATATAAATTTTTCGATCATTGTAGCAATAAATTCATATTGTAAATGAAATTCTCCAAGTGTCTCATCTATATCTAACATTATTAGATATTTCTTTCCACCACCTTTTAGATTATTGATTAGATTGATATAAAGTTTTTTATATTTTGTCATATAAAAAACATACATAAATTATTTATTATACTATAATTTTTTCATATCCAAATAAACTAAAATCCTTATCATAAAATTGATTTATAAGTTGTATAGAATCGTTATTGAGATATTTATAATAATTAATTTTATTAGGATTAGCATTTTTAAATTCATTAAAATCAACAAACCCCAATTCATTCATATCTGTTGTCAAAGTTTCAGTATGTAAAATGTGTAAATTAGGAATAATATTTTTATTTTTGTCTATGATGAATTTATACTGTGGAATATTATGATTATCTAAATTTTTTTGTGTCAAATATTTTTGTATTATTGTAAATACTTTATCTTTTTTTGTTTTTATATCAATTTTATCAAAATAAAATAAATCACTTATAATTCTCTCATATGGATTTCTTACAATTGTTATTATTTTGATATTATTAAATTTAATTTTTAGTTCTTTTTTGTATTTATACATACTTTTATAAGTAATATGTTGCAGTGTTGAGTTAATTTTTAGTTTTCTTCGTAGGGGATAATGATAATACAATGATTTATAATTTAATGGTATATCATATTTTTGTGAAAAATAAGTTTCAATTGACGTCCCCCCTGTTTTTGGTATATGTATAAATAAAATGTTTATATCATTTTTCCTAAAATATGGCATATAATAGGATTAGATAATAAACCAACCACTTCCAGAATACCATAAAGTTATACTCATATAAGAAATATTAATAATAAAATCATTTGAACCATTAATAGTGCCCTTAACTGTTATATGATTGGTAATAGCATTGCCCCCAACATCAACAATATGAATAATTCTCCCTATTGTTGTGTTTGGTAATGTTATATCCTGAAACATTTGTTGCTGTGCCAGTAAATGTATTTGCGTTAGTGTTAGATAAATTTGTTGTTGTAGAATTGTTCGCATCAATTTTGCCTAATAGAGAAGGAATAAACGTCATTTATACAAAAACAATAATTAATTTTTATATAAAATAAAAATTATTATCTAAAATAATGATACTCAAATATACATAATATGATTAAGCACTAAAATAGGCTCTTAATCCCAAAGTAAAGTTTTTTATTATTACCACCAGATTGTAATATATTTTTCATCATTGCTGTTTGTAAAAAATCATTATAATCCTCAATGCTTATTTTTTTATCATTAGTATTCATAAACAACGCACAATTTATACGAGTTATTGTATTAATATTTTTTGTTGATGTTGATATTTGATTAGATTTGGAACAATACAAATTATTTGTGCTGTGATTAATATAGTCTGTGAAGTTATCCATAACATTTCTCTCATCATCAGGAATACCACCTCCATCAATTTTTGAACCTATTTTTGGAAAAAATTCTGGTTCAATTCCAACACTCATTTTTGAACCTATTTTTGGAAAAAATTCTGATTCAATTCCCACACTCATTTTTGAACCTATTTTTGGAAAAAATTCTGGTTCAATTCCCACACTCATTTTTGAACCCATTTTTGGATCTTTTCTTACATCAAAATTTTGTAAATCATACATTGCTTTTATCACAAAAAACTTGTTTGATGAATATTCAAGTAATTTATATAAACAATATTTAGAGTTTTCTGTATATAGTTTGTAAAATTCTGTATTCTTTTCTTGTATATTTGGATAATCTTTATCATCTACAATAATTTTTGTATATCCTGTTTGAGATACTTTATAAGATGTCAATGTTATATCGTCATATGATAAAGAACACAAATTCATTGCAAAATTAATTATTTCTTTTGCTTCATTAATATAATTTATTGTAAAAACATTAAATTCTAGGTGTTTGAGTGTGTTGACAGATGAAAGATTATCAGCATTTGTGAAAAGAAATTTTAAAAGATTATCATCCATAATTCTGAAAAATTTTGTGTATTCTGCTTCAGAAAATAATAATTGGTTTTTTTGAGCATAATCCTTAAAACTAACTATATTTATATTTATTGACAAATAAAATAGTCCAACTATACATATTTGTAAAATATATCTGGGTGTTAATATTATAGACCATTCAGGAGCACAATTTGTGCCAAGTAAATATAATATATACAAATATAATATTAAAGAGATTCGTATTGATTTTATTATGTCATATTGAGGTATTCTACTTATAGTGCGTAACGCATTTAAGTAATATTTTTTGTAAAATGGATAACGAAAATTATCATTAATAACACATTCATTTGAATGTACTATACTTGGTTCTAATGTGTCAAAAAGTGATACTTCAAATAATGGTAATTCTTGTTCTAAATGTTTGAATGTGCTAATTTTATCTATCACAAAATAACTATTTCGCTGTAATAATATTGTATTTCTTGTTGGTTTATTGCTATAAGCAGATAAATATATCCAACATTTTGAATTTTTGTTAATTTTAATTTTAAATAATATATTTTTATTAGGTGCTTCATAAATTTTAGCATCTTTATTAAGCAATGTTGAAACATAATGTTGTAATTGAATTATATCGCCAATTTTAAAGTCACTTACATTAAGTATTATTTTATTTATAATATTAACACCATATAATAACTGAAATGAATAAACATAAAATTCTTCATTAATAACTGTTTTATCATACTTCCGGTTTGTTCTTGAAATAATTTTATCAATATTAGCACAAATACTATCATAAGTATAATTAAATTCTGGTAGTTTTATTGTATATAAAATACCATTTGGTAGTGTGATGGTAATATCTAGTTGCTGATTATTGATATATGGTGCAATTGAGTCTATTCTTATATTATTTTCTATATATACACAATAAGTATCCAAAAGTAAATATAAGTCCATTATATAAAAATATACTGCATAAGATGATTTTTTATCATTATTCATTAATATAGTTATCATATTAGATGTATATTGTTTATCTTCTTCCAGACTAATATGTTCTAAAAATATATTATGAACCATAAATTTATCACAAGTTTGTTTAATAACTTGTGTATATAATTGGACTGTGCTAAATATTTTATGTAATATTATAATCATTGCTGTTCTGTCATGTAGAACTTCAACATCAAATATTTGTTCTGTGTTATTATCTGATGTTTTTATATTTACTGGCATTTGTTGTTGATATTCAGTTATTTGAATATAAAATTTTTCTGGTATTGCTTGTTCTCCTAACTTCATAATTTGAGGTTGTAAATTTTTATAATCAGCATGATATTGTTCTAAATCATAATAAGAACATTTTGCCAAATACAAATATGATATTATTTTGTGTAATTTTTTATAATTTTTTTTGAATTTTTTGTGTCTATTAAATATATATTTGATTAGATTCCATATGTTTAATATAAATCCTGAGTAAATAATATTATTTTTTGTATAACAAGATATTATTGGGTTGGGTGTTTCGAATACTTTTAAACCAAAATTTAAGTCAGCATCAACAAAAACATCCGATATTGGTATAAAAATTATATTATACTCGTCAGCAATACGCAGTTTTTTATATGTATCTTCGTCTGGGTCATTATTGAATAAATTTGTAAATATAAATTGTTTTTCTAACCTGCGAAATGCGTGCTTTGATACGTATAATTTCATAAAATTACTCTTAATGCTAAATCTGTCAATACTACCAGGATTATGAACGCCAAAAGCATATCTATCACCATAATAAAAAAAATCATTACACGTTATATATAACTGTTTTACTGCGTCTGCATCTTCCACAACACCAATATTTTTCAATATATTGAATATTTGTAATTTTATATATTTTTTGTTAGGTTGATTGATTTTCTCATTCAGGTATGCAGTTAGTGTTTGCATTAATCTCATAACATCTTGTTCTGTTTTACAATGTATATCATAATCAAATGATTTTTCTAATATATCTGTTGGCACAATAGTATTTAATGCTTTACCACCAGTAACAAAATATGAAATATCTTTTATTTTTGCTAATGAACTGTCAAATAATGTCTCAACAATATTCGTTAAACTATGTTCTATATTACCAACAAATTCTAAAAATGTTAATTTATCTATAACACCATATTTTTCAATGTATGAATCAACTTTAATTGAATATGGACTATATATTTTGATAGGATTATCAGGTCTAATCATTAATAATAATAATAATAATAATAATGAATAAAAAATTTATGATTAACTAAAAAACAGAGCGAAACTCAATAATTTTTTTATAGACAGTTTCAATACTATTATTTAAACTTGGTCTAATTATTTTAATTATACCATTTTTCTTTCCATTGTAATATCTTACTAATGGATCATTTTCATAAATCTTGGGCAATTTAGGAGCAATAATATGTGCTATCTCATTTGACGTAACCAAACTGCAATTTATTGGAGCAAATATCATTGACATTAAATCAATCATTAAATAATCTTTGTCAAATACTTCAAGATTTTTCTTTTTGCTTAACAAATTATGAACTTTGTCTGACATTCCATCAAATATGATTATTTTTTTATTCTTGTTATATAATTTTAAAAAATCAAGCACAACAGAACTAGAACCAATATCTTTAATTACTTGTGGAATTATTTTTACTATTAATGTTGAACCATTGTAATCAATGCTATCTTGTCTTTCATCTTTAAATGGTGTGTCAAGCATAATTGTATATGTGTATGTATCATCTCTTTTTTTAATAAATGGCAAAAATAAATCATTATCAATAGTATTATTCGGGGGAACTAATGTTGGATTCTCATATTCTTTCTTATCTTTTGTTAATTTATATTTCTCAAAACTTAAATTACCCCGTCTCACAAGCATTCTACAAAGATTAGTTAGCATTGTTAGTCTCTTTTTTTCATCATCAAAATTTAAACTAATAAATGATTCGGTCATTTTGTTTATTATATAATTACTATATATTTAGTTATTTGAAATTCAATTTTTTATGTTAGATATATATATATTATTATGTGTGATTTTGAAAGAAAACTTAATATTTATTTTAGAAAAATACATAAATATAGACTACAATCTGGCGGTTTAATATGTGATAAATGTGGCAAACATAAAGAGGAAATAGAAGGAGCAAGTGCGGTTGGAAGTGTTTGTAATTGTGTAATAGATAAAGGAAATAGTGTTACCGAAATTATATACAATAAAGATTTTGATAAAAAATTAATAATAGGCCTTGATGGCGTTGAAGAAATATATAAACCATTTTTAAAATTTGTTTATGGTGATAAGATTTTTGCCAACACAAGTGAGAATGTTAAGAATAGATTTAATACACCACCAGAAGCAAGAAAAAAAACAATTGAAGTAATGACGAATATATTGTCTAAATCTGGTAATCTCAAACAATTACATATTTTAGATGCCAATGCGAATATTGGTATGGATTCGGTTGAATTTTGCAAACATTTTGATCGTGTATCAAGCATAGAATATTACGAAAGTTATGCGAAAGCACTTGCTTATAATTTGAAAGATTTTAAAAATAAAACTGTGTATTGGGGTAGTTGCTTAGACTTTATAAAAGATAAAAAATTATGTGAGAATATTGATGTAATTTATTTTGACCCTCCCTGGGGTGGAAAATATTATAGAGATAAAACAGACTTATGTGGTGTTTATGATGATGAAAAAAAATTAGTTCAAATTGATAGTATAATTAATAAATGTTTTCAAGACTATCCAAACATAAAAGCAATATTTGCGAAATTACCTATACACGGATCCGGGTCAGCAATTGAAAGAGATAAAATAGATATTAAAATTACAAAGCAATTAAAAACGATTTCCAGTAAAGAAATTAAATTTATTGACAACTATGAAAATATTCTTGTTAAAAAAAAAGAAGAAATAAAACATTCTGACGTTCCTATCATACAATATACAAATGAAAAAGGTAATAAATATTCTTATTTTCTTTATGCGTTTGTTAGGATATAAGTCCCCAAAAAAATTGATTTTTAAACATATTATAGGATAAATAATATAATATATTAATATCACTAATGACTGACAAACAAGAATATTTTAATAATGACCCAATCGTCAAGAATATTAGAGGAATTAAGTTTGACATTCTTAGTGGGGAACAAATTCGAGCGATGAGTTCAATGAAAGGAACTCACGGAATTGAAATACCAGAATTATATGACAAGCAAGAACCAAAATTAGGTGGATTATTAGATCCAAGAATGGGAGCAACAACATTTTCAACCTGTGCTACATGTAATTTTGAGACAAAATATTGTCCCGGTCATCCTTCTCATATTGATTTGGCAGAACCAGTTTTTAATATTTTGTTCATTCCTTATGTTAGAGGAATTTTAGAATGTATTTGTCTTAATTGTTCAAATATTTTAGTTGATAAAAATACTGATAAATTTAAACAAATTCTAAAAATAAAAAATAATAAAAATAGATTTATAAAAATTCGTGAAATGGCACTTAAAGCAAAAATATGTATGAAACCAAATCAAGAATGTGGAACTACTGTAACAAAAATATTAGTTGAAATAAAAAAAAATACATCTGACATTGAAATATATTCAGTGTTTGAAACAATGGATGATGATAAAAAAGCAGAAAAGAAACAGAAATTTGAATTGAAACCAGAAACAGTAGCAAATATATTGGATAATATTTCAGAAGAAGATTGTAAAATTTTGGGTATGGATAGCAATCGAAGCAAACCAAGTAGTATGATACATAAAGTTTTTCACGTTCCACCATTACCAGTTCGCCCAAGTATGCGTGGTCTTTTTAATGGAGGCACATCTTCCGAAGATAGTCTTACTGGAAAATTAACTGAAATTGTAAGAGCAAATATTAGAATGAATAAAAATAAAGAAACAAATACTGACAATTCATTGAAACATTCAAAGCATTACTCACATTTCTTACAATTACAAACCGCACTATATTATAATCCTGACTTAATTCAAAATCCTAAAAATGATGCCAAAGGAAATCAATTTAAGTCTATCACAGAAAGATTAAAAGGAAAGCACGGAAGAATTAGAAAAAACATTATGGGAAAAAGAGGAGACCATAACGCACGAACAGTTATTACCTCAGATGCTTCAATCGGAGCTGATTGTGTTGGTGTGCCAGTTAGAGTAGCAATGACAATTACATATCCAGAAAGAGTAACAAAAAATAATATTGAAAAATTGACACAATTAGTTAAAAATGGATGTGACAATTATCCTGGAGCGAACAATGTATATATTAGTGATAGTGAAAATGCAAGACCAATTTATTTGAAATATAAAAAAGAAGAATTAGTTTTACAAATTGGTGATATTGTTGAGAGACACTTACAAGATGGCGATATTGTGCTACTTAACAGACAACCATCATTACACAAACAATCAATGATGGGACATAGAATTAAAGTTATTAATGATCCATCATTACTTACATTTAGATTGTCACCCGCTGTGACAACACCATATAATGCCGATTAACTAACATCTCGTCCTTGTTAAGGTTGGCAACAGGTGGCTGCTTAAAAGGTTGGAAGAAATCCTTTTAAGATAAACAGTGTAAATCTTCTACTGGAAACAGTATATAACCATCTAGTGTTCTTTAAAAAAGAATGCGATGTATTCAAATTGCTGGAACCCCCTAAAACTCATTCTTCCAAGTTAGTATTGTGAAATACTGATGGCTGCGGAGAAAAACCACAGGTATGGAAATAACGAATGAGGTATCTTAATGTTGTTGTTAAAAATAAAAAAAAGTTTGTGATTGGATTGAGCACCCAATTATAAACGAAAATAAAAATAAAACAGTTTGTGATTGGATTGAGCACCCAATTATGAATGAGAATAAAAATTAGAAAAAATTAAAAAAAAGTTTGTGATTGGATTGAGCACCCAATTATGGACGAAAAGAAAAACTATTGATTTATTAATAAAAAATTGAAATTTAAAGTGTTTGTTATGTATGTTTTATATATTATAATTACACAATATGACTTCCAAAGGAATTAAGTATCTTAGTAAAATCAAGTCTGAAACTACCAAGACTGAAAATGTCAAGACTGAAAATGTCAAGACTGAAAATGTTAAGACTGAAATTAAAAAACAAACAAGTAAAGATTATAATAATAAAGATGTAGAAGAAACTGAAAATACATCAGTTATTTACAGATTTACTAACACAAAAAATAATAAAATTTATTTCGGGCAGACAAGATCTTTTGAGATAAGAGCAAGAGATGGGATTACATATTTTAGTCATAAAGGAGCGTTAAAAAAACATATTTCTTGTTCTAAACATCTTAAAAATGATAAAAATCCATTACATAATGCGATTGCTGAAAGCACCCCAGAATTATTCAAAAGTGATATTATGGAAGTTACAACTTATGAAGAGGCGCGAAATAAAGTAAAAGAATATATCAAAAAATATAAATCAAATGATCCAAAGATTGGATATAATTATACAATTGATGATGAAGGCAATATTCATCAAGAGAGTGCGATAAGTGTTGAAAATAGAAAGAGAGGAGCAAAGGGAATATTAAAGACTAATAATAATGATGCGAAAGAATTACCACCTAATATACATGTAGTGTATCATAATGTTTCAGGAATTGATAATATAGCAGGTTATAAATATCGTCTTACACATACTGATGGCACACAACATACTAAATCATTTGCTGAACCATCAATAACACTTAAAGAGAACTTAGAAAATGCTGTTAATGAACTTGCACAACTTCAAAAAAAACTTGGAATACAAGTTATTAAAGCAAAACCGCAAGAAAATAAACAAGAAATAAAACCAGAAACAAAACCAGATGTAAATGAGGTTGAAATAATATTGAGCGATGGTTCAAAACACAAAGAAAATCTAACAACCGGTGTCATCTATAAAATAACAAATAAGACGAATAATCTCGCATATATTGGAAAAGCATATTCTTTTGTTAAAAATGGATGCCAACCAATTAGACGACACGGAGCGTCAGGGCGATGGGAACATCATTGTACTTCAGCAAAAAATAATGCTGATGATTGTCCTGCTTTTTATACTGCTATTCGAACTGATGGAAAAGACAATTTTAAAGTTGAAACACTTGGTGTATTTCCAAAAGATGAACTAAAAGCAAAAGAAACAGAATATATAGAAAAATATAAAACTCACGATCCAAAATTTGGATATAATTTTTTCATTGGTGATAGCAAACCAACCGAAGAAACACAAAAAAATAAATATGAAGATAAAAAAGCGAAAGTAAATAGAGAACGTAAAATAGAAAGAAATGATAAAAACAAAGATTTGCCTAAAGGAATTTGTACGTATAACAAAGATAATTCTAAGGGTTATCGAGTAAATATCAAAGATAAGACTGGTAAAGTTTTAAATAAAGCTTTCGCAAATAAGAATATGTCTATGAAAAAGAAACTCAAACTCGCAAAACAGCAATTAATTATTTTCAAACGTCAAATATTTCCTGATGAAACATTTGAAAGTATGGAAGATAAGACAACAAGTGAAGACAGTGATGAATAAAAAAATTGAAATTATTATTATTAGAAATATTAGTATTGTATAATAAAAATAATTCAATAAAAATGTAATTATTTTATTTAATAAATTGATATAATTTTTATGTGCTCCCATAAAAGTTCTATCGATTTAGTTCATAATGATATTATTATAAAAAAAAGATTATGATTATTCTTTGGTTGCTCCCCATTGAATATATTATGATTTATAAAAAATAAAATGCTCTTAAATTAAAAATGCTCTTAAATAAACAACAACAAAGTAATGGGAAATCAGCAGCCAAGTTTCTGTGTTCCAACATACAGAAAAAGGTTCAGAGACTAGACGGATACAGGTGTTAGTTTTAAACTAGCGCTCAAGGTATAGTCCAATCTTATGGGAAACTATAAGTATTATTATTCATTTCAAATGAAATGAATAAATCCCCCAATCTCAATGTTCGACGGGGATGAGATGAATATACACGTACCACAAAAGATACAAACAAGAATAGAAATAGAAGAAATAGCAAACGTAAGAAAACAACTAATAACTCCCTCGCGTTCAGTCCCAATCTACGGTATAGTGCAGGATGGATTGCTGGGTGCGTATAATCTAACAGATGACAATACGAGAATATCATGGCATAATGTTATGAATATTCTAAGTTATACTACATTTAATGAATATGATAAAATAGAAAAAAACAGAGAATATACTGGAAAAGAATTATTTAGTATGATTATACCCAATAAAATTTCTATGAAAATGAAAGATGTTGAGATTGTTGAAGGAAAATTAATAAAAGGAAAAATTAATAAGTCAATTATTGGTGCTAAATCTAACAATGGTCTCTTACAATATATCTGGGATGAATATGGCGAAGACAGAGTATGTACTTTTATTGATGATTGCCAAAAAATGGTTAATAATTTCAATCTAATCAATGGTTTTACAGTTGGGGTTATTGATGCGAAAATCCCGGAATTGATTACATCTCAAATAAATGAGTATCTCGAAAATGTAGTAAATAAGATTGAAATTGACATTACTAACGCCGAGAACAACCCATTGTATATGACAACAAAAGCATTTGAGAAGAAATTATTCTCAGACACAAATATTGTTCGTGATGATGTTGCTAAAATTGTTATTGGAAGTATTTCAAAGAAAAATAACTTTCATATTATGATGACATCTGGTTCAAAGGGTGGAAGCGATAATCTGGGTCAAATGATTGGAGCAGTAGGACAACAATCATTTGAAGGAGGTATTATGCCAAAAACTTATGCTGACCGTTCGTTATGCTATTTTTATGAGAATGATGACAGTCCCGTTGCTCGCGGGTTATGCCATAATTCTTATATGAATGGTTTGACGTATCCAGAATTTTGTTTTCATATGAAAGCAGGTAGAGGTGATACCGTTGTGAAAGTATTAAAAACAGCAGAATCAGGATACGCCCAAAGAAAACTTGTCAAGACAATGGAGGATGTTATGATTAAATATGACGGAACAGTGAGAATTGCTAATAATCAAATAATTCAACAAATTTATGGTGGAAATGGAAATGACACTACTATGCAATATTCTTATAATATATCGATGATAGAAATGAATAATGAGACAATGAAGAAAAACTTTTCGTTTAATCCAGAAGAATTAAAAGAATTTAATGATTTTAATGAGAAAGACAATGAGAAATTATTAGGTCTAATGCTTAATATGAGAGACAATGCCAGAATAAATTATGTTAAAGCATCACAAAAATTTATTACTATGAATTCTGATTATAAAATAGCTATTAATTTGAATAGAATTGTGGCAAGTCTTAAAAACACTAAAAAGAATTTAACAAAAGACAAAAGAATGACACCAAAATACATTTTAACTAAAATTGAAGAAGTTCTAAGTCTTGAGAATACACCATTGATTAAATTGCCAAAGAATATGAAAATTAGTGATAATATTAGAGAAGATGAGCATTATGCTAAAACTATTTTGCGCTTATGCTTGTATGACGCATTGAATCCCAAAAAATATTTGACATTATATGACAATTCATTTGACACATTTAATAATGTAATTGAGAATATCAAGAATTCATTTAATGACAATATTATTGAAGCAGGCAATATGATTGGTGTTATTGCGGCCCAATCATTAGGAGAAGCAGTGACACAAATGACAATGAACACATTTCACTTAGCAGGTATTGCTTCTCTAACACATTCTTCGGGAGGTGTGCCAAGAATTAATGAACTTATTTCAGCATCTAAAAATCCTAAAACACCGCAAATGTTTGTGTATTTAGAAGATAATTATAAGAGTTCAAGAGATATCGCACACAAAATTAGTTCATATCTTGAGAAAACAACAATGGGAGATATTAGAGGCGAACTTAATGTGTATTATGACCCTGAACCAAATAAGAAAGATAGTATTATGTCAAAAGATGGAATTACCGAAACTTTTTACAGTAAAAAACTTGCTAAAAATAGTTGTAGCGCTTCTATTAATAACCTGCCGTGGTTGTTTAGAATTGAAATTAATAAAGAAAAAATGTTAGATAAAAATATTACACTACTTGACATAAAAACTAAATTGTGTCTATGGTGGGAAAAGAGACATTCAATTGTTATGCTCAAAAAAGAGAAAATATCATTACTCAAAAAAATAACATCTTTTGCTGTCCTTTCAAATAGTGATAACGATGAACAACCAATTATACACATAAGATTTAATGTAAAAGACACCACAAAAGTAGATAATAAAAAGAAAACTAAATCTGCTGATATTTTCAATCGCAAAACACTAATTGATTTTGCTGATATGCTTGATAAATTTAAAATAAAAGGTGTTGAAGATATTGAAAGAATTAATGTTATATCAAAAGACAGATTTATAGATGCTTTTGATAAAGATGGAATGAAAATTGGAGAAGAACAAGTCATTTTCACATCAGGTGTCAATCTAAAAGATATAAGATATATTACAGGTATTAATCCATACAAAACATTTAGTGATGATGTTATGCAAACATATCAAACATTTGGGATTGAGTTTGCTCGAAATAGACTGATTAATGAATTTATCAAAGCATATGATAATGCTGGTAATGCTGGATTAAATCCCCAACACATTTCTATTCTGGTTGATATTATGTGTTTTGGTGGTATTGTTATTTCTGCTGATAGACACGGAATGAATAAAGCAAATATTGACCCACTATCAAAAGCATCATTTGAAAAACCAATTGATGTTTATTTGTCAGCATCAGTCTTTGGTGAAATTGACAAAATGAATAGTGTCTCTTCAATCTTACATGTAGGAGGCGTCTTTAAAGGAGGCACAGGATATCCTGAAATTCAAATGGACATTGATATGATTAAAAATTCAGAATATATTGACAAAGATGACAAGTTATTAAAACAACATATTCCTATCAATACTATAACAAATGCTATTATGGACGAAAATGATAGCGATGATGATTTGTATATGCCTTAATTTGTTTATAAACATAAAATATATTATTAATAAATTTTATTAACATAAATTTTGATTATAGATATGCTTCCGCAACAGAATAACCAATAGAACAAACAAGTGTTACACCCATCATTATCCATAATGATATCATATATTCATCATTTTTTTTATAGTGAATTTGTTTTTCCTTGCCAGTGTATGAGTTTCCTGTATAATAATATTTGTTTGCCATAACAAACGCATACGAAAAACCAATAATGAATCCTGCTAATACAATTGATAAAATATTAAGATATGCTTTTTTATTATTTAGAGTAATTAAAGCATATTCACTAATAATAAGAGCCACTATAACAAATCCTGCTAAAAGTAATGTCCAGAAACCACCATAAACACCAAATTTTTGTTCAATCATTATACTATATATTTAGAAATTTATCTTTAAAAAATTGAATTTTTTAAAGATAAATACAGCAATTTAATTGAATATAAAATGAATGAGAATTTGCCATTTGTAGAAAAATTTAGACCAATAATATTAGACAATGTATTATCACAAGATATGACTATTAGAGCATTGAAAAAATTTATTGAAAATGATAATATGCCCCATTTATTATTCTATGGACCACCAGGAACAGGAAAAACATCAACAATAAATGCTGTTATTAATGAATTATATGGAGTTCAAAATGTTCAATATATGACAATGACAATTAACGCTTCAGATGAGAGAGGCATTGAAATAGTAAGAAATAAGATTAAACCATTTATATCTTCTTATTCACTATGTAATACAACTGATAATAACATTCCTAGTTATAAATTCGTAATATTAGATGAAGCAGACGCAATAACACAATCAGCACAAAAAATGTTAAAGAAAATAATTGAGGAATACACAGATAGAGCAAGATTTTGTCTTATTTGTAATTGTATAAAATATATTAATTCTGCTTTACAATCGAGATGTATATTGTTTAATTTCTCACCACTTAATTTTGATAGTGTTAATAAAAAGATTATAGACATAGCAAAAGAGAATAATTTTAATATTACTAAAAATGGTATAGAAACTATATGGAGAATATCAAATGGAGATATGAGAAAAGTTTTACATATGCTTCAAGTAATTTCTATAAATAATGATACTAAAAAGATTGATTCGCAGTATGTATGCTCTTTTCAAAAATACCCATACGAAGAAGAAATAAAAGACTTATATAATATATTGATTAAGAAAAACTTTAAACAATCAAATATATTTTTTGAAAATTTAATGAAAGAAAAGAATTATTCATTGCTCGATATTTTAAGTGAGATTATTATAAGTATTATTAAAGATATTATTAGTAAAAAAATAAGCAGAAATGATGCGATAAAATTAATAAAAAATCTTAGAGAATGTGAAAATAACATTATTATCACAAATGATACTCAAATACAAATGACAAACATCATTTCTGTTTTTAGTTTATAAATATATAAATGACTGTTAAACATTATAATTTGTATGAATTTATTAATGATATTTTTTTTAATAAATATTTGAAAGATATATCAAAATTATTATTCAAACAATTCAAACAAACACTAACAATTGCGGAAGTTCATAATATGATTTTATTACAAGATTATATATTTATTAATTTTGATGAAGATAATGATGAAAAAATAATTGCGATTGCTTATGTTAGTTATACAAAAGATTATAAAAGTCTGAAAATAAAACCAACTTATGTATTATTAGAAAAATTAAATATCAATGAATTTAGCGACTTTTATATGTATCCTTATATAAATACTTTTTGTAGAGATCCAGATATAAAATATAAAGGATGTGGAAGTATTTTGATTAATTATATTTTTGATTATTTTACAGACAGGAATGAAGAATATATTTATTTATCAGCAGGTTCAACAAATACATTAAAAAAAAATTATGATAATGATAATAAATGTGGATTGAAAAATTATAAATACAATGATGATAAAACACCATATTATCAAGCAAATAAAAAATTAATAAAATATTATTCATTACTAGGATTTGAAAGATTTGAAAATATATATTCGATACATTTATGTAATTATGATAACTATGATTATGTTTTATTAGAAGTATTAAGAAAAAAACTGAAAAAAAATGAAATTTAAAAGGTTAAAATATATTTCGGTATATTATTTAATCTAAAATGCCGAAAACAAGTAAAGCAGTCAAGAATATTAATGAAAAAATTAATGTTTCCAATGTTTTTAATATCTTAGATGATGATATTGATGATAATGAATTGGTTAACAATACGAAAGAAATAATAGAAGAAAAACCAATAAAAACACAGGATAATATTACAAAAATTAAGACAAAATACATTGCTCCATTACTTATGAAGAAAAATTACGATGAACCACAAGTATCCACACAAAAAGAACCACAAATACCATATTATAATGATAAAATTAAAACAACAGGCGAAGACCTTAAATTAAACTCATTATGGAGAGTGTGGATACATGAAAATAATAATGAAAAATGGGATATTGAGTCTTATAATTTAATATACACTATTGAAAACATCGCCCAATTATGGAGATTTATGAATACTTTTGATAATATGGATAGAATTAATAGACAATTTTATATAATGAGAGATGGTATTATGCCAATTTGGGAAGATAACAATAATAAAAATGGTGTAATATGTTCAATCCGTTGTGATAATATAATGAAAAATATAACAACAAATACTGAATTTGGTGTTGATGTTTTTTGTTGCTTTTGTATAATGGTTATGAATGAATGTTTTACAAAGAAGAATTCAGATATTAATGGTCTATGTTATTCAATTAAAAACAGAAATATTTTAATTAAATTTTGGATTAAAAATTATGAGGAAAATAAAAATTTTACTGATAAACTCCCATTACAAATTTTAAATACTGTTGATGATGTTATTATATCTCTGGATACACGCAAGAAAAATAATAAAATTTCAGTTCAAGTTAAACAAATTCAACCTGAAAATTAATATAATTATCTTTTGGTTGTTGTGCTCGCTGTTTCGGTAGATTTCGCACTCGCTGTTGCACTCGATTTAGCACTCGATTTAGCACTCGATGTAGCACTTGATGTATTAGTTCTTTCATTTATTTTCTTCATAATAATATCTGCTTTTTCTTTTATTATTTTGAGATTATCTTTTAATACTTTTTTTATTTCTTCTTCTGTTATTAATTTTAACATTTCATTTGCTCTATCTAATCCATTTAGTTCTGGATTTTTTGTTTTAACTCGATCATAAAAAAATGATTTAAGTGCTTTTGCCAACAATGATTTATCACTTATTGGCAAATCTTTTGCTGGTAGGTTCGATAAACATTTTAATTCTGCTTGTTTATGTAATCCAGATACGTGTTTAGCAAGCGTTCTTGCCATTGCTTTCATATTAAATTTTTTAGTTTTTTTAGATTTTTTAGATTTTTTAGATTTTTTAGTTCTTTTAGATTTTTTAGATCTTTTAGATTTTTTGGGTTTAGTACCACCAGTTAATCCAGCAACTATTTGATTCACTATATCATCAGTGTCAGTTAATACGGTGCTTTCTTCACCTTTGCCACCAAGTTGTTTTATATTAATAACAATATCTTCACCATTATTATCAGTTATATCGCTTATTTGTGATAAAAATTCTGGTAATTCCATTCTGACAGGTCTCTGAATGTCTTTATTAACATTGTATCTTTCGGGTCTATCAGTAGCACTAATTTCTGAAAATACTCTATCAAGCATTCTCTCGGTATGTTTATCTGTATCACCTATTTGTGATAAAAATTCTGGTAATTCCATTCTGACAGGTCTCTGAATGTCTTTATTAACATTGTATATTTCGGGTCTATCAGTAGCACTAATTTCTGAAAATACTCTATTAAGCATTCTCTCAGTATGTTTATCTATATCACTTATTTGTGAATATTCATCGGTGTGCGTTGTGTCAAATGAATTAACAATATCACCAATTGCTTTAACAATATTATCTTGATTTCCTATTGAATTATTCATTAACATTATTGGTTGTTGTTCAATAATAGTAAGAGGTTTATTTTTCATTCCAAAAGTTTCAGAAAAATCAAATGTATAATTGTCACTGTCACTGCAACTGTCACTCGAACTGTCATATTCACTTATAACTGATACTACAATCATATCATTATTATTAGCAATCTTCTTTGCTCCTTTTGAGTACATATATTCAACAACTCGGGGTAAATCCATTTCACAAGCATAATGAACTGGTGTGTTGCCTAATTTGTCTTTGATATTAAGACTATCTTTTTCATTTTTGATTAGATTAATTAATGCTCTTCTAATAATTGGCGACTTTCTGAAATTAATTGTTAGTAAATGCAAAATATTTCTCTTGTTCTCATCCGTAATATTCATATCGGGGACAAATTTTTGCTCCAATAAAAAATCAACAATTTTTGTGTCAGGATTTGTCAATGCTTTCATTATTAATTCAGTAGCATTCAGCGTTTTCTTACAATCTGAACCAAATAAATAATTCAAAAAACTGCCACCACTCATATTTTTTATTTTATCTAAACTATCACTTGACATTATTTATATATTATACAATATTAAAAAAAATTATAACAATATAAATTTTATAAATTATATATATAACGATGTCAGACAGATATAATATACCACTCATTATTATTGTTGGTTGTCTATTAATTTTTGCTTTTTATTATTTCTTTAAAAAAAATAGTGTTGTGAAAAATAATGGCACACTAAATGTTAAAGTTGAATCTAGCAATATGAATCAAACCTCCTCAGATGATGACAATTCATCATATACTCCAGATTATAATAGCAATAGTTCTGATGATGACAGTATTGCTAGAATTGGGCGTCGCGGACAAGGAGGACTCGATAGAGACTATTTTGAACAACAAGGAGGCATACCAAGAGAAAATTCTTATCGTGCTAAAAAACAAGATTTAAGCAATGTTGACCCTGACGCTTACGAGATTGATGATATGACAAAAGATGATAACAAACAATACACTCCTATTGATATAAGTGATGGCAATAGGCTTTCACTTACACAAGCTAGTTATAAACTAGAACGAAAAGACAAATATGGCAATATTCACGGCAAAGTTGATTTTGACAATTACAAGGGAACGTCAACCGAAAAACACGATTCAAATCAATTACTACCACAAGAAAAAGAAGCAGATTGGTTTCAAACAATTGAAACAACTAATGTTAAAAATAGCAACCTGATTAATATTTACAGACCAATTGGTGTAAATACTATTTCTTCAAGTCATAAACTTGCTTCTTATGACCTTAGAGGAACTGTTCCTTGTCCTAAATTCAATGTGGCACCATGGAATCAATCATCGGTTGCCCAGGATACTTCATTAAAATCTCTTTGTTAAAATCTATTTGTTAAAAAATTGAATTTTAATCTTCTAAACTAATATTTATAATAATTAACAAATAATTTTATGGATTACACAAAATTACTTAACAAGTTTATTCATATTTATAATATCCAGCATAATGTTAAAAATTCTTTTTTTGATGGCATCAATGACAATGAAATTACCAGCACAAATCCCCAACACGAAATGTTGTATGAATATTTAGAACGTCATAAAGAACTCGAAAAAGAAAATAGTAATTATGTTGATATTTACAAACCTGGTGTTCCTATTGAGAATGACAAAAATTATGATGTTTATGTTATTATCGATGATAATAAATTACCAATATATTTATCTTTGTCATTTATGAGTTTATTGAGTTATGGTGTAGCTAATTTTAAGGAATTTTTCGGATGGACTATTATTAAGTTATAAAATAATAATATAAAATTTTTGTCTATTATTTTGTTATCATAATAAATAATATTGACTGGTGAGGTTAAATAAAACAATAATATAATCTCTACCAAATCCGACAAGTCCCCAATTAAAGAGACCATTCTGACACCGAGCAACAACGAGTTAGATTCACAACCACGTGTTCACTTGGAGGTTTACCAACTGGTATGATTGCGATGGTTTCTGGAACACCTTTTCTATTCAATGTCACACTAATGATTCTTGCTTTAGGATAATATAGTTCCATTCCCCAAAAGCTTGATGCGTGGACTTTCACATTAACTTCCTTACCATCTCGCAGACACAACATCAAGGCAGGCACGAACAATTTGGGGATGCCAATTTCTATTCCTGGCGGTTGTTTGGTGGTTACACTTACCGGAAATGAGAGACCTGTCTTCTTTGTGGTAAATTTCCCAAAAGTAATTTCATCTCCATTTATCTCAGGTCTTGACTCGAAAATATAAGACCGCATAATGTCAGACTCATAACCAGGAGTCATCGTGCAGAAGCAAATAAGACCAATTTCGCCATCTTGAACTTTGGTTTTTTCGGGTTTATAACGTGCAACAATCAAAGGACCACATTTGCCATTTTCGCCATCTGCGCCATCTTCGACATCTTCGCCATCTTCGCCATCTTTGCCATCTTTGCCACCTTCGACTTTCACTATTTCGGGTTTAGAATGGCGATTAAACAGAATTTTTCCTTTCGTGTCCCTGACTGTGTCAACATATGCCTGACATGTCCTAGTAACATTACCAGTGCATACAGTAACCCAGAATGAACTCAAAACCAAAAGTTTTAAAAACTCGAAAAGCGAAAAGCGAAAAGGTTGAGAAGATTCGTCCTGAGTATCAGAAATGGGAGAAGTAGCAGCAGCTGCGGCAGAAGAAGACATTTTAATAATTTTATTCATCTAAACAATTAAAAGAACAATATGTTAATATTTTCATTTTTTATCAACTAAAAAAAATATATTATACTAATATATATGTCGAGCAATCGTAATAATGAGGATAATGACAGTTCATTTGTATCTGATATAGGCGACAAAGAAATCAGTAATAATGCTTTTGAATATGATGACAAAAAAGTACATGAAGAATTTGTTAAAACTGTTCTTGTTGATAAAGTTAGCAAATATATTAAACTTGATAATATAATAAAAGAAAAACAAGACAAATTAAAAACAGAACTAAAAAAAATAAAGGATGCTAAAGAACAAATGGAAGAATATATCATATCATATTTAGACAAAAATGATGCTGAATTTTTAGGATTAGGAAATGAGAAACTTATTAAGACTGTTAAAGAGACAAAAGCGCCCATTAAAATAGAAAACATAGAAGAAAGTCTTGTGGAAGGATTTAAAAAATATGAATTATATAAAAATGATGAAGAAATATCAAAAGTTGTTAAAGATTTTCTTATGACAATTGACAGTAAAAGAAAAATAACACAACGTAAATATTTAACACGCGAGAATAATAAAAAAGAAGATAATAAAAAAGAAGATAATAAAAAAAAAGAAGTCAAAAAAGAAGTAAAAAAACAGGTTAAAAATAAAAATTAATGTAATAATAATGAACTATTGGTTATCTAAAAAAACTAAGAACAATAATGAATATAGCAATTATTTTTATTCTTTGTATGATTATAAAGATACAAAAAATATTATTTATGATGAAGATGACATTGACTTATACCAGGATGATTATTATGATATTTCTGATATTACAAAAAACGAACAATTAGTAAAATTTGTAAAAAGCACTAATCAAATTTCTTGTAATTTTATTTATAAATTAATTTTATTTACAAGATTTAATTATGATATTCCAGTTGTTGAGACTAATATAATAAATGAAGGTTATTACAAAAGTATTGATATTATTATAAACAAAGATGAATTTTACGAATTTTTATTTAATTGTTCGAATTAATTATTTAACAATAAATCACAAATATTATTTTAAATGGAAGCACTTAAAATAATAGAAATGAGTATCACCAGACTAGAAAACAACATGATGAAATACACAGATGATTTAAAATACATTTGGGAAACTAAAATAGAACCATTTGTAAATTCAACTGATTGTAATATTGATTTTAATCACAAATTTACTTTTGATAATTTCCACGAGTTTATGTTAACACAAAAAACATACGGATTTATGTTATTGGCGCACACGAGATTAACAGAACAAAGACAATTTTTAAGGGAAAATACTATAGACAACAGGTGAGATAAATCGTGGAATAATAACTGGTCTAACAACAAGTTGGGGATTTAGTGTGGTATTATATATTGGACTGGTGTATAATGATGGAAAATAATTAAAGATAGGAGTATTAATTCTGGTTCTAAATGTTGGATATTGGTCTGATGATGAAGAAGAACTATGACGACGGCGTCTGGGGCGATGTTTAACTTTTGATTTAGCATCAGAAGAAGCAGTAGACGACGAGTCAGAAGACGAGTCACTAGATTTTTCCCCACCACTAAGAACATCATCATTTAATTTGTCTGCGTGTTCCATAACATTAGCGCGGAATGTGTCAAAATGTTCTTCTTTAATATTAGCATCAAACTTTTTAATTTTATATGATTGGTTTTTTCTATTTTCTTCAACTTCGAAATGATGAAGTGCTCCACCATTCATTTCTTTTACAGAAAATAAAAATTTAGAACTATGACCTCCTACATCTTTTGTTAATGCCTTCCAAACTTTTTCTGCGGCGTCAATTGAAGTTTTTGCTATAAAAATATTAGAATCATTATTTCCATCTAACATAATAGGATTTACTACCTCAAATTTTTTTACCATTTATATTATAATAATATAAAACTTTTTTAGTTTATATTAATTTTTATTATAACTTCATATCACAATTTAAGCACACTTTATTAAATATTAAATTTGATTTTGAACAATACAAACATTTTTTATGTGAGTTTGTTATAATATTATTATTAAATTTGATACCATAAGAAGTTGTAAATATAATTCTGTCTTTTGTGTTTGTATGTTTTTTTGTATCATAAACTGGCACAGTATATGATTTTATCATAATATAAAATTATATATTTTTTTGAAAATAAGCAAATAATTATTAGTTATTGATGAATTATAATATACTCATAATATTGCCAAACAATTGACAAACCAAAATTGTGTAATAGCCAAAGGTTAAAACCTTTGCCTATTGTTTTTTTTTTGGTTGTCAATTGTTTTGGTAATGTTTATAATTCAATTTTATATTCAATGTATAAATACCTTGAATAAAAAATTGATATCTCCCATATTAATTTTTTATTCAATGTATAAATACCTTGAATAAAAAATTGAATTATAAATATCTAAACAATCTAACACTAATATAATAAATAAATGAACATCTTTAAAGCTGTTACAAATGAAATACAAACTATGAAAACAATAACTGAGATATTAATGTCTTCAGTTTCAGAGGCAAATCTTGATATAATCAAAAATGTTGATGCTGGAAACACCCAAGTTAAAAAATCAGCAGATGTTGATAAGAAAAAAGATGTTATCAAACCAAAGAAAATGGATGAGAATACATCAAAGGGACAAATTAGAATTTTTACAAAAGATGCAAACCAAGTAATGATTACATATATTGTGTTATATGGACACGCATTCAAAACATTTGATTTAGTGCCTGATAAATATAGTGTTGGATTAAATGTTGATGAATTTTATAAATATATTAAAAATGTTGATAAAGAGGGTGAATTATCAATGTCTATTTTAGCTGACAATACTCATTTTATAAATTTTAAAGTTGAAAATGAAGAGAGAAAATCAAGAGTGTCAAGTTGTCAATTACGAGTATTAAATGTGCCAAATAAAAAAGATAAAAAAATAGAGACAGAATTTACTTTGGGTGTTATTATTGACTCAAAAGATTTTCATAAGACTTGTAAAGATTTACAACAATACGCCCAATTTGTTGAGATTACTTGTGATACTACCCAACTGATTATTACATGTGCAGGTGATGGAAGTAATCACAAAAGAGAATTTAAAGCAGATGGTTCAAAAGATGCTATTACAATTAAACATAAAAAAGATAAAGACACAACTGAACCAGTTATTATCAGATTATTATTTGACCTAAAATATATTAATATGATGTATAAATGTCAAGATTTGTGTGATGATATGGTTATATACTTAAAAAAAGACAGTGTTATGTTTTTTAAATATGGCATTAAAATGGATGGAGAAATGTATGTAGGAATTGCTCCTTCTAATAAAAATAAAAATATGAATTATGATGCTAGTAATGAAAGTGCTTATGATACAGGAGCAGAAGACATAAAGTATAAAAATTAATTTATCATAAACTAATTTGATATTATTTTATAATAAATTAATTTGTTATGTATCCATAATAAATTAATTTATTATAAAATAATTAACATTATTTTATAATAAATTAATTTGTTATGTATCCATAATAAATTAATTTATTATAAAATAATTAACATTATTTTATAATAAATTAATTTGTTAATTTCTTTTTCTTAATTATTTTACGCGTTCTTTTGGTTGTAAAATATCTCAAATATTTTGGTCGTCGTCCTTTCTTCTCATTTCTTGTCAGATATTTGTAAAATGTGTCTTCTCTTGAAATATTCTTCAATATGATACGTTCATTGATAAAACTATTTAGTATTATAGAATTTGTTATGATTGGTTGGTTCATTTTTGTTTATTATTTACGTATTAAATAATAAATAGTTTAAAATTCAATTTTTTCTAGAAATATATAATATACAATTTATTATGGAACAATTAAGTAAAAAACTAGAAGTTCCGGTTTGTGCTGATTATTTAACCGAAGATAGAAATGATATCAGATGTTCAAGATGTGGAAAACCACCGGGTGCGCATGTAATAAAATCGAAGGAACAAACATCCGCATCACCTATCAATCAAAAATGGGGTTGTAGTATATGTACTTTTGAAAATCCTGCTGCTCAGACCAAATGTGAGATATGTGGAACTAGAAAACCAACACCAGAAAAATCAGTAGTTGCATCACCAGCACCCACAAAATCAACACCAAAAAAACAAGCAGTCGCGTCCGCATCAGCGCCCACAAAACCAATATCAGCGCCCACAAAACCAATATCAGCGCCCACAAAACCAATATCAGCACCCACAAAACCAATATCAGCACCCATGCAATATGTAGCAGATGAGTGGGTTTGTGATCATTGTACATTTAGAAATACTAAAAAAAAAGATAAGTGTGAAATATGTGAAGTAAAAAACCCTATGTTTATTCAAGAAGAAAAACAATGTTCTAACTGTACATTATATAATCCTAAATCTATAAAGAAATGTTTAGGGTGTGGTGAGAACAATTTTGGAAAAATTCTTGATGAACCGACCTGGATTTGTTTTGGGATTGATTGTGGAAAATCGAATATAAACAACCCTTTGCCACGTTGTGTTTTTTGCAACAGATCTAGAGCAGAAAAAATAGGTAATATTGGTTTTTTTAAACAAGATACAGCAATGGGATGTATGCGCCAAGCAATAAACAATATTGAACAAAAATTTGCTGTTGTTAATTTCGGAAGTTTTGAAGAAAAGAACTTACAAGAAGAGATATCACCACTCAATATAAAAGCATTTTGTGATATCATTTCTGCGAAAATAGATAGTCAAACAGAACTGAAAGGAGAAATTATATGTAATAAATATGAAAATTATGAATATAATTTTTTTAATAAAATATTATTATATTTAAGATATGAACTGGAAAAAATGTATGGCGATGTTGACACAGTAGAAAAAAAAATTAAAGACTTTGATGAAAATACGTTTAATGAAAGATCTGCTTTATTTATCAATTTGGGTGAGAAAATGACGCAAGGCAGTTTAGCAGGCACAAATGGTCGCCATTGGGTTTCAGCAAGATATATAGAAGGTAAATGGTATTATTTTGATGGAAAGGCACAAGCACCAAAAATATTTAATACTAAAAATGAATTAGTAAATTATCTTAAAACAAGTCCTGATTTTACAGTCAATCATAGACCAATTAACATATTAATATATAAAAAACTTGACCGCTTTATACCAAATAATCCTGCTATAACAACACCTGAAAAATTACTTTTTACAGGTGGCAGTAGATATAATCACAATAAACAATTATACAAATTATTAAAAAATATGATATAATTTATTATATAATATTTTTACATATCAATCAAATTAATTAAACAACCGTTTTTGCTAATTCAGTCTTACAAAATGTATCAATATTTGTCTCATAAATCTTGATAATCGAGCAAATATTCTTATCAGTTTTATATGTTGTTAGTAAATTTCTTAGTCCATCTAAACTATTCTCTAATAGTTTCTTGATTTGTGATAATTTCTCAGTGTTCTTAAATGTTTTGTCTTTTTCATCTTTACAATATTTTTTCGCACATTCTACAACGTGATTAATAAATCTCATCGTTTTTTGTCTTGAATCAGAATATAAATATCTCATAATACTTTGTCTCTTATCAACCTGCATATGTTTATTTTCTAAAATCATTATCTTCTCATTTTCTTTCAAAACACTCAAAAATTGTAAATTAATTTGAACATCAACAAAATCTAAATCAACAAAATCATCAGTATTTAATTCATCTGGTTTTCCAGGATTTTTTTTCACAATAATATTTGAACTGACTGTTTGTGATAAATTATTATTTGATGAGACAGCATTTTGAACTACCTGTTGATATATTGTTGGTTGCGTTGGTTGTGTAGTTTTTGCTGTATTATTTGTGTTAATATCTATATTTTTATTGAGATTGTTATTATTAACATAACTTGATGTTGTTGAATAATAAGATGACATTTTAGTATATTTATGTATATCAAACATATATATTTATATGTTTAATACACAATTTTTTATTAACCTTGCATTAAACATAAATTTTCTTGCTTTATGTTATTATGTTCATAATTTATAATATTTTGTAGAACTCCTATTTTATCTTTAATTTTATCAAGCATATTCATATCATTAAGTGTATATTTTTGAAACAAATATTTATTATAATAAAATTTTGGATATTTGTATTTAATTGACTGATATGTTTGACATAATTCTTGAATTGCTATATTTAAGATTATTTTTTCATTTTCATCTTCTCGTTCATACACATACATACAAATATTATTCAAATAATACTCAATAATTTTTTTATTTTGTATTGAAATTACAAAATCAATATATTCTGGTGTCAATATATTCTCATCTTCGCTCTCAAAATAATTACATAATATTTTCTCTATAATTTCTATTTTTTCTGTATGTTTAATATCATCATAAAATTTAATAATTCCATAATCTCTTAATAAATAATAATTTTCTAATGTTAATTCATCTGTAATTATCTTATTTAGTAAAACTTCCATTTATAATTATTTATCAATAAATAAATTTATACAATAACACAAATTATTTCATATACAAAGAACCATCTCTGTCAAGATAACCATAATAACCAGTTTTGAACCATTTTTTATCCATTGATTTTAATATTTTGTCATCATAATATTTATTAAATATCATATCACCTTTTAATAATATCTCATTTGTTTTAGAATTTATTTTGATATCAGTAATCGGAATTCCCACACAATTATTTGTTTGTGTATTTTTTAAGCATAATGAAATTAATCCGGTTGCTTCTCCCATTATGAGTGAATTAAATAATGGAAAATCTATATCTTTATAAAATTGTCTTGTTTTATCATCAATATTATTATTTGTTGTTATTGCTATTTTTATATTATCAAGTCCAGACTGTTTTATTATATATTTATTCATAAATATTTTGTTAATAAATTTTTCAGGTTTTATGTGGTCTTTAAGTTGTGAATATATCATTGTCCAAATATTAGGCGAACCAATAAATATTGTTGGTTGAACTGTTTTAATTGTGTCTATTATTTGAGTTTTCGATGAAAAATAAACTGTGCCAACAATAGATATCGCAATAAAAATGTCAATCATTTGTGTTGTTATGTAATTCAAAGGCAAATAAGATATGATTTTTTCTTTAATGTAAATATCAATATTAGACTTTTTTCTTATCAAAGACAAGCAAGATTTTATTTGTGCTATAATATTTTTATGTGTTATAACAATCCCTTTATTATCCTGATATATTATTGTAGCAATATCATCTATTTTGGGTTTATTTATTGTGATATTATCAAATGGCAAATTCATAAAATCATTATAACTAATATTTTCATCATAAATTATTGTCATATTATCTAATATTATTTTTGGTTTAGTTTCATTAATAATAAATTTAGAATGCTTTTCATTACAAATAATTGGAATACAACCTGCCAACATTGAACCAAGATAAGCATAAAATATTTCCGGTTTATTCTCATTTATGATTATCACAATCTTATCTTTTGGTGAAGCAATATGAGACAAATTATTGCTAAATTTAATAACATTTTCATAATATTCTTTGTATGTTATTTTTTGTGAATTATGTTTTAGAGCAGTATAATGTCCATAATTTTTAGAAACATATTCTAGCACATCAATAATTGTAATATCATCACTAAGAATAAAATCAAACGGTATTTCTTTATTCTTTTTATCATTCTTTTTTAAATACCAGAAATAATATAGTATAATAATAATTATAATAAGAGCAAGTAAAATATAAATTAATATTGTCCAATTCATTTGTTTATAATTTTGTTGTTAAAATTATATTCTATATATGGCACATAATAATGTGAAATGATAAGCATATAATATTTGAAGCAATAAAGTATTATGGTTGATTATGATAAATTAATAAATTCACAATGTAAGTGTTCTAAGGGTTTGCCTTGGAAAAAAGATTACATATGTATGGTTCTTCCTTGCGAACATTTGTTTCATAGTCAATGTATCAAAAATGACATTTGCTATTTTTGTAAAACTAAAATAGACAAAATTATATCTTTACAAGACAAAGACATTCATTTTCAACATTTTGCTGATATTTTAAGTATGACAAATTATGACACAATGAGTTATAACACATCATTGAATTTTATTGACTCGATGTTTGATTTATTAAGTATTATGTCAAAACTTGTTTTCACAAATAATAAAAAAGATGGAAAAGAATTATGTACAAAAATATTTAGTTTGAATAATTTAACACTTAATGTATATGGTATGGAAAAATTAGACTTAGAAGAAAAGAAAGTGCTAATTTGTAATCACGTATCATATCTTGAATTTATTGTTATATATTATCTTTTCAATACTGGTTTTTTAGCATCAAGTATTGTTGGTAATTCAAAAATTATTGAAAGACTTCGTAAAGTTGTAAAATTATTAACTATTGAAAGGGGGAAAAATGCTAATGTAGTAAATGAAATAAGAAAGTTCGTTGATGAAAATGGCAGTATTTGTTTATTTCCAGAAGGCATTCTAAAACATCCTGACACTTTAACAAGATTTAGAACAGGTGCTTTTCACGTTGGATATCCCGTTTATGCTATCACAATAAGACATAATAATATTATTAGTGATGGTCTTATTAATAATTTCTTGTATAAATTAAGTAGCAAAAAAAATATTAATATGGAAGTTCATATTTTGGGTCCGTATTATCCCCCATTTAATGAAGCGTCAATAGAAAAAATAAGACAGTCGATGGCAAAAGTTGGCAAAATGTGTCTAAGTAGAGTATGTAATAGGGATATTGTAGATACAAAAGATAAGAAAGTTGAATTATAAAAAATTGAAAAAATGATCATATTGATATATGAATGTATTAGTATTTAAAAAATTACTTTTGCGAGAATGACGATTTTTAGAGTTTTTCGAGTTTCAGCTCCTGGACTTTCCGTTCCCGTTCCCGTTATCGAATGCGATTGCATTATTGGTGAAGGGCGTTTTTTTCACGCTGGTAGACTCTATTGTGTGCGTGAAGTTATTCGCGATGAAAATCATGTACATGCAAGGACACTAGTGACACAACCTTGCCAACTGCAACATTTGCCGGGTCAATCATTTGAAAGTATGATGAGACGCTTTTATCCCACACGAGTTGTGGTTGATGGGGAGGTGCATGTGGCGGACGTTGATGTATGCCCCGGTTGTTATGCAGAACAGATTCAGCATCAGCATTAGCGTAACAGTGTCTAAGACTGTTGTTTGATTTTATGTGTGCTTGGAAAATATATTCCTAAAAATTTTCAACTATTATTTTCACTAAAAATTGATATTTACAGTTTTAACAAAATAAAACTAATATAGTGAGTTACATTTTATTTCTCCATTGTTTGCTTGTATTTTTTTTTGTATATAAATACAATAAAATACCAATAAGAAATAACTTACTAAACGTACCCTTTGCGGTTTTTGTTCCTTTCTGACATTCCTCTATAAGTTTCTCATTAGATTTAGCATAAGATGAGTTAACGAATTTATTAACATAATTAGCAAAATTAAGTTTGATATTATTTTCAATGTTCATAAGTATATCTTTTTTTATATAATTATAGATTGATGATAAATTAATGCCATCAATTTTAATTTCATAATTTAATTTTTTGTATATTGTATTATAAAAGTCATTAAAATTATTATACAATTTTAAATTATTTCCTTTCTTTTTGGGTCCACGTATTGTTTCTTTAGATAAAACATAAAATGCGATACGTATTAAATTCTCATCAATAATAGGGAGTGAGTCCATTTTATTTGTATGATATTTATCAAGAATCCATAATCTAAGAAATTGATATGTATGAATTGTGATTTTATGTGCTCTTAATAGAACATCATAAATAATTGAAAAATTAATTTACTATATAATAATTTTAGATATTAGTAATAATAAAAAATATCAATACACCCAGTGAAACAACACAAATAATAAAAAGTATCAAAACACCTATGTGACAGTACTATATTTTATTGGTAATTATTTATATTTGTATGTTGGGGATATGATGTATTGTATATGAATAGATAGAAAAATTTGAAAAAATGAATATTTTGTGATTTGCATTAAAACAACATAATTATTCTAAGATGTCCGATCTGCTCTCAAGCTTAAGAATTGGATACGATACTGTTCGATTTTCGAAAGAATTTTTGGAATTGGTAGGATTTACAAGGGAAGAATTTTTGGAATTGGTATCTAAAACCGAAAAACAGCTAAAAATTCGAGAGGAGAAGGTTATTCCTGAAGAATGCACTTCTTCAGGAGTTTCGGCAGCTGCCGCATCGGTTTCCCCTCCAGAAAAACCACCATGCCTCTGCAGTAGTCAGGATGCTGAGGTTGTTACCAAGCATGGTATGGTTTACTGTTTTATACCGCCAGGTATTTGCTTCATAGGGGAAGGTTGCTCGCTTTGTAAGGACCACGAAGTTACAATGAGCATGTGTACGTGCTCGCACAACGAAGAACCCGGTCGATATCAGAGTCTGCAAACGTTGGATTCTTTTATGATGCAGCGGAAGTTTTTGTTTCCGCAAACATATATATATGCGGGCATGGTTATAGCAACAAGAAGACCGCGACAGAACCCGCTTTGGAAAGGCGACGTGCTCTTTCGCGGTAAATGGATGGAGTAGTTGATATACTTCGCTATTTTTTATTATTTTCAACTATTATTTTCACTAAAAATTGATATTTACAGTTTTAACAAAATAAAACTAATATAATTATAAAATGCCTGAATGCCCTGAGATTTACATAATGTCATTATTTTTGAAATCAAAAGTAATGAACAAGAAAATAAAAAGCATTGATGTTTTTAACAAGACTAATGCTAAAATGAAAAAAATAAAAACTAAAATGATAAATAATAATGAAATTTTAGACATTAGCACAAAAGGAAAGTTATTATGGTTTGAATTAAGTGATGGCAAATATATATTGTCTTCTTTTGGTCTTGAAGGTTATTGGTCTTATGAAGAGACAAATAAATATGAAAAACTAAAGATAACATTTGATGACGATACAAATTTGTATTACATTGATAAATTAAATTTTGGAACATTAGAAATTGGCAAAAAAGAATTATTAGAAACAAAAATAAATAAATTAGGGATTGATATATTACAAACAAAAATAAGTGATAATGAATTAAAAAATATTATTGTTGAATACAAGAATAAATTAAAGAAAGATAAAAATATAGTTAAAATATTAATGTCTCAGGATGATATTATTTGTGGTATTGGAAATTATCTTGTTGCTGAAATATTATATGATGCTAAAATTAATCCACATAGAAATTTACAAGATTTAGACAATGATGAATTATTAAAATTAGCACATAGTATGCGTAAATTAGTTAAAAATGCGTATTATCACAATGACACAAGATATACTAAACATTATAATACTTTTATGAAAACATTACAGTCTAAAATTGATGATGGCAAATATAATGAATTTCACGAAGATATCAAACTCTTGAAAAATTTTAGATTACATGTGTATAGACAAGAAAAAGACAGTCACGGTAATGAAGTAAAAACAGATAATATAGTTGTTGGAAGAACGACATATTGGTGTCCTGAAATTCAAAAATAATATTTATTCTTTATAAACAGGTAAGTCTGGTTCTTTAGTTTCATCTTTATCCTCTTCTGTTTCTTGTTTTTTATCAGATGTTTTCTCCGAAGTTTTTTCAGATGGTTTATCGGATGGTTTATCAGATGGTTTATCGGATGATTTCTCAGATGGTTTATCAAGTTTTTCTTTTTGTAATAATTCTTGTTGTTTTCTTACAATCATCATTCTTTGTATTATTTCTTGTTGTTGTTCTTTTGTTAGTTCTTTTGATTGTTCTTGTTTATTTTCTTCATTGTGTGCATCTTTTTTAGGTTCTCTGGATGGATAAAATTTCTTGATTGCGAAAGCAGCAATTACATCTCCAGCCATTACATAATATAAATATTGTCTCACTTTTTCCATAATTCCTTCTTGTTGTTTAGAATACAAATACCAATGAACGATAGAATAACAAACAGCACCTACAACAAAGATATATAGATAATCTCTTGGGGTTGATATTTTTCTAAATAGTGTATTGCTCACAAGAGTAAAAAACATTTTATTATATATGAGTATATATATTAGAATTATGAAAACGCAATTATAGTTTATACATATTCTAAAAAAACTTACGCAAAATCAATCTCATCATCTGCCAATAACTTATTTTTGATATCGTCTAATTTTGTTATTTTTTCAGGAATTTTATACTCCATCATTTCTTCATCAATGTTTCTTTCTTTTAGTCTTTGTTTTTCTCTACATTTCATTCCTATTTCTATTAATTTATAAAATTTATCACTCATACACAATTCAACTAAATCATCTCTTAGATTATCTAATGTTGTAAAATTTATTACAATCCCATTTTTATTCATAATATCATCATAATATTTTCTCTCTTTAAATACATAATTATTTATCCATTCTAATATACTTTCATCATTCTTATAATCATCCTTATTTTGTGTTTCAAAAAATTTGTTAGTCCCCTCATTTTCTAACATTTCAACTAAATATTTGTCATAATTGTCTGTCAATTCTTTATCACATTCTATTTGTCTAAACCATAAACCAGAAAATTCTAAATTAATATAATCATTATTCTTTCTTATTTTTTGTTTCTCTTCTTTTGGCATTTCTATTGAGACAAAAATTTGGAACACGCAACCTGACACAATTGACCTCTCATACATAACATTTAGACACATTAGGGGATATCGTTTTGTTATTACTACATGAGTGTCTATGATATTACATCTATAAATTAAACCAGTCATATCATATTTGCCAATACTTTTTATTGGTATTGCGTGTTTTCCAAATATGGCATATTGTGGGTGTATTGGTTTGGATAATTCAACAAGTTCATCACCTAATTTCTCATTTTCATTGATTTCACCAACACATTTTATAATTGCTTTATTTTGTCTATTAATTGGTTTCAATCTAAATACAGGGTGTTTTTTCATATTAGAATATATTTTTATATGTATTATTTATTTATTTACACAATTTATAATTATAAATGTCTAATAATTGCGAAAACTATATTCACATTTGTTTTTTAGGTGATATAGATAAATTTATAAATAATGAATATCTTACAAATAAAAATTATGTTAAGATTAGCAATACTTGTATAAAAATAGTATGTGATTTGAAACCTGATTTTGATTGGTTTGAATATTTAATGATAAAATATCCAAAATTACAAATTATAAATGAAGGAGAAGAAGGAGTATGGATTGGTTATACAAATAAAAATGGAATACTAATAATTCAAGAAATTATGAGTGATGATATATGTGTTGAAATGATTAAATGTCGTCTTTAATTATCAGCAAATAATTATGCTCAAAAATATTTTAATTATTTTATCTAAAAATAATAAAATATTATAACACAAAATGTCAATAAAAACATGTAGTTCTTGCAATAATGAAACAACCAAACTACAAAAGAAATTTGAAACAGATATTTGTGATAATTGTTATAATTCAGATGATTTTAACTATATTAGTAAAACAGATGCTAAGAAAAAATACAAATTAAAAGATTCTGACCTTGATAATCTTATTTGTGATATGATAACACACAGTAAATACAAAAACATAATGTGTTTATATAAAAAGAAAGACATTATGGATATAGCAGATAGCATAAAAGATGAAATAGAACAGAATGAACTTATTAAACAAAATAAAAAAATAAGTATAAAAAAGAAAAGAGAAACTACAGTATTGAAAATCTTAAATAATTCTGAAATAACAAATATTATGAGCAATAAAATAATAATACAATATATTGAAAATGGTGGAATGACAATAAAAAACCTGAAAATATATATAGACAGAATTACAAAACTTGAAAAAGAAAATATTAAAGATTTATTGCCAAGTCATTTATACGATAAATATATATCTGGTGAAATATCAATTGATGAACTAAAATTTTATTGTAATAGAAAGACAGAAATAGGAGATTTTATAAATGAACTAATAATTGACGAAGAATATATAGAAGAGTATTTTATAAATAAAACAATAACAGCAAAAGACCTAAAAGATATGAATGAACGAAAGAAAGAACTTATAAAAAGATTAGAAGAAAGAAATTTAGTGTTAAGAAATGACTCAACATATTGCTCTGAATATATTTATGAAAATAAAAGAAACATAAATGAAGTACTAAATATGGTAGAAGAAATGAATTTTTTTTATACTAAAACTGGATATCCTCAAATTTTGAGAAATATTTATAGAGAAAACAGAAATTACTATATTGATTTTTCAGAATCAACAAAAAATAGTTTTTCAGCAACAGCAAAAAAGATAGCATTAAAAGAATTCAAAAAACAAGGAAATATTAAAGATATACCATCTTTTTTACAATAATATTGCGTATAATAATACTAATATGTTTTAGTATTATTATTTATACAAATGGATAAATTAACATATGTAAATCCAGTCACAGATACAACAAATTATTATGAAGACCAAAAAGAATTAATAGAAAAAGCAAAACAAGTATCAGAAAATAAATTAGAACAATTAATTTATTTTGTTAGTTGTCTAATTCACGAAGGATATGAACCAGAATTTATTATAAAAATTATGATACCAGCAAATAGAGATGTTGAAATTATTCTTCCCATAATTGAAGATTCAGATTATTTTGGTTATTATGTTAGTTGGGGTGATGAACTATATCCAGAACATAATGTATCAACACATAAGTATAAAAAACAAGATATAAACAAAACTTATACTATTAAATTTTTTGGAATGAATATAACTGGATTTGGTAAAAGCACAGTAAGCACAGAGGATTTTCAAAATTATTTAATATCAGTTGTATCATTTGGTATTCTTGGATATAAATTCACAAGTTTGTCAAATGCTTTTATTACTAGTGCCAATAATTTTACAGTGCCTAATTATTTGCCTTCTAATATTACGAATATAAGTTCTATGTTTAGTTGGTGTAATAGATTTAATCAACCATTAAATCATTGGAATACATCAAATATAACGAATATGGAAAATACATTTGGTTGTTGTTTTGATTTTAATCAGTCATTAGATAATTGGGATGTTTCAAATGTTATAAATATGAGTAGTATGTTTTGTTATTGCTTTAAATTTAATAGTATGCTTAGTAATTGGAATGTATCACAAGTTATAAATATGAGTAGTATGTTTTATAGTTGTAATCGATTTAATCAACCATTAAATAATTGGGATGTATCAAATGTAATGAATATGAATGCGATGTTTTATAATTGCACTGATTTTTCACAATCATTAGATAACTGGAATGTATCTGCCATAACAAATGTATTTTGTATGTTTGATAAATGTGATAATTTTAAAGCACCATTTGACAAATGGAATAATAAAAAAATTGAATTATAAACATTTTAGATGCTAAGACAAATATATAATAAACAAAATGCCTAATACTACCAAGATTTATAAAAATGCTATTGTTGCTAGACAAACAGCAGGAAAAATACTCGCCCAAGCAAATAAAGAAGACAATATTGCTATTAAAGCACAATTAAGACAACTTGCTGGAAAGCAAATAGCAGGAGCAAATAAAATTATAAAAGAAGAGAAAGTAATTATGAAAAAACAAATTACAGTCAAGCAATAATTATTTTATTTAATTTCTAGATTTTTTAGATTTTCTAGATTTTTTAGATTTTTTGGTTTTTTTTGATTTTTTATAATTTAATGGACGTGATAGTTTAATTTCTTTAACATTTTGAGTATAAGTTATTAATTTATCTAATTTATTTTTCATATAAAAGTCAATAATATCTTGATTATATTTTTTCATTTCAAATAGTGCTTTACTTTGACCAATATTATATGCGATTTGAAGCAATTTGAAAAGTTGTAAATTAAAATTTTCCATAATAGGAATTCTAAAATGTTGAATTAAAAAATGTTCATCGGGTATAGTATTATCTAACATTGTATAGTTTATTATAATAGTCACATTTTTATGGTCATCATCTAATAATTTATGTGAATAATTTATTTCTTTTGTTAGATTTATAAAAGAAGTATTGATTACAAATTTCATATCATAATTTTGATATTGTTTTTTCAATGGTTGCCATATCTCGAGACCATTCTTGTTATTCTTTCTTGTTTCATATCCAATGTCTATTATTTCCTGCCATAATTTATTTATATCCATATAAATAATTTATAAAAAAAATTTATATAGCATCACCAATTGCTTTGATAATCTTAATACTTTTCTTAGGAATTTTACTTATTATTTGTGCTTTGATAGATGTTTTATTAAAGCGAAACAAACGAAAATACATTATTTTCTGTTCTTTTTCAGTAAAATTAAGAAATGAGTATTTATCAATTTGAATGCCAATATCACTTCTTATATTTTTACCTTTTATTTTTACAACATTTGAACTTAAACCAAAATATAAACTTGCTAAAATCTTGTAATTCATTTTATGATTCATTATTGTTTCATCAACTTCGGGCAACTTAAATTGAACCAATTTAGAACGATACATATTTTTCTTTCTTTGATACTCGTGATAAGCATTTTCAAGTAAATGACGTTTTAGGAAATATTTATAGCACCATTCTTTTAATTCTTTTTCATTGTCTTTTAGTTTTTCATACTCTTTAAAAATCTTAAGTATTGCTATATGATCGCCATAATCATTTTGGAAATATTTTTTTGCTTTTTCAAATTTATCCATAATTCCTTTATTTTTGTTATCATCTGGTGGAATAGTAAATAATTGTTGTAATGAACCTTTTATAATTTCTATTACTGATATAATAGCTGTTATTTCTCTAAAACAATTCAATCTAAATCCCATTATTATTGACAAACCAAATGATGGTTCAATTTGTAGTTCATTGCACATAAATCCTAATTGTGTAAGTTTTCCTGTGTCTTTTGATGAATCAATCATTTTTAATTTTCTTAAATATTTTATTTCGTATTCTACATTGCTCTCTTTTGGTGGTTCAATAAATTGTTTCAATATTTTTTTTAATTCCCCAACATTGTCAATTGTTTCAATTCCTAACAGTCTCATCATTTCAAAACTAATATCATCACTAACAATAGACGGAGCAGGAAATTTTTCCATTTTTCTTTCAAATGTATCTTGTGTATATAAATGATAACAAGTGCCAGCACCGGTTCGTCCAGTGCGTCCCATTCTTTGTTTTGCTTGCGCGTGTGTAATATAAGTTTTTTCCAAAATATTAATTCTATGTTTTGGATCAAATCTTGATAATAATTGAAGACCACAGTCAATAACATAAGAAATATTTTTTACAGTAATACTTGATTCGAACATATTAGTAGCAATAATTACCTTTCTATTTTTTAGTTCATATCCCTCATAATACTCATCTTTTGTTACATAATTAAAAACACCATCATTCATACCAGAAAACATAGGAACACAATTATTTGTATCTCTAAATTCTTTATTTTCTCTTGCTAATAATTCACACGTATCTTTTGTCTCATTAATACTTGGAACAAATAATACAATATTGCCTTTATCTTTTTTATCAGAAACTAATTCTTGAATTATTTCTATTCCCTTTGAAAGATACTCATTTTTATTAACATCTAATTCTTGATCCACAAATATAGATTTTATTGGATAATTTGTTTTACTGCCAATAAATATATTTTTGTATTTGAAATCTTTAAAATAATTCTTGAATATTTCTTCATTAATAGTTGCTGACATAATTATGACTTTAAAATCTTTTCTCTCTTTGAGAACATTTTTTAGTAAATATAATAGAAAATCAATATTTACTTTTCTCTCGTGCGCTTCATCAACAAGAACACCATTATAATCACTTAATAATGGGTCTGTTAGTAATCTTGCTACCAAAGTCCCATCTGTCATATACATCATTTTTGTGTCATTATTATAAGTATTTGATCCACAATTTCTATATTGATAACCAACCTCTTGACCTAATATAACATCAAGAGCACTGGCCGCATAACTTGCTGATGATTTAGCAATATCTTTTTTAGGAAATGTTATAGCAATTTTTCCTTTATAGTCAAACACATGTAAAACATATTTAGGAAATAATACAGTTTTGCCAGAACCAGTTCCAGACACAATAGTAATAACATTATGTTTTTTTATGTCGTCAATATATTTTTTTGGATCTTCATATGCCGGTAGATTAGACCATACTTTTGCCAAATTTTTATAAACATTTGAATATGGTTTATTTGTCAATGGATTATTATTTTTTCCTTCTACATCTAATATTCCAATCATTATATTATACTAATTTTTTAAATTTTTTGTTTGTTTAATTTCTGTAATATTGTATCAATTGTAAATTTATTAAATTGTGTATTTACACATTTTATCATTTTCATAAATTCTAATAACGCTTCATCATAATTGCTATTCCAGTTGAATTTATTATAAGTTATCCCAATTGGTGATTTATAATTAATTACATAATGAGGAGCGTAATATGGGTCTATTTGTAAAATAATATCGCGATATTCAAAATCCCATACATCACTTCTATCATCAATTATTAAAGTATTAGATTTTGTCAATCCAAAATTGTCTAAAGTTTTGAGCGTTTTTAATGTGACATTATTCGTAATTCTTGCTTGTATTTTTTTTATGCTAAAATATGTTATGTTTTTACTAATTAAATTAATAGCATTTATAGCATAATCTTCACAAGCATTTGTGTAAATATATATATTAAAATTATCATCCAAATAATTTAAAAAATCATAGAGATTTGGTCTAACAAAAACAACGTAATGAAATATATCATTATTATCAAATGTAAATGACCCAATACATAATTCTTGATTTAGCAATCCAGGAAGTTCTTTTTTATCAACAATCAAAGTATTTATTATAGTTTCATCCAGGTCAAGAACAATATTAAGCATAATATATGTATTATAAAAAATAATGAATAAAGAATTCTCATTAAGAAGAAGAAGAAGAAGATAAGCGTTCCTTGATTTTGAGTTCATTTTTAAGCGCACAATCATCGCATTCACCATTTTGAAAGAGTTGTTTGACAAAACTATTGCACTCCCAACAATAGGTTCTTTCAAATGAATCGTTAATTGCTGTGAGAAGATTTGAAACGTATCGACAGGTTTTGTTTCCAGGTTCGATGCTTAGTAAAGCGCAAATAATTTTGAAATTCTCACTACAACATATATCGTGTGCGTTGAGAGCAGTAATAAGTTTCAGTTCTGTCTCAGAAGCCTGTTCTTTAAACATTCTTCCATTTGTACTAGGCACTTTGCCAGTGCGCAATGATCTGAACCAAGCAAGAAGACCTGCAACAAACAACTGTGTAATTTCTAATGGCATTTTCTTTTATTATTATTTATATACAATCTTCAATATCTTTCTTTTTTTCAATTTTTAGAAATCTAAAACAAGACTACAACATTTTGCCTCTCCATTTTCTAACTTAATAACAAAAGTTTCAGCAAATGGCAATGCTGAACCAATGCTATTATCAAAAAATACAAATTGGATTTGCCCGAAAACAGTCATAATCATTATGTCATCAACAACAACCCATTTTGATTTGATATTGTCATAATTTGCTCTCTTGACAAGTTCGCTAAAAAGATGATGAAGAAACTCATAAGGATTGGCAAATTTTTTGTCTTTACAAATAATAGAACAATTGTTAGACATTAGATACATCGCATTAGTCCATCCGTGATTAGAAACATTTTTGTAATATTCAGTGAAAAAATTATTTGCTAATTTATCAGTGTCTATTAATGGTTTTTTCTGTTTCTTTGGGTCTTGTATAGCAGGAACGCAAGAAGCACACGAGGATGCCTGTATTTTTTGAATTTGTTGTGTATTTAAATTCATTTATATAGAAAATATATTTTTGTTAAAATATATTTCACACAATCTAAAAATAATAAATTATAGTGTCTTATTATAATGTTCAATTATTTGAAAATTTGTGTATTTTGTTTATTTAGCATATATATAATTATTTTGATAATTAGTATGAGTAAAAAGAAAACATTTTATGAACTTACAAATAAACAAGATTTTGATATTGATTTTAATGAAAATAAATTTTTGCCAATAAAAAATATTGATAGATATTGGTATTTAGTAAATAAAGGTTATGAAAGAATGAAGCAAACTGATATTGTTATTGGGGGTTTATTTATGAATTCATCAGGTATTTTTGACAAATTTAAAGCACGAATAGAAAATATGTCAAATTTATTCAAATCACTAAAATGTGTATTTTTTGAAAATGACTCAACTGATAATTCTAGAATTTTATTACTTGATTGGGAAGAACAAAATCCAAATATTCACATAATCAAATGTGAAGAAAATAATTATTGTTTATTAAAATCATCAAAAGCAATTAAAGATGGACAATTTAGTGAGACAAGAATGATTAAAATGGCAAAATATAGAAATATATTATTAAATTATATCAAGAAAAATTTTACACACACTTCATTTGTTGGATTTATCGACACTGATATGAAAGGGGGAATAAGTTTTGATGGTATTGCTCATAGTTTTGGTATAGAACCAGAACTAAAATGGGATATGTGTAGTGCTTTTGGTATGACTGGTTTAATATTAACTCTTAATAGATTAATTTATTATGATTTTCTAGCATTAAAAACTTCTGACTACGCACCAAATAAAGTAAATAATATGAACTATATTGAAGCAATTAAATTATACTTTAAATATATACATAATTTAAAGCGGGGCGATGAACCAGTATTAGTTCAATCTGCTTTTTGTGGTTTTGCTTTATACAAGATGGATAGTATTAGAAATAGTGATTATACGCCAATTGATAATAATTATGTATGCGAACATATTATATTTCACGATAATATGATTCGTAATGGTTTTGACAAAATTTATATTAATCCAAATATGTTATTATTTGCTGGAAAACAAGGTAGTTATACTATCCCTTTTTATTATTGATTGATTTTTATAACAAGTGTCATTATGTTTTATATTATTTAATATTTTTTTATAAATTTATAGTATATGACAAAAACGGATAATGCCTTTGTAATAATTCATTTTGGTTCAAATAAAAAATATTTTGAATTAGAACTTTATTTTTGTATTATGCTACAAAAATATACAAAAAATAATATTATTTATATGTATTCAGAAACTGATACACCTAGGTCTTTTATAAATGGAATTAGTCCATTTGTTTATAAAACCCAAGGATTTAATGATGATGGAATTACATACAATGTTAGTTTTAATAGCGTGTATAAGTCATTTAATCTAATAAGAGGTTGTGATTTTATTTTTGCGTATAAACTAATAGAATATGAAAAAATATGTATAGTAGAGAGTGATTTAGTAATAATGAACAATATAGATTCTATTTTTAATCTAAATATTCCAGCTATAAGATACTATCGTGATGATAACATAAATTTTAATAAGAATTTAATACAAAGAAATAATAAAGAAGATATTTTATCACAATGTGTAAATGGTTCTAATGTAAATGGTGGTGTTATGTTGATAACTCCAAGTTATGAATTATTTAATGAATATGTTAATTGTCTTCCAATAATAGTTAAACAACAATGTAAATATCCAAATGAATCATTATTTGAATATGTTAATAATACATTTTATAATTTACCTGTTATCTATAATTTGTCACATTTTCATACATTAAGGATTTCAAAGTATGGTCTAAATCCAAATGGTGAAGATATACTAATTTATCATTTTAATGAAACCAGATTTAAACATATAGATATGATAAAAGATAATTGGTTAAAGGAAGAAGTTAATTATCCACAATTATTAGGAAAATTCAGAATTCGTAAAAATCCAATATTTTTCTTTGAAGAAACAATATATAATCCTAATAAAGAACAAGTAAATTTAATTTTGTCATTATTATCTTCTGAAAAAGAATTGACAAAACGAATACGTGCTATTAAAAAACGCACTAACAAAAAACGTACTAATAAGAAACGCACTAATAAAAAACGCACTAATAAGAAACGCACTAACAAAAAACGTATTAACAAAAAACGTATTAACAAAAAACGCACTATATGAGTTGGCAAAATCAAAGAATAATATTATTTAATTATTTTTATTCTCACGTGGTCGCATAGGAACACATTCTTTAATATTATATCTATAATCAATATCTTCATTATAATATATAGCTGGATACAACATTATGTCATTTATCACAAGATTGTCCCCTCCTATTGTTTTTGCAAAAATTATATATGGTTCAAAATTCTTTACATCTAAATTTCGCCAATCTATCTTAAAATATACATCAGATTCTTGATCATATATATAATATTCATTCTTGCAAATTAACCCAGATATAGAATGTCTCCCAGTATTCTCTCCATCTATCCATTTATACGTTATTATTGCTGAGTCAAGTCTAAATCTTTTTTTGTCATTATTAATTATGCAACTCATATAATCATCTATTTTTTTGAGAGGAGTTTTGAAATCCTTATAATAAAAGAATATAAAGTGTAAATTATCTATATTATCAAGTATCAGTTTAGACGATGTAGAAAATTCTCTTACAGAATTATTATAATTTATTTTAATTGCAATATTATTAAAAGAAAATGTATCATAATATGATCCTGCATATATTGAATACGTACCATTATAATAAATATCAAAATTTAAATGATTTATATGGTTGTCATTACCAAAATAATATGTTTCACTACCATATATATCAGTACGAAACTTAAAATGGTCGGCGTGGTTTTGCTTGTCTGTTCCATCTGAAAACCCATTCATTATATCTATTATCATACTGATAGCAGCATTTGCGTAAAATCCAGAATGTTTAGTAATAATTGTATTGGGATTTTCCTCTTGTATAGGTTCTGTTGTCCACGGTTGTTTGAGAAATGATAGAGCTAAGTTTGCTGTAACCATATTTTCATATCTGTTTAGATTTTTATTTCTTATACCCTCTCCACATAAGACTTTATATAATAAACTTATAATTTGTTGAAATATCTTATATTCGTCCTTTTCTATTTTTTTGGTTAGTGTATAATTAGTTTCATGTACTTTATTAATTATACTAGTAAATTTATTATTTTGTGTGATATGTTTGGTGAGTATTTGGATAAATCTACCACGCATATGTTCGCCAAAGATTATTGAGTTTAATACAGAATTTAACCAAGACGTACCATATAATTGTGTGGTTCTATTAACACCGCAACTTGATAAATGTTGTTTCAATTTATATTGATATTCATAATATCCCAAATCTAGCAAATTTTGTAGGCAATTTCGTGTTGTGCAATACTTATTATATTTTTCTAAATATATTCCTGATAACTCTAAGTCTAACTTGTATATATTTTTTGGAATTATTGCTGTATCAGTAGTTTTTTTGGCACGCACTAACTGTCTCATTTGTTTTTTTGCTTTTTTTTTCATTTTTTTGATGTATTTCGGATCATTTTGTTTTTCTAATTGTCTATTCATTTTTTTTAGATCTCGCAGTATTAGTTTTCTAATATTTTTTGATTTTTTTTTGCTACCACCACCTATTTTGTTTGTTTGTATTTTCAAATACATATTTTTGTTTGATTTATACAAATCAAAATTATTTGTGTTTTTATCGGTCATATTACTAAATAATATAATATTTATTCTTGTTTATAATTTGGAAACAAACATAAAACACTATTATTTCTAATATTAACGCACCCACAATATTCTTCTTCATATACTAGACTATTTTTTGTTGCTTGTTCTTTACAACATGTGTCATTATGTTTTCTATTACTTAATAATTGTAAATAATCATCATTCCAATTTTTACACAATTTTTTATTACAAGTAAAACACCAATCTTTGCCACAACCATACCAATCATATCCATTTGTTTGATTTATATACCCACAAATAACATAAGTTGTGCTTTCTTCAGCATTTAATGCGTGAAAGCAATGAGGACATTTCTTAGTTATTGTTTTAATTGCTTTCATACTACTATTTTTTTGTCTATTATTTTGTATGCGTAACAATGCTTTATCATAAATATCATCTTTAATTTTAGTATTTTCTATATCTTGATTATGAAATGCTAAATTTAATAGACTTTGTTTTGTTTTCAAATCAACATTTTCTGTATATTTTGAACCATATATATAACTCATAATAATCTCTTTCTGTTCTGGATATTTATGGCAAAAACGATTACTCAAATGAATAGCATCTAATAAAGTATGACTTCCATCAATAATTGTTCGCATTTGTAAGAATATATCTTTGTCCATTATTAATATTAGTATTAATTTTAATTTAACACAAAATAACGAGTTTATAAAATAAATAAAAATAAAAATTATAATATAAAATGAATCTAAATCCTATGTTGTGTGTAACAGAAAATGACGAGGTTTCATCAAACAAAGATGAAATTATTAATAGTATTGTAAAAAAAATGGATGTTGTTGAGAGCAATAGTGACTCAAATAATGCTGAATATGTTAAGAAAGATAATTTCAAAAAAATTATCGGTGATATCCGTGTTGATATTTTAGGTATCTTAAATGTTCTTGGTATGCTTAATAAAAATGTAATAAAAGAAAATACTGACAATAAAGAATTATACAAAGAAATAAGTGATTTGAAACAACAAATTAATGTTCTTAATCAAGCAATTAATTACGTTCCCCAAATAGTTAATAATCAAGAAACAGTTATAACAACAAAAGAAAAACCAATAATGGCATTAGCACAAGAAAAAGCACAAGAAAAAGCAAAAGCACAAGCACAAGCACAAGCACCAGTCTCCATACGAATACCAAATATTAGAGTAGCAAACCCATTAGAAAAACCAAAAACACCAAATATTAACAAAAAAAATCCTCATTTTGTGAATAATACTACTCAAAAAATAACAAATGTTAAAACTCTTGCTCCTAATAATCTAATTATACATAAAACAGCACCAAATAATGATAGAACTACTGATAGTAGAAGAAGATAATTATCTTTTGCTCCTTGCTTCTCGCATTGCTTTTAGTTTATTTTTATACGCTTTTTTGAAATCATCTGTTTCTTTTTCTGGATTTGCCATTTGCGATACTAAATTTTGTATTTCTTTATTACCACCCATCATTGAATTAAGCATTTTCTTTAATTCAGCAGGTTTGTAATTTTTCAGATTTTTCATAAGTTTATTCACGTCAATATCGCTAATATTATTTTGTGAATTATCAAGTTCTTCATATAAGTCATCATTAGTATTTGCCATTATATGATAATTATGTTTATATTAATTTAGTATTTTAATTATTATATTTTTTGGATTTGGACGATTGCTACTGGATTTTTTATTATACTTGTTCCAAAATCTACAAAATCTTTTTTACTCATTTTTTTAATTATTTGTGATATCTTTTTATACATATCAAATTTTTCTTTTTTATGAAATTTTTCATTTGTTTCTAGAATATTTATTTTGTCAATAATTTCATCACCAATATTAGTTTTTTTCTCTTTTAATGATTTTGATATGCCCTTAGTGATTTCTTTAAATTCTTCATCAGATAATTTATCGAATAATTCCATATAATTATTGTCAATAAAGTCTTTTATTATTTCTTTTAAATTGTCTAATGATGATTGGACGATAAAGCACAAATAATATTCTGGATATAATAAAGTCTTTACATTATATACTTTTGCTTGAACTATATATCCAACTTGTTTTTCTGTTCTTACTATATTAAAAAATTTCTCATGTATATACGTCTCTAATAATATGATAAAACTTTTTAACAATAATAGATCATCTGTATATTTCATTAAATTAACTCCATAACAAATTGCGTTCTCAGTATTTTCTTTATTTTTACTTTTTATTGTTATTGTTTTTGCTATTTCTTTTAAACAATATTCTTCATAAATAATTTTTGACTGTTCAAATTTATCATCTACAATATCTATTATTTTCTGGACGTTATCCAATGTAATTGAACCACCAAAAAGACCTGTAATTTGACCTGTTAAATTAAAACTTTTTTCGTGTGTTAAGTCTTTTTTAATACATTTCAATATTTCTTGATTTGAATAATTAAATTCAGGATTTAATAACAATCTAAATTCAGAATTTAATAATTCATAAGATTGTGATAAATAATAATTATTAATATTGTCAATTAATTCATCCACAATTGTTTTGTATATTGTTTGATTTATTTTTGTTTCGTTTTTATTAAAATATAAATCAAGAACTTGTTTTAATAATTTAGGTATATTTTTATTATCAATACTCTTAAATGAAACTCGTAATACATCATCATTAATATCTATTGAGATATCATTTTTTGAGACACTTAAATCATAAAATAAATTTTCGTGTAATTTTTGTATATATGCCAAATGAATTAATAAATCTGTGTAATATTCTACGTTTTTCACATACATTTCATCTAATCGAATATGACAAATAAAGATATTAAAGTATGTATTAAAATTATTACTTTTTTTGAGATAATAAATATTTTTATTACTGGATTTTAGTTTGAGATAATGTTTTGATTTTTTCTTAATTGGTGTAATAATCTCAAATTTATCTGTTAGATATTTATTTAATTCTGGGTAAATATTTTTTATTTTTTCTTCATCTTTTAATGGTAGAAATTCTTTGTTATAATGTGTTCCATAATATTTGTCTATTAATGATAATTCTTTAATGTCAAATGTATCGCTTACTAATACGATTTTCATTTTATTTTGTGTCATTTGTGAAATTATATCAAAAAAATAATCCAAATCTATATTATCAAATTTAATAGATTGAATTAATATTTCAGATAAAGGGCATCTTGTTAAATTATATTGCGTAATTATGCTGTCTGCTAATGATGAACTATCAAGTTCAATTTGTGTTATGAAATCCATTAATTTTTTTTTTTTAAATTCTTCATAAAATTCATTAATAAAATCTTTTGACATATTCAAGTTTTTCAAATAAGTACAAACCATTATTATTATCGCATTATAATGATTTAGACCTTTTTCTGTTAATTCTATGTCAATACGAACGTGTGTATGTGTTAAATACACTTCATCCGTGCTAATATGTAAAAATTTTATGAGACCACTATTACTCAATATATTATCTAAACTATTTACGCTTGCACTTCCTAATATATATCTTAATAATCCAAAAATAAATGACTTATTCTTTTTATAATGTTGGTCTCCTTTCACAAACCAATTAAACACAATTGATGGTTCTTTTTTTATTGCTTTCATTTTTATAATCTCATATTTGTCATCATAATATGTTATTTTTGGTTCATAATTGGTTGTCTTAGTTTTTTTATTTGATATTTTTTTAAACATACTAACTGTTTTATCTATAAATTTATCATCTATTTTTTTGTGTGATACAATAAGTATCATTTTATCAGGATTATAAAAATCATTAAAAAATTCTCTTAATTTTTTTATTAATTTATCTGTATCATTATCATTAAATAATGTCTCTTTATTGCCACAACCAAAAGTATTATTGTGACTATCATCAAAGAATTTTTTAATTAGACTATAACCGCGCCAACCATCACTGCTAATATTTTTATTATGCTCGGAACATACAGCATTAACTTCTTTTTCAACATACTTTTTATTAAATAATGGATCAATAAAAAAATTACTGAATATATCTAAACCTTCTAAGATTTTATTTGTTACAGAAAAATAATAATATGTAAATGTGTGTGCGGTGTAAGCGTTCGTGTATCCTCCATGTGTTGTGATAAAATTTTTAAAATGTGCTACATCTGGATATTTTGAACTTCCCATAAACAACATATGTTCTAAAAAATGTGCCAGACCTTGTGTGTCATTTGGATTATCCACACTGCCAACATTAACATACATATTTGCGGTGCTTGTCAGTGCTTTTTTATCTTCAATAAATAATATTTGTAATCCATTGTCTAGTTTTTTTAATGTATAATTATTTGTATCATTTATAGATGAATAAAAATTATTATTTTCTCTAATATATTCAGGCATTTAATATTTATAGTCATAATAATAATTGAAAATAGGTATGTATTAATAATGTATATTGAATAATAAAACAACAATAATATATGAGATGCTAAAAGCAGCCGCACATTTTAGATGTAATCAAAGACATCCAAATAAGGGAAAAGAAATATTAACAAGAGAATACAAAATCGTTCATTTGACTGAAATCTCAATCACTACCAATGAAGCAATCAAACTAATCAAAAGTTCATTGTGGACAGAACAACTCAATCAATGTTCAATAGAATCTTTGACAAACATAATGTTGGGTGTTCTTCCACGATATATTGCTGGATGCTTACATCCATTATCACAAGCAAAATATTGTATGGTTCATTTTGGAATTAATGATAATGGGATTGCAGAAGGTGTGCTTTATGATGGAATTCTAAAAAAAGCACTTGATATTGCTTCTCTCATAAATCATATTGTTGATACTAAAATTATTTGTTCCCCAGAAGAAAGAGAAATTGTTAAAAAATTTATTTCTTTCAAAATCATTAAAATCAAAAATGGCAAAAATATTTTGGAAACACCAGAAAATATATTGCTCAAAAAATATGAGGATGATTTGATACGAAATCAAGAAGCACAAATTAAATATGAGAAAGAATATATTGAATGGAATTCTCTTTTTACAAAATACATGAAACAACTCACAATATTATTCAATGAACCAAAAACTAGAATGGAACTTAGAGAATATATTTTTTCAAAAGATAATAATTCTCCTGTTCTTGATTTGATTGACAGTCCATTTATTCTTGAATATCTTGAACACGAAGAAATAGCACTTGAAAAGTTAGACAATACCAGTCCATATTATTGGATATGTATTTGGCGTGATGAATTAATGAAAGACATATTGGCAAGAAAACCAAAAAAAGCGTGTATTCTCAGACCATATATGTCTCCATTGAAAATCATCCAAACACAAACAACAATGATTCCATATTGGTTAGCAAAAAATCCTAAACTTAAAAGATATATTGTTGCTGTCAAATTAAGAAAACCAAAAATTAACATCGATATTAAATATTATAACGACCATAGTGGAAATATCGAAAGTGTTTTTCGTACGATATCTCCGAGAGGTGATCCGTGTTTGTCTCCTTTGTTTATCTAAAAAATTGAATATTAAATGTTAAAATACTTATTTATCATAATAATAAAAATGTCTGAATATCATCTCGATAATAATGATAGCGATAATAATGAAAATGAAAATATACATGTTGATGATAATATAAAATCCGCTCCTATTTATGATCCAAAAGAACCATTTTATATTTACAAAAGAAAGTTAGACAATTTTATTTTTGAGGTTGAGAGAAAAAAATTATACAATGAAATTTTAGCAATTATGAATAAATTATTTGACACTAAATATACTGAACTATCAAAATTTGTCAAAATAAATAACATCCCTAAATTGCCAGATAATATCATAAAAAAGTATAATCTTAATAATGATTTTTCAAATGACAAAAATTTAAATATTTTATTGAGCAAAATAAAATATTCATTAATAACTTATGACAATATTAATTTTAAAATAAAAACCAACTAACCATATTTTGTTTAAACAACGGATTTTTTAAATTATATAGATACATAAAAGACTTTTTACTTGTTTTCATTATATTTAAATTATAATTCGCATTCTCTTCTTCATCCTCAGTATCTTCATTAGCATTCTTTACAGATGATAAAATAATGTCTGTATTATTCATAGTATCATTAATAAATACTATTTCGTGTCCGTCAGCATTCATATTTTTCATAATATTCATAAACATAATTTCAGGAGCAATTACATTTGAACTATACATTAATAAATTACACGCTTTAATAATATTATTTTCTGTCTTTTGAGTATTAGTAATATCATAAAAATTATATGACACAAAATCAACTGGAATATTATTAGATGTAATTAAAAATGTCTTCACATATTTTGTATTAAAAAGATAATTTTTTAGTTCATCTTTTGTCAATACCATAGAAATATTAAATGATGTCATATATTTACAATACATCGAATATACTAATTCTAACATACTTTCATTATACTCAATCTTAATATATTGTTTATTTGGTTTTAAATTAATTCTTAATTTATTATGTATTTCATCATCTTTCATTCCCCCAATTTCAACAAAATCATTTTCTCTTAGTTTTTTATAATTTAATGGTCTTGTGTAATATCTAATTGTGCTAATCGGTTGTGCTATAATCGTGTTTGACAAAAAAATACCTGTATTATTATTTGTAAGTCTTGCTACTTCATCAACAAGCACTCTCGTAATACCGTGATTTTTATAATCATCAGCACAACATAAATATTGAGGATTACACATATCATAAGTTTTGTCATTTAGCATAACACTAACAAATGAAACACAAACACAAGCAATTATTTCATTATTATTTTTAATAACAAGAAAATATCCCTTATTGTTTGTTTCCCATTTAATTCTTTCAGTATCATACATAACAACATAGTTTGAATTATTGCCTCTCTTGTAATATTTGTTTATAAAATCACAAACACTTGAACCATTGTCATAAGATATTTCCTCCCATACAAACCCATCCGGCAGTTTAGTTCGTTCAGTTTTTTTTTCAATATTTGTGTCTATAATTTTAGTCTCAAAAATATTTGTATTCTTTTTCATAACTGGTTTAGTATTCCAAAATTTATTGGTGATATTTTGAGCGTTTTTAAAAGTCTTAATCATAATTATTTATCTTTGTTATATTTTTTAGTATTTAAAATACGCAAAAAATTGATAATTAAATGTTTTAATAGTTATTTTTATAGTATATTAAATTTATTAATAATGATAGATGATTATATTGTTAATTATGACAAAGAAATAACCAAACTACATTATAGTGATATAGAAAATGTAAATGCTTTTATGAAAAAAATAAAATTTTATAATCCTAATGTTGAAATAGAACCATTACAAAAATTCTGGTATAAAATAAATAATGCTAAAATAATAAAAAAGAGTGTCAATAATTTAGAAATTGTATTGTCTCAAAATGATGAAAAATTAATTAAGTCTATTAGTATTCTTGATGATAAAATAAATATAATATTGAAAGAAAAAGATAACTCATTTATAAATAATAAGTCAATAATTAATAAAGCAAATTATCCTCCAATTATGTTATTATTTTTTGATGACACATCAATGTTTTATGATGAAGCGCATAATGAAAAAAATTATTATGATCTAAAAATAGACACAAAAATAAGTCTATTTATAGAACTTGAAAGTGTTATTATTAATGGCATAAATTGTAATAAAAAATGGAAAATATTACAATTGAAAGAAACAAATATGCTAAACAACAAAACTAATTTTTTCAGTCCAAATATTATACGAAATAATATACCACCTGCTCCTTTATTGCCTCAAATATCTCAAATATCTCAAATATCTCAAATATCTCAAATACCTCAAATAATTTCAAGTATTCCAAATATTTTAAATATTTCAAAATCAAATAATTCACCTATAAAACAAGAATATTCACGGTCAATGATTAATGTAAATGATATTAGAAATGTTTTAAGCAAACTAAGAAAAAAACCAGACATAATACAAGAAGAAAAAAAACAATTGCCGTTTATTGCTGATTTGTGCAGTATGAAAACTAAACTAAAAAAAGCACCAATAAAAGAATATGATTATAAAATATTATTTGAAGAAATGATAGAAAAATATAAAGACTTAGACAAGTTTGAAATTTAATTTATCTTCTTGAAATACTAATATGCCACATATATTTTTATCAATAAAAGATACCTTAACTTTTCCATCAGTATTAATTACTAATGTGCTATTAACATAACCGTCGATTTTCTCAATACTTGATAATACATTTTTATTATCCATTAATATTGTATCAAATGTGTTTAATTTTTCGAACAATAATTTGGCATATGTTATTCCACTATTATTGTCATTTATACTATTAAACATAAAACCATCACTTATATTTTCTTCTTCCTCATTATTTTCTTTGGAAACCCAATAATATTTTCTTTCATCACACATTCTTATTTCATTTTCGGTATGTTCTTGAATTTCATCATCTTTTGCAATTGTTTCGTATATTTTACCTTTTAAAGTTATTGTGCTGGGTCTTATTGTGCCTTTTTCAACAGTGTCATACATGGATTTATTATAATTACTTTCTAGAAATTTTGTATTATTGATTAGGATTAATACTAGTCCATTATCATAATCAGTTGAGAGAGCAAATGTTTTTTCATTATGTATTAGATAAACATTGCCATTATAGTCAGCACACAATTGAGACTTATGTTGTGAATTAAGAATGTCTATTAAACTCATTTTGTTTTAGTATATATTATGTATAATGCTTAAAGTTAATAATTCAATTTTTATGAGTTATGAAATGTTAAATTAATACACATTATAAGAATAATAATGAATACCATAATTCTTGAAGATGGGTATAATACAGATTATATTTATAGTCTCATAATAGCAATATTTCATAATAAAGGAAATGCTTATCAATTGTTAAATAATGATTGTAATAATAGTAATACATATTATTTACAAGAATATATAAAATATAAAATATTAGACAAAATAAATAATAAAATATCAATAACAACTGAGGTTATAAATAAATTAAGAATGTTTTTGTATAATTCAGGATGGTTAAAAGATAGTGAGAAATATATTTTTGATAAGTGTGATATTCACGAGTTTTACATATTTTTAGTTTCACAAATGTTGGAAAATAAAATAATTTGTTCTCATATTGACACTAAAAAAAATATTTCAATAAAAAAAACATTTGATTTAATAGAACTAAATGATAATCATTTTAACGACCATAATAATTTGTCTTTTGCTTTGAATAATTGGATTGATAATAATTATGATGAAACATATTTTAAATTTGAAGAAATACCAATTTTCATTCCAATATATATAAATCTAACAAATCCAATAATAATAAATATAATGGAAAGTATTAATTTTACTAAAAATTATGACAAAACACAAAAAACATTAGTATGGGATTTTGAGTCACTAATTTGTTATGATAATGAAAATAAATATTATTATGTTGTCAAACAATGGGATGCCAATAATTTTTGTATTTTCAGTGATAAACAAATGCCGTCGCAATATAAAGTATGTATTGATGATAAAGATAAAATTTATAAGATAGCAAAATCAATTAAATTTGTTATTTATAATATTAGTTAAATATTATACTTTTCAATATGGGGGTTAGTTTCACTTAAATATAATGTAATATTTTCAAATACATGTTGTTTTTCTTTCAATAATTTATTATAATCATCATAATTTGACAAAAATAATATGCCATATTCTGTTTGTTCTCCTGTAAAAAAATTTGTCACTATGAAATATTTTGACAAATTATAAGAACCAAATGCTACCTTTAACCATTCTCTATTTTTTGTTAATGGTATGTTTTTTACATAAATAATTTTATTCATTATTTTGAAATTATTTTCTATCTTATATTGTGTTATTCTTAATTGTCTCCCTTTAAAATCAAATTTAGTTCCTATTATTTCGTTTTCTTTTTCTTGTGAATTTAATGTTAGAACACCAAAATTCTTAGTAAAATTAAAATTTTGTATTAATTCATAATTTATTATTCCCTCAAAATCTTTGAATACTTCTTTAAATTCACTCAAATTAGAATTATATGGAATATTACCAACAAATACTTTATACATTTATGCTTGTATTTTAAATAAAAAATTGAATTTTAAACATTCTAATAATCTAGACTATATATTATAAATAAAAAATGAACGGCAATAAATTTAAGGGAAATCAAGTCAAGAAATCTAAAAGAAAAGAAGAGTTCGTTATGGACTATGACATCGAAAAAGATAAATATGCGGTTGTAACTGGTATTTTAGGTGGTAATCATTTACAAGCTGACATTATAGAAGGAGACAAAAGAAAACAAGTTAGAGCAAGAATTATGGGGATACATTATAGAAAAGTTTATTTTAAAAAAGATGACCTTATTGTAGTAAATTGTGATGGAAATATTTTTGAAGTTCGGGGACGTGTCAATGATAATGAAATTGATAATGTTAAAAAACAATTCACAAAAAGTCAAAATAAAAGTGATGTTATTAATGAGGAAGACACTGGATTTGATTTTGAGAATATCTAAAAAATTGAATTTTATTTATTTAATTAATATTTATTAATAATACTAAAATGTCTTATATTAATACTCGATTTAATGTTAAACAATTGTCAGTATCATGTGCCAGAACACCCCAAGAACAAAATATATTATTTAATCGTTTGCAAAGTAATATGAATTCTTATTATACATCAATAAGATCAATTGCTGAAACAATAGACACACTATTAAAATTAAGTAAATCAGGATATTTATTTAGAACATTTGATGAACTATGTATAATATCAAATATAATATATGGTTATAGTTCTACTCATTATGGACGTTCAATAATATCACAAATAAAACCAATTCTGGAAACAGGATTTTGTTTTGACCCTTTTACATCTATAAATATGTGTGCTATTGACCCTATTATTTGTGATAAAATTATGGAAAATTATAATTACACATTAGATAAAACTTTTTTAGATGAAATAATTAAGGGACATCATACACCAGGCGACAAAAGTAAATATAATAATGTTATGGAAAAAATACTAAAAATTAAAAAAGTACAAATAGTATTATCAAAAGAAGAAATTGAAGAACATATTAAATCACCAAATGCCTTACAATGTGTTATTCTACATTCACTAAATGAACCATTGCTAGATATTGACTATGATAAGATAACAATGAATTTTGCTGAGACTGGAAGTTTAGAAAGTTTAAAACTCATTGTATTTAGAGGGGGTGTATTAAATATAAATGTATTTGAAAAAGTATGTAATTCAACTCAAAATAGACTTGAAAAAATATTATTCTTGTTAGAAAATAAATTAGAACCAAACAAAAAATGTTTTGATATAATCATAGAAGATATAAATTATCACAGAAATTATGATACAAATATTACTATCGGGGGAATGAAATATAGAGATACACCAGAAGACATTATAAATTTGTTTGTTTCTAAAGGTTATGTAATTACTTATGAAGATATAAAAAATTGTATAAAAAAGAAAATAATTATCAAAGATTGCTACATAAAAAATTGTAATATTAAATTTGAGACTGATTTTTATGTTATTTGTTTGAATGCTGGTTATGATATTCCTCCTTATGATATTAAAATTAAACCAGACATTAAATATCTTGAAGAGGCGTGTAAATTGAAAAAACCACTTTCTACGATTAGAGTAATAATGGATAGATATAAACTTGTGCCATCAACACTTGCTGTTGAATATGCTTCCGTACATGTAAATAATAAAAATGTCGTAAAATATCTTATTGATAATGGGGGCAATGTTGATATTAATTGTTTGGCAAAATGTATTGGTTCAATGAGAATACCACAATTACAATCAATCTTTGACAAATTTGTTGTTAATAATAAAATAGAATTTAATGTAAAACCTATTATCGCTGAACCAATTATTGAACCATTAATTAAAGAAACAAAAAAAACAGAACAAAAAACTGAAATTATTAATAATCCAAAATCTAAAATACCAGATAATTATGATTATAATGAGAACATAATAAAATTAATCCCAAGTGAAATTGTAAATGTAATTAAAACTATTAAAAAATTAAAGGAAATTAATTTTGTCTCATTTAGGCATCTAATATTAGAATATCTAAATGACAAAGAGAAAATAACAAAAGATGGTATTATATTAGAAAAACCTTTTTGCTATGCTGATAAAACTAATATTGGTATATTAGATATTGATAACTGGATATATTATTTGATTTATAAAAATTGAAATTTAAATAATTAGATATTTTATGTTTATTTATCATAAAAATGAAGTATCAATATCTCGCAATTTTAGTAATATTATTATTATGTTTCGCTCAATTAATTAATTATTTAATGAGAGAATTAATGTTTTTACTATTCATAATAAAAACATTATACGCTATTTATAATAAAACAGAAGAAAATATTAATGATATGCTTGAATTTTTCATAATATATTGTGTTGCTAATATATCTATAATTTTTGAATACATTGATTTCTTTTGTGTTGGAAAATTATTATTGACTTTCTTTGTTATTATGTTATTGACAAATAATGAAATAAAAAAAAAGATACATTATAATATTACACAAAATACAAAGGTAAAAGATTATGTTGGTATTATCAATGACAAAATTAATAAACTTATGTTGGGATTACATAATATTATACGCAAACCAATTATCATATATAAAAATTTAGAGAATAACTCAAATTTTTATGAAATTATAGAGAAAATAATTAAAGAAAACTAATTTTGTTTATTTCTTAGATTTCTTGGATTTCTTGGATTTCTTAGATCCCTTCTTAGAACCCTTGCGAGGGCGTCCTAGTTTCTTGGATGCCTTCTTGGATTTCTTAGAACCCTTTTTGGAGGATGCCTTCTTGGGGCGTCGGCGTTTGCCACCTTCTTGGGCGGCGCACGAGCAATTGCCAGGGCAAGCACATGAGCGTGCTACCTTGCGGGAACGCTTCTTAGAACCCTTCTTAGAAACACCCTTCTTGGAACTCTTCTTGGATCCACGCTTGCGGGACACTTTACGAGAACGCTTCTTAGAACCCTTCTTAGAAACACCTTTCTTAGAACTCTTCTTGGAACTCTTCTTGGAAACACCCTTCTTAGAACCACGCTTGCGGGATACTTTGCGAGAACTCTTTCTGGATTTCTTGGAGACGGTCTTTTTAGAACCTTTTTTGGAACCACGTCGGCGTGCTAATTCAGCACCACCATTTAATACTAGTTGATTATCTTCTGACATTATATAATTAAACAAAATAAAATAAATTTTTTATATTTAAAAATTTTTATCATTAATTTATAAATATTTATTGCTTACTATATATTCTTTTTATTGTCAAAAATATGTAAATAATTAATTAAATTATTAATTTTTTTAGTCTTGACATTAGTCTTGGCCGTGTAGTCTCTCATATAATATATCTAATTTAGTTGTATCAAGTGTTGAACATAACATTGATATTAATATCATTTCATAAAACGATGGCAATCCATTTTCATCAAGTGCGTTAATTCCATTTTTTCTCATATAATTTATTATGTGTCTTGTATTACAATCTCTGTCTCCCCATTCAATTGTATTTCTTGTTAATTTTGAAAAATAATCTACATATTCATTATAATTTATTAGCCCTAATGTTTTTGCGTGTTCTTTTAATACATAACAATATTTTATGTCAATTATTGGCGATCTAATTATTTTTGCTTTTTGATAAGACTTTGCTTTTATATCAAGTGGCATTAAACATCCTTTGTCTGTTTTAGTACATTTTGCTCGGTATGACTCGAATTTATAACACATTTCTTGATATGTTTCACCGTAATTAACACCTAATTTTTTATTAACTCTATTATGTAATTCAAATCCCCATTTTGTTAGTGTTTCTCTACTTTCCATTGTTCTCATATCTAAAAAAGTTCCTGGTTCTTTAATAAATTCAGCATATGATATTCGACAATAACTGCAAGGCAAAACTTTGCCAAAAAATACAAAAAAATTTAGATAATCATTTTTTTGTTCTTGGGTTGGTTTAATTGGATAACCAAATGTTATTGAATGAAATGTTTCCCAACAAGGTGGCCCCCAAATACTAGTAATAAGTCCATTATTTGAGTCTGGATTAGTTGGATCATTTGTTTTGCCGGGTGCTTCTATTAATTCTATTGGATCTATATGGATACACGCTGAATTCTTTTTATCTTTATTTACATTTACTATCATAATTATATATATAAATCATTCAAAATAATAAAACTCTGGGTTGAGAGAACAATAATCAAAAGGCGTTAATCCATATTTATTTTTCTTATTTTGAATACACATTCCAATACAAATACTATTCTTTGTAATATAATGATATATTGTGTTTCCATAAATATCACAAATATCTAAATTTGCTCCATTACATTTTAATATGTAAAATATTTCTTCACATCCTGTCTGTGTAGCTATTAGTGCCGGTGTCATAAACAAATTATTTTTAACATCTATTATGTTTATTATTTTTTTTATTATTTGTTTAATACATTGTATATTTTTATTTTCACATAATATATGTAAAAAATTATTGTTATTATTGTCTATTAATTCATAATTCGCATTATTATCTATCAATTTTATCACAAATGATGTTAAATTATTTTTCGCATAATATATTAACGGTGTTTGCCCCTCTTTATTTTTTATATTAATATTATTATTTTTCTTTATTATAATATCTAAAATATCTTTTGACTTTTCATTATTTAGACTAAAAAATAATTGTTGTATATCTATTTTACATAATTTCAATATGACTTGAAATGATTTTACTAAATTATTATCTATTACATCTTGTAATTGTGCTAGTATTAATTGTATTTCATCTTCATCTAATTTTTTATCTCCTGCTACATAATTTGTTAAAAATTCATTCCCAAGTAATTTTAATTCTTGAGACATAAATATTAGTCTATAAAAATCCTTTTTATTAGTTATTTCTTGTGATATCATAGCATTAATAATATTTTTAGCATTATTTGTAATAATCCATTCAATTATTTTTTTTGTTGTTTTTGTTTCTGTTTTAAATTTGCTAATAATATTCATTTTATTCATATACTCAATAAATAATTTATCATTGTCTTTTGTTATTAGAAAATTCAATATATACATATCAATATGATATGTTGTTTCTAAATTATTGTTATTATCTTCTGTTAATTCATATTTGTTCTTTTTACTGACAATAATATTGTATAGTTCTGGATATTTCTTGTCAAAACCGCAAGATTTTGCTACCAAAAATAATGGTCTGTAATATTCAAATGTCATAAAATATTCAAGCATTTCTATTTGTTTTTCTACTAATAATTCGTTTGTTGTCTCCATTATTTTTATTATGATAAATTCAGGAACATTATATTTTTGATTTTTATAATTACAAGTATCTTTATAATTCATCAATTTTTTATTAAAAATTATTTTTTCAATCATTTGTTGAGTATTTAATAATATTAGACTATCATTTTTTTCATAAATATCTAATATATCAATAGGAATATTAAAATATGGATCTAAATCATTTGACAAATATATTGACGATGATTTGTAATACTCTAATATGAACATACCACTTGCTAATAATTTATTTTCAAACATCATTATTCTATCAATTTCTTTCTGTTGAGACAATATACATTGTGTAATATTTGGATAATTATTTCTATTGACATAAAATGTTGATTGTTCTGTGTCTAAAACATAATAATTATCAGTAATATTTTGGGGTTCAATAAATATATTAGAGTTTTCACAAATTACAAATACTTCATAATAATTTTTAATATTTGTGTATGATTTATTTGGATTGATATATTTTTTTATCATTGCTCCACTATATGCTAATTTTACATCTGGTTTTATATATTGTTTTTCAAATTGTTCGATATTATTGTCTTGTTCTAAAGAAATGTCAAAAAATTCTAATTCAGTTAGATTATATATTAATGATGTATCTTCAGTTTTAAAATTTATTGCTCTCAATTCATCCTGAATTAATTTATTATAATCATTACTAAAATTATTACTTGTTATAAACTTTTTGATATCCATTATTTTATTAAACTATTTTATATAGTAATTTATAGGCATAAAAATATTTAGAAACTGTGTAAAATTAATCTGGTATAATATATAAAAATTAATTAGATGAGTAGAATTAATAAATATCAGGAAGGCATCCAAAAATTTTTAAAAAATAAAAGTTTTATCAAAGATACAACAAAAACAACACAAAATATAATTAACGAAGTATTAGAAACTTCCGACCATTTGCCAGCAATATTATGTTTGACGATATTGAATAATCAATGTAAAAAATATGAAATTCGAATTCACGGTTATTATATTGCTTCTGGTATTGATGTTCTTATGATAGTAGCCAGAGTTTGTAATAATAGAGATTATTTTAATAATAAATACACTGAGATTGCTGTTGATAATATGATTTTTGAATCAACAAATTGTTTCTATAAATGTATAACACAAAATATTGAGATATTAAGAGACACTAAGGATGGAGAAATACATAAGAGACTTACTCAGTTATGTATTGAGTATGCTACTAAAATCATTCCACATATTACGTTCAAACAAAAAATATTTAGTAATGACAAAATGAAGAAAACAGATTTATTTTGTATGTCAAATGTAAATGATTTTTACAATGAATACAAAAAGAAAAATAAATTAAATGAGAATATTATTTTTGCTGATAGTAATAAAACTTATGGGTCTGTTTGTAGATTAGCTTTAACTTTGGGATGGATTATTGGTTTAGGCGATGACACTTGTCTTAATAAAATCAAAGAATTGAGTGATGATAAGAATATTAGCAATCTTGAGAAACTTGCTGATGATATTGGGTATTTTTTAAAAATATATGACGATTTTAAGTATATATTGCGTGATATTAAAATCGGTCAATACAGTATGAATTATGTTATTAATTACGGCATAAAACAATCTTATATAAAACTAATTGAAACAAAAACTAAATTTCTTGAAGGAATTATGAATTTAAAAATAGAAACAAAAACTATGAAAGAAATTATAGATTTTATTATGGACAATGTTGATGAGATTATTAAAGATGTTTCAGTTGATATGGAAACACAATATGATGATGTTTCATTATGCGTATGATTTTATTTTTTATAAAACATTATTATAATAATGGGTTACAAACTTGACACATTTTTGAGTATTCCTCTTGCCATATTAATATACACACTTAGTGAAAAACTCATTATAAATATGACTTGTGATAATATTTATGATGAAAAGTACAAAAAAGTTTT